CAGTAAAGTTAATACCACTTATATCATTTGCAATAATGTGGTTTGCACTAAGATCATTTAAGAATAAATTGTTTGTATTTATGTTGTTTGCACTAATATCGCCAATAACAGTAATATTTATTGCAGTAAAGTTAATACCACTGATATCGTTAGCAATAATGTGATTAGCACTGAGATCATTAATTCTTACATTATTTGCACTTATGTCACCAGTTACATAAATATTTGTTGCGGTATAATTTACACCACTTATATCATTTGCAATAACGGTGTTCGCATTAAAGTCTCCTGTTACATCTATATTATTTACAGTAAAGTTAATACCACTGATATCGTTAGCAATAATGTGATTAGCACTGAGATCATTAATTCTTACATTATTTGCACTTATGTCACCAGTTACATAAATATTTTTAGCAGTAAAGTTAATACCACTTATGTCATTTGCAATAACGGTGTTCGTATTAAAGTCTCCTGTTACATCTATATTATTTACAGTAAAGTTAATACCACTTATATCATTTGCAATAATGTGATTAGCACTGAGATCATTAATTCTTACATTATTTGCACTTATGTCACCAGTTACATAAATATTTGTTGCGGTATAATTAACACCACTTATATCATTTGCAATAACGGTGTTCGTATTAAAGTCTCCTGTTACATCTATATTATTTACAGTAAAGTTAATACCACTTATATCATTTGCAATAATGTGATTAGCACTGAGATCATTAATTCTTACATTATTTGCACTTATGTCACCAGTTACATAAATATTTGTTGCGGTATAATTTACACCACTTATGTCATTTGCAATAACGGTGTTCGTATTAAAGTCTCCTGTTACATCTATATTATTTACAGTAAAGTTAATACCACTTATATCATTTGCAATAATGTGATTAGCACTGAGATCATTAATTCTTACATTATTTGCACTTATGTCACCAGTTACATAAATATTTTTAGCAGTATAATTTACACCACTAATATCAGATAAGGCAGTAATATTATTACCACAAATATCTCCTTTTACATGAATATAACCAGAAATATCTAAATTAGTTAAATTTAAACTATCAATACTAATATTGGGTGCATATAATATTCCACTTATATTAACATTACCGGATACATCTAAATTATTTCTTACATATATATGATTTGAAGATAGATCATTTGTAACATTAATATTTCTAGCAGTATAATTAACACCACTAATATCATTTGATGTTAAACTATTTGTAACATTAATATTTCTAGCAGTATAATTAACACCACTAATATCATTTGATGTTAAACTGTTTGTAACATTAATATTTCTAGCAGTATAATTTACACCACTAATATCATTTGATGTTAAACTATTTGTAACATTAACATTACCAGATACATCTAAATTATTTCTTACATATATATCATTTGAAGATAGATCATTTATAACATTAATATTTGTTGCAGTATAATTAACACCACTAATATCATTTGATGTTAAACTATTTGTAACATTAATATTTCTAGCAGTATAATTAACACCACTAATATCATTTGATGTTAAACCATTTGTTAGATTAATATTTCTAGCTGTATAATTAACACCACTAATATCATTTGATGTTAAACTATTTGTAACATTAATATTTCTAGCAGTATAATTAACACCACTTATATCAGTTAAAGATGTTATTTTATTTGCACTTAAATCACTTAATACTGTAGCATTTGTTGCTTGTAAATTTAAAGTAGTTAATAAATTTGATACATAAAAATTTACTCCTGAAATATCTTGAGATAAAGTAATACTTGTACCACTAATATCACCAGCTACAATATTAAGTAAACCTGTATTTGGTGAACCAAACCATATTTCATTAGTTTTTGGATATTCTGTATTTTCAGTGGGATTAAATTTTATCATACCTGAATTATTATTAATTAATTTAATTCCATTACCAATAGCTATTGAATTTTGAATTGAAGTTGAAGAATTTTGAGAAGCATTTTTACCAATTGCAATATTATTAATACCATCATCTAAAGTTTGTAAAGCATTTGAACCAATACCAATATTATAAAATGCCGATGTACCCGAATTTAAAACATTCTCTCCAATACCAATATTATAACTTGCTGTATCTGATACAGGTAATACATTTAATCCAATAGCTACATTATTTTCACCAGTTAATAAGGTTGTCATCATATTTGTACCAATACCAATATTATTTTCGCCAGATGACAAATTTGCCATAACATCGATACCCATACCTATATTTTGACTACCTGATACAGGAGGAGGTAATACATTTTCACCAATTTTTAAATTTGTTAAATTATCATAATCTAATATTGCTGAATTTGGTAAATTTATTTGTCCTCCAACTGTTACATTATTTGTTGTTGTAATATTAGCACAAGTTAAATCATTTTTCAAATATAAATAATCTGTATAAACATTTGTACCCGATATATCTCCTAAAACTCTAATATTGTTACCGGAAATATCACCATTTACATTTAATCCATTTGCTACATTTATATTGATAGCTTCATAATTTACACCACTTATATCACCGTTTGCAGTGATATTATATCCACTAATATCTCCAACTGCTGTAATATTTTTTGTAGTAAAATTTCCACCACTTACATCTTGTAATATTACAAGTCTACTAGTTTGTGTTTTATCATTAACAAGTAAATTTTGTGTAGTAATAAAATTTCCACTAATATCACCTCCAGATGAGGCAATAATCACACCATTTGCTATGATTGTACCGGTAACATTAATAGAACCACTTACATCAACTGAACCGGTTCTTAATTTATACCATTCTTCTTCAGATCCTATCCAAAATTCTCCTGTTTTTGGAAAAGAAATATTTTGTGTAGTATTAGATCTTATCATACCAGAATTTGAATTTATTAATTTAATATTTGTACCAAATGCTAAACTATTAGATACAATACCATTTACATCAATATTCGATCCAAATGATGTATTATATGAACCATTATTATTATATAATGATTTATAACCTACTGCAGTATTATCACTACCAATAATGTTTGCAGCAATAGTTGATACACCTACACCTGTATTACGCGAACCTGTTAAATTATTTTGTAATGACAATGTACCTATACCTGTATTATTACTACTTGTAGTACTATTTAATAATGCAGATTTGCCAATAGAAGTATTATTACTACCAGTACTATTATTTGTTAATGAAGATGAACCAACAGCAACATTATTTACACCAGTAGTATTACTAGTTAATGCAATCTTACCTATAGCCGTGTTATCATTACCAGATGTATTTGCAAATAATGTTAAATAACCTACAGCTGTATTATTTATACCATGTAAATTATTATACATACTTTGATAACCAATTGCTACTGTTTCTGAAATATTTTTAGAATTATATAAAGTTTGATAACCAACAGCAGAATTGTTATTACCGGTAGTATTATTAAATAATGATTCGGTACCTATAGCAATATTTTTATTACCTGTAGTATCAGCAAATAAAGCATTTGTACCAATAGCAATATTATCATCTATATTTATTCCTGTAAATAATGCGTTTGTACCAATTGCAATATTATTTTTAGTTGTTGCTAAATCATTTGCATTATACAAAGTATATGAACCCAGGCCAATATTATTTGAAGAATTTGTAGTATCAATTGTATTTTGCAATGCATCTAAACCAAGTTTTATATTATCATTTGTCTTAAATTCTAAATTTACTAATTTTAATTGTGCAAAATTATCAATACCTGTACTTAATAATGACACACTTTGCATATAAGCTTGTAATAATGGGTTTAAGGGTGTCAACCCGCTTTCAGGATTAATTACACTCATATATATAAAAACATTATATAATTAATTTAATATTATAAACTTAATTATAATTATATTATATATCATGAATGAATTATCAGATATTCAAAAAGAAATAATTCACACTTTTAATGTAGAATATGAAGAAAATAAAATATCTGTTATTGATTCAATTAAATTTTTTGAGGATTTTTTAAATGAAAATAAATTATTAACTATTATGAAAAAACATTATGATAATGAATTATTGAGTAAAAAATTATCCGAAATAGACAAATATATTATTAATAAAATGTTAAATCCATTATATAAAAATTATATGTATCTTAGTCAGACATTTTTTGAAAATCTATCATTACAATTATATTTTATATTAAATAATCCTTTACTATTTGATTCATATCAATTTAAAAATATACATAATAATCTTATATTAGTACGTAAAATTCCAGGATTAATTAAAGCTTCGTTAACACATGTATGGAATAATGATTCTTTAAGAAATTTTTATAATGAATTTATATTTGATAGATGGTTAAAATCTTTTAATTATGAAAAATTAACATATGATAAATTTATAAATATAACTAAAGAAAAAGTAAACTCAAGAGAAATATATCAATTATATTCTGATATTTGGTCTGCATTTGAAGAAAATAATTCTGAATTAAAATCAATTGTTAATGATTTTTATTTAAAATATAAAGGATTTACTAATGTTCCAGGTTGTTATAAATTATCAAAAGAGTTATATGCATATTTTACTGAAATGAATATTGGATTACCAATAGGAAACCAAATTAGTTTTTACCAAGTATTACAATGGGGTATTGAAGAATTTGATAAAATTAAAAAATTAATGAAAGATACAATAGATGAATTAGAACCTAAACTTGAAGAATTATCATTATATGAATCTATAAAAACTATCCAAAATATGGATAAATATAAATTTCGTTCTAGAGAACATTATATTGAAGATCACAAAATTAATATTAAAAAATATAGAGATTATTTTGTAAATGAAAAGAAACTACCCTTATTAAAAGAACCAATATTCATTGATTTTAATGAAGAAAAGATGGGAGGAGGATATTGGTATTTAGATACTTTCTATTTAAATACTTCTGATTGGGATTCTGTTACTACATTTGAAACAATACCGTTAGTTTTACATGAAACAATACCAGGTCATCATTTACAATTAAGTTATCAATTACATTCTGGTTTAAATAATAGTTTATCAACATGGTTTAATATTCATAATAATGGATATGCTGAAGGATGGGCTTTATTTTCTGAAAAATTAGTATATGATTTTGATAATTTTAAATATTTAGGAATATTAATAAATGAAATGTTAAGAACTTTAAGAATTATTGCTGATATATCTATCCATTATTATGGTATTGAACCATATGAAATAATAGATTTTTTCAAAAAATATTTACCTTTACATGAAAAATCTATTGAATCGGAAGTTTATAGATATGTTTCTTTACCAGGTCAAGCATTATGTTATAAAGTTGGTAATGAAATGATAAAAAGATTATTTATGAAAAAATTTAATAGAAAAAATAAATTATTAGACGATGATGCAATTGATTTATACAAAGAATTAATTGCAAATAAAACTATGCCTTTAGAATTATTTTGTAAAAAATACGGAATAGACTTTAATTTTAATTAATTTAAATTAATTTTAATTAAATATTAAAAAATTGATATTTAATTATTAAATCATTTAAACTAAATCATATATTTAATAATATTAAATATGACTCATTCTTCTGACAAATCCAGTAAAAAATCCTCAAAAAATAAAGATAAAGAACGTGAGAATCGCGAAGAACTTCACGAGGAACAAGATAAAGAAGTACAAGATAATGAAGTACAAGATAAAGAAAAGAAAAAGAAAGATAAGAAGAAGAAACATAAAGAAGTTAAAAAAGAAGAACAGAATGATTCAGATGAAATTAATGAAGAAGAAGACGAGGAAGAAGTAAAACATAAATCTAAAAAAGATAAGAAAAAGAAAAAACGTAAAGAAGAATCAGAGCCAGAAGAAGATTCCGATGAAGAAGATCTTGAAAAACAAAAAGTAAAAATGCTTAAAAATCTCAAATATGATTTTGCTTCATATGAAATTAAATATATATACGAAACATATCTAAAACACGATGGTGAAATTAATCTTAGTCCTTCATATCAACGCGAATTTGCTTGGAATAATGATAAACAAGATCTTTTTATTGATTCTGTTATGAATAATTATATTATTCCCCCAATTATTCTAATTAAACTTAATGATAAAAAGGGTTTTCGATATGAATGTATGGACGGTCAACATCGTTTAACGGTTCTCAAACATTATATTGAAAGTCGACCTATTAATCCAGATGACCCTTATTATATTCATTTTAGCAAAACAGAAGAAGGAAAGAAAATGAATATCTTTTATGAAAAGAAAAAACGTCTCGAGAATATCAAAGATAAACGTTATATGACTGAAAATGAGAAAAATATATTCAATGACAAAAAAATTATTATTATTAAAATTAGTAATTACGATCCACGTCTTTCTGATCTATTCAGTTCAGTTAAGAATGAAATGTTTCTTCGTCTTCAAAAGGGAGAACGTGCAGGAGGTACAGATATAGTACGTAATTGTAACCATCCCCTTATTGAAGAACTTAAGAAACGTGGATTAATTTCATTTAAAACATACGAACAAGAAGACGATGAAACTGATGAAAATCAAAATAATGGGAATGAAGAAGCAGAAGAAGGAGAAGAAGGTGAAGAAAATGAAGATGAAGAAGGTAAAGACGATGAAACAGAAGAACAAACTACTAAAGAACCTAAAAATTATTTTACAAAGATTAAAGATATAATGGAGGTGAAAACTAAAAAAGTTTCACAAAAATTAACAAGTTATCTTTTCTTTGTATTAAAAGGAGTACTTGTTGCAAAATTATCATCACTTGAAATTGGTTCTATTACTGATGCAAAAATTCGCGATGATATTCTTAATTCAAAAACTATGCGATTTACATTAAAAGCAGGTCAAGATTGGAATAATTATATTAATAAATTAAATGATTTTCTCGGCGATGTTAGTAAACATATCGAAACAAAAGTATCACAATATCTATTAATCCTTCTATTTTACAATTATATAACTAATGATGAAATTTATAATAAATGTATTGAAAATTTAGAAGATCTTCAAAATAAATTTAATAATGATTACTTTAAAATTCTTTTCTCTGTAAAGGAAGGTAATAAAGTTAAAAATCTTTTTGAAGGAACACGTTTAAATGTAGCTCAAACTGCACTTAAAACAATTATTAAAGCTAATTAAAGCTAATTTTATTTATTAAAAAATTATTTTAATATTTATTTTATTAAAATAATAAATTATGATGAAACTACTTCAGTAAGTTCTGTAACTTCTGTATGTACTGTTTCTGCTGTTTCTGCTGTTTCTACTGTTTCTTCAGTTACTTCTGGAACAGGTTCTGGTTCACGGAGACCAAAAATAACTTCTACTTCGGCTTCTGATTGAACGAATTCTTTACCATTGCGGACACGGCGTTGTTTTGAAAGGGCAAGAATATATGATTGATGTTTAGTAAAATCAACTTGATAGCCTTCAAATTGTGATGAAGGATAAACACGAAATTTAAGAACGGTAAGGGGTACATGGTGTTCGTACATGATAATTGATTTTGCTTCAGTGCGGGAAGAAGCGACCGAAGCCCATACTGGGACGACTGATTTTGATTTATTTACATAAAAATCTTTATGACGGGTACCATCATAAAATGTAAGCGATTTATCATTATTTACAAACCATTCATTGCATACGATTAGACTCATTATACTTATTAATAATAAATTATTAGCATATATTTAAGTATATATACTACTTTTAGTGTATATAAAAAAATTGAATTTATATTTGGCTTACTTATTAAATAATAAGTAATATTAAATTTAAAATGGCTAATACATTTAATCCTAATACTATGATGATGACTAATCACATTATGTCACACTTTAAGATACATTCAAACTCTTCATTTACCGAATCCCTTTTTGATACAGAGTTTATTAATCAAACCCTAATGATGTTTATTCAGATTTTTGCAATCTCTATCTTTACTGGTTTGAATACATATTTTACAACGGGAATAAGTACTATATTCAATACTTTACAGCGAATGTTTGATAGATATATTTTTAAAATTCTTTTCACTCCATTTATCGCATTATATAAATTTTTCGTAAATCGACTAATTCTTCGTATTAAACCCAAACATAAAATTACTGCAAATATTAGTTTAATTACAAGTTCTCTCCGACGCAATCCAGAACTTTTTGAAACAATTCAATGGTTTCTTACTAGTGATTTTTGTGAACGTACAACACCCCCTAACCAATTTAATTCAAATCTAAAGGAAATCTATTATATGCAAAATAATAAGTCTCTTTACTCATTTGATTTTTATAATAGCGATAAAATTAATTTTAATGTAGGTCCAGTAACTGGTACAGAAATGATTATTAAATTTAAGAATCATGATATTTTCGTATATTGTACTAAGGATAAAATCGAAATTAATGCTGATCTTGAAGCATCGAAACGTGATAATATTACTTATTGTCTCGAAACTTATGTAGAAGATATTAATAGTAATATTTTTGAAGAATTTTGTGAACATGCTGTACGCACTTACAATAAATATCGTATTGCATGGCATCAAATGATTTATCATAATACGGGAAATAATTGGGAAGAACCTCAAGAAATCAATTCACCAAATAATATCGATAATATTATTCTTCGTGAAGATATGAAAAATAATTTTTTAAATGTAATGAATTTCTTTGTTAATAATCGCGATTATTATGTAGAACATGGACAACGTTATAAGAAGATTATTCTTTTTATGGGCCACCCTGGTACCGGTAAAACAACACTTGCTACTGCTTTTGCTAAAAAATATAAGAAACATATTTATTCTCTTGATTTCGATAATCTCCAAAGAGAAGGTGATCTTAAGAATTTAATCGATCAAATTCCAACTGAAAAGGCAATTCTTATGATTGATGACATCGATCATTATTTTAGTAATGATAATGATAATGATAATGATAATGATAATAAAGACGAAGTTCGTAATACTGATACTAAAAGTAATAGTACTAAAAGTAATAGTACTGAAAAAGACGGTGATAGTAGCGATGATAGTAGCGATCATGATGCATTTGAAGAAAGTCCTAATTTTTTTCGTAATAAAAAAAAGTCTAAGGTATCTAAAGTAGATTCGCCAAAGAAAAAGTTTCGCCCTACAATTCATGAACTACTTTCGTTTTTTGATGGTGTTAATACCAAAGACGGATTAATTGTTATTATGTGTGCAAATGATCCTAGTAAAATTTTCAAAACAAATAACGTCCAAGACTTAGCTTTACTTCGGGATCAACGGATTAATATTATCTGTGAATTTAAATTATGTAACCGAATTATGATTTATAATTTATACAAGAGTATTTTTAATAAAAATCCTAATCAAAAATTAATTGATGATATTGAAGAAGATTATTATGCTCCTTGTACTATTTCGAAACAGTTTGTAACATTTTTTGAAAAGAATAGTGGTTTAATTGATGATAAAGATGAAGAATTAGATACGTTACTTGAAGATCTTGTTTTTAAACGAATTCAAACTAATCGCGAACTCATTATGAATTATTCTCAAAGTTATAATGAAACTAATAAAAGTTTAATTTAATAATAAACAAAAATTTATTTAGAATGGTTTCATATATGTTTTAATTATATAATCATTTCCAAATTTATCAACAAACATCTTTAAATCTTTTTTATCTAAAGTAATTTCAAGATGTTTAGTTGCTAATATTTTTTTTATTTTCATACGTATATTCATAATATGTGGAGTACAAATTAATTTATATTTACTTTCATCGCAAATATCAAATCTTTGAGAATAATCAATACAATATCTACAAGGTTTAGTTGTACAAAAATCAATAATATTACCACTAGGTAAAATAAATTTAGTTATGTAGAATACATATATAATTTCGTTATTTATTATCTTTGAAAATACATGACATTCCATTTCTCCAATTTCATAATTATACTTTATAGGTAACATTATTTTTTTATTAAAATTGGTATGATGTAAATTACTTATTTTTGTTTTTATTTCAAATGCATAAATTTCATTATATTTTGCAAAAATATAAATTGATTCTACTTTACTGACGAAATAATTAATTTTATCTGGTGGAGTATATCTTAAAGTTGGAATTAAAGTAATTTTTACAAAATCTGTAATATGTGTCGAAGATGGAATATTTATATTTAAAGTAGATAATTCTACTCCAATCAATAATGATTTATCATTTAATCCATTTAAACTATCATTTGACCGAAGCATCGATATAGGTTTTAAAGTTTGTTGTCTAATATAAACTATAAAGTTAGATTTAACTAAATCTTTATATTTTTTGTGCCCTTTTAATAGATCTTTAAACTTAACTATATAATCTGGGTCCTCTATCCTATCTGTTAAATCATCTCCGTTTAAAGTAAGAGTATTAATTCCTTTATTATGAAAAGTTATATTAAATACATAATAATTATTATGATTACCAGTATCAAAATTATTTAAATTATAAATATCTGGAATATGTTCAATTGCATTAATAGTATCGTGAATATCTATGATATAGTCCATATTTGTGATAATTATAAAGTTTATTAAATAAGTTAGCTTAAAATATATTCAATTTTTTTAGTTAACACTAATTTTAATTCTCATATGAGTAGATTTTTTAGAATATTTTTAGAATAACATTAAAGTTGATCTTAATTATATACAGTTGTAAATATTTTTAGAATAAACTTTGAAGATATATTTAGAGTAAATTCAGATACTCTACGCTTTTAGGATTAAAAAATATGAATATTGTTGTTACATGTTATACATTCAACGCAACAAACACACTACAACTCTTGTGTAAAAATATTTACAAAAAAGTTATTTTTCATAAAATTAAAAAATTTATATTCAAATAATATTTATATTTTACTACATATATTACATTTTAATTTTAACATATTTTAAAAAATCTTGTATATTTATAAAATTTAAAATATGTTAAAATTAAAATTTAAAATATGTTAAAATTAAAATTTAAAATTTTGCGTTTTTAAATACATATAATATAATTGATATATATACTTTTATTAATTTATAAAGTTATTCTTGTTGATTCTATCACTTTCGACGCAATAAATAAAAATAATGCGTTAATATTGCGTCGAAAGTGATAGAATCAACAAGAATAAAAACTATTTTATTGCGTTGAAAGTGATAGAAACGACAATAATAAAAACTATTTTATTGAGTTAAAAGTAAATAAATATATTTATTACGTAAATAAAATATATTAAAACATGTACAATATATATTATTAATAAATGATACATAAATGTGAAAAATGCATGTATAGTACAATTCGAAAAAGCGATTTAGATAGACATTCTAAATCAATTAAACATATCAATCATATAAATATACAAGAAAATAATAAGAATACTAAAGATATTAGTGCGAACATAATTGTAAAAATAGATAGTTTAGTGGAAAATCAATTAATACTTAATAAACAAAATGAAGAAGTTATAAAACAAAATGAAGAATTAAGAAAGAAAATAGAACAATTAGAATTAGCTAATAATCAAAATACAAATAAAATTGTTAAAGAAGCAAGAGCCATTAAGAAATCAATATTGACAATTCTTAATACTAATTTTAAAGATACTCCGTCGATTGATTATATAGAAGAAGATAATTTTAGAAAAGAATTAGAATTAGAATATAAATGTAAAATAAATGATAAAAATCACAAGTTATTTATGAGAATATTTAGTGATTATGAGAATAAAAAACTTATACAAACTTTAGCAAATTTAACTTTAAAATTTGTAAAAAAAGAAGATCAAAAAAATCAATCAGTATTTAATATAGATAGTGCAAGAGGTAATTTTGCTACAAAAATAGAAGATTATTGGCATAATGATAAAAGCGGGTTACAACTTAAAAAATATACTTTGGATATGATTATTAAATATGTATTAAATACACTTAATTTATTTGGGTATCATTTAGAAGTATTAATTAAAGATAAAAATAAAACTCAAGAAAAAATGGATTATATTATGAAATACCAAACATTATTTTTAGAAGTGAGAGCATATTTAACAAATATTAATACTCATAAGAGAATTATTTTATTTATATGTCCTGAATTAAGATTAGATAAAAAAATGTTAGACACATTATCAGGTTAATAGATTATTTTTTAGTAAAGACAATTTTTAATTCTCATATGAGTAGAATTTTAGAATATTTTTAGAATAACATTAAAGTTGATCTTAATTATATACAGTTGTTAATATTTTTTAGAATAAACTTTGGAGATATATTTATAGAATAAACTTTGAAGATATATTTAGAGTAAAACTTTGAAGATATATTTATAGAATAATTTACAGAATATTTTTAGAATAAATTATAAGAAAATTATAAGAAAATAATAAAAGTAATAATAGTTACTAAAATAATAGTAAATAATATATAAATAAAAAAGTCAAAGTCAAGAGGGTACGAGTTCCCCAGCAGGTATAAGAGGCGACAACATGACTACTACAACTCTTGTGTAAAAAAATTTCGAAAAACTTATTTTTTCAAAAATTCCCAAAAAATGCCTTCAAAATTTCAACTAAAATTAAGTTATATATATACTTTTCAAAAAATACAAATTTTGAAAAAAATCAATTTTGAAAAATATTTTTCGCGAAATTTTCAGAAATATAAAATTGTTGTCGATTCTATTACTTTACGAAAAAATAAAAAATAAAAAAATGATAGAGTAAACAAATTTATACTTTTACGAAATTTATTTTTTGGGCAAAAAAACGAGAAAAAAAAACGAAAAAAACGAAAAAAAATCCAAAAAAACGAAAAAAAAGTATAACATATAACAACATTTTTTATGACGAAAAAAACGAAAAAAAAACGAAAAATCAAAAATAAAAAAACGAAAAAAACGAAAAAGTATTTTAAAAAACTAAAAAAAAGTATAATATTAAACAACATTTTAGTAAATAAAAAAAACGAAAATAATTTAAAATAATTAATATATATACATATTATATATGGTAGCATATGAATGTAATAAATGCCAGTTTGTATCTGATAAAAAAACGGACTATATGAGACACTTGAAAACAAAAAAACACAAAGTCAATATATTAGAAAATATAGAAGAAAATGATATTAGTGGTAATATCATAAATAAAATAGATAATATTGCAAAACAAAATGATAATTTATGTAAACAGAACGAGCATTTATCAAAACAAAACGAAGAATTAAGAAAGAAAATAGAACAATTAGAACAAATAAACAATCAAAATACAAATAAAATTGTTAAAGAAGCAAGAGCAATTAAGAAATCAATATTGTCAATTCTTAATACTAATTTTAAAGACACTCCTTCAATTGATTATATAGAAGAAGATGATTTTAAAAGAGAATTAGAACGAGAATATAAGAGAAAAATAGATGATCCTGATTATGGATTAATAATGAGAATATTTAGTGATTATGAAAACAAAAAATTAATTCAAACTCTATCTAGTTTAATTTTAAAATTTATTAAAAAAGAAGACCAACAAATTCAACCAGTATTTAATATAGATTCAGCAAGAGGAAATTATGCTACTAAAATAGAAAATATTTGGCTTAATGATAAAAGCGGTTTACAATTAAAAAAATATACTTTAGATATGGTAATAAAACACTTACTTGATGTTATGAATATATTCGGTCAACATTTAGAAAAATTAATAAAACAAAAAAATAAATCACCAGAACACATGGATTATATAATGAAATATCAAACTTTATTTTTAGAAGTTAGAGCATATTTAACAAATATTAATACTCATAAAAAAGTAATATTGTTTATGTGTCCCGAACTTAGATTAGATCAAAAATTACTAGATACAATAGCTAGTTAAAAAAATGAAAAATCATATTATTTGATAATAAATAATATAATAATATATATCATATTAACATGTTCTCTGCTAAAGTGAATACTTCTTCTCGGTTATCAATTAATCGTCCTAATTTACCCCTTCTTAATATTCCTGATCGGATTCCTTATAACCCTCCTATTCGTAGCCCCAGTATTACTCCCAAATATGGAGTACCTAGTATAATTCTACCAGGTTTATATTTATCAGGTATTGAATGTGTGAATGAAAAAATTTTGGATGAATATAATATTAAATATGTAATTAGTGTTATGAATAATCCTCCGCAACTGAGTGAAAAATATAAACAATTTTGTATTCCAATTAATGACGATTTTGGTGCATTTATACGACCATATTTTGAGAAATCGCATCAAATTATAAATGAAGCTCTATGTAATGGAGAAAATATTTTGATTCATTGTTATGCTGGAATTTCACGGAGTGCTACAATTACAATTTCTTACATTATGAAAAATAAGACAATGACAAGTAAAGATGCATATAGTTTTGTACGGAATCAGCGTAATATTATTGAACCAAATTTTATATTTTCTTATTCTTTAGAAAATTATGGAAAGGAATTACAACAAGAAAATAAGATTGAATATGTTATTTAATTATTTAATTTATAAAAATTCATTTAAAATTTTAATTTATAAAAATTCATTTAAAATTTTAATTTATAAAAATTCATTTAAAATTGTATATAACTGTGGAAAACATATAGGCATACGATGTTCTACATGAGTGCAATTTGTTTTTCTAATATGTAAACGTTTTTCTAGATTTAATTTTTTTAATCCAATCCAATCTTGTTTATATAATTCTTGCTCGAATAAATCAATAGATTTTAATTTTGAATTAAAAGTAGCAAATATACCACTATCAGGTGGTTTAATAATCTCATCTTCTGGAGAATAAACCATTACAAAATTATTAATTTTATCCAAGTTTTTTTTATATGTATCATTTTTATGAAATTTTTCATTATTTACATCTGCAAGAAATGCTGAATGAGTTAAGTATAAAATCATTTCATTTGGATTACGCCAATAATTAGAAAAACTAAGAGATTTTTGCATTTTCTTAGTATAAAAATTAATGAATCCTAAACTTTTATCGTATACTCCGCCATGTGGAGAGACTAGAGTAATCAAGTTTTCTATTTTATAATCAGGTCTATCATTATAAAGTTGAACGTAACCTCTTCCAATAATTCCACCTTGTGAAATACCAATAAAATCAAAGCCATTTTTTAATTCTGAATATTCGTGTAAAGTTAGTTTTAACTCTTCTATTTGTGTATATATTGGTGTACTTGTACTATAATCTGTACCATCACCTAGTTCTAAATTGAAAACTTGTCGATTCCACGTTATCTCAATCCATTTTTTTAATTCATTAAGATTTTCAGCTGTACTTTCAATACCGTGTAAAAGTACAATTGGTTTAGTACTTGAATTTATTGAATAAGTAAATATATTATTAAATATAGCAGAAAACAATAATATAAAAAGTAACATATATGACTATTATATTAATATTTTATAATCTTTAATTATTTATATTAGTAAAATTAAAAATAATATAATCATTATAATTATAATTATAATTATGAGTGTAAATAAGATATGTTATAAGATTCTTGTTATTGGAGATATTACTACGGGAAAGACAAGTTTTATTAATAAATATGTTAATAATTATTTTCGTCAAGGATATAAGACAACTATTGGCACAGATTTATATACTAAAGATTTGTATTGTGATAATCAGAAAATAAATTTACAGATATGGGATACAGCTGGCTCGGAACGTTTTCATAGCTTAACAAGTTCTTTTTATAGAGGTACTGATGCATGTATATTATTATTTGATTTACATAATCCTAAAACATTTTATAATTTAGAATCATGGATAGATGAATTTTTAATAAATTGTAATCCACCTGATCCAGAAAATTATCCATTTATGGTAATAGGTAATAAGATGGATTTATGTAATAAAGGTTCAATGATAAATGATTTACTAGTACATAAATTTTGTGATAATAAAAAGATAAAATATTTTAGTGTAAGTGTAAAAGATAATATTAATATCGAATTATCAATGAATTATTTGATAAATTTAATTAGAAAAAAAAATACAATAAATGATGAAATAATAGAATATCATACAATAAATATAAATGACGAATTAGTCGAAAATTATGATGATAAGAATAAAGATTCATCTTCGAGTTATGCAAAATATTGTTATTGTTAAAAAACAAAAATATAAATATTATATTATATTATATGGAAAAATATAATATAATAAATGAAATAGGTAGAGGTGTATATGGTATAACATATGAAGTGGAAAATAATAATAAATATTATGCATTAAAAAAACAAAAAATATTAAAAAGAGAACTAAAAAAAGATTATGCTTCAAAAACATGGAGAGAATTGGCATTTTACAGATGGATAGATAATTTATCTAAATCAGATCAAATATATTTTATGAAAATGTATGAATATTCAATTGATGATGATTGTGAATTTAATTTTAATAATGAATCTACACAATTAAATAAAAGTAAATATTGTTTGAATTTAATATTAGATTTGAAAGATGGCACTTTAAATACATTAAAATTAGATGAAAAAGAAAACTATTCGTTAATGATGCAAATGATATATGCAATATATTTAATGAGAAAATATAATTGGATGCATGGAGATATTCATCCGGGTAATATTGGTTTTAAACGAGTAGGTTATGATACAAAATTAAAGTTTACAATAAATAATAAAGTATATAAAATACCATCATATGGATATATATTTAGTTTAATAGATTATGGATTATGTGTAAATAAAAAATTTATGAAATTAACAAAAGATAAAAAAGAATATAAATTAAATTATGAATTAAATTTAGATTTATGGTGCTTTTTACAAGAATATTGTTTGAATAATTATGATAATAATGGATTAATTACACGTAACGAAATAGATACTAAAAAATTTCCAGATAAATTAATTAAATATGTATACAGAAATAATAGAGATTTGTATTATAAAATTAAAATAATTATGTTAAAAGTAAATAAAAAATTAAAACAAAAATTTCAAAAATTTGAAAAATATTCAACAATAGATTATTTAATTAAATATGATTTTATTCAATACGTACAAATATATGACATAGATTTATATTATAGAACTTTAGGTATAAGAGAAACAGAAAATAAATATAATACAGAAAAAATTGAAATAATAAAGACTAATATAAATAAAATAGAAAATATTATCAAAAAGAAACTAATCAATAATGGTAAAGCACGTTGATGATATAACATTGGTACAAACAATTGTTATTATTTCATTTTCTATTATGTTTATATTTATGTTGATATTTTATAAATTAGTACATGGAAAAGAATATTATATGAATAAATATTATAAAAATCATGAAATAGAATATAATGATAATTATGTAGAAATTTGTTATCAGAAAAGTAAAATAGTTTAAAAATTTGTTTATTTATATTTTAGAATTTAATATAAATAAATATAATATTAGTATATTGTAAATGTGTATAGTTATTATTGGCAATAATGAACCAGAAAAAAATAAAATGATACATTTACCTGTAAAAATAGATAATGAATCATATAATGCTTTATTTTATCTTAATAAGTATAATTTAGATAAGCCATCGACAAATATGCAAGATAATTTTTTTACTCAAGCAATTTGGCATTACAAATCATATAATTATAATTTAAGAGATCCATCGGTAATTGTAATACCTATTCCTTTACCAAAAAGAAGTGAATTAGAATTTGGTTTAATTGATATAAATACGAATAAAATTCATACTGTATTTAATACAATAAATAATTTTAAACCGTCGTCTGAAATGAAATTAAATGCATATGACAATAATTTTTATAAAATGTCAGTTTTTCGTTCAAAAGAAGAATTATTAACAAGAATTGATTGGAATGTATTTAATAAACCATATGATTTTGATTTAAGAGTTGATACATTATTTGATACAAAATTATATTATCCTGAATATGATTGGTTATATATTGTATTAATTGCTGAAACAGATATTTTAAATAATGGTTTTGGAATTGTTTATAAATCAGTAGATGTAGATTATTTTCCAATTGCACGCGAAATCAGAGAATCAACTATATTAAATAGAGGTGTAAATTATGATATAGAATTATATCATTTTTCAAATACAGATGGGTCAAAATCAACAATTGGTCCTTTAGTTACTAAAGCATATACTACTTTAGTTAATAAATCTGATATGGATATATTAAATTATTTAAATGGAATACCTATAATTTTTGAAAAAAATATAGTAAAAAGATTAACTATTGATAATATAAAACACTGTAATTATTATAATATTAAAGGAAAAGGTCAGAATAAAAATATTTATTTAATGAAAAATATATAATAATATATTATTATTATTATAATGGCTGCTATATATAGCGATAATGTAGATAATAATACATTAAAAAATAAAAATTATAGAAATGTGGTATATACACACGAAAACGGTATACAATTTGTTTTAATGAATTTAAAAAAACGGGACGATGAAATTGGCATGGAAAGACATGATAAATCAGATCAATTTATAAAAATAGAAAGCGGTAAAGGGATAGCCATTATTGAAAAAGATGGCGTGATACAAAACTATGATTTATTAAAAGGTTCTGCAATTATAATTCCATCAGGAACAAATCATAATATAAAAAATACAGGCAATGAACCCCTTAAATTATATACTATATACACTTTACCAGAACATAAAGATCAATTAGTACAAAAAAATAAGCTGGGAGAAAACAAACAAACATCTAGTAAGAAAGGGCAAAAAGGAAAAAAAGCACCTAAAGAAGGAGCAGGAGCAGAAGAAGCAGGATCAGAAGAAGCAATACAACCAGAATCATCAGGAAAAAAAGCAAAAAAATTTGCTGATGCCGCTGCTGCAGCAGCTGCAACAGGAGCATCATCGGCATCGGCAGCAGCATCATCGGCATTAGGAGTAGTAGGAAAACAAGCGAACATGTTAACAAGAAATGTCCCCAGCATGAAAACAATTGCAACTATGGCAAATAAAGTGCCGTTGCCACCACAGTTGGCAATGGCAAAATTTGCAGGATCAAAATTACTAAAAGTTGCAGGTAATGTGCCATTGCCACCACAGTTGGCATTGGCAAGAAAGGTAGCAAAAAAGGTAGCAAAAAAGGCAGCAACAGCTGCAGGACAAGATGGTGGTTATTTACATAAATATATGAAATATAAAATGAAATATTTAAATTTATTAAATGAATTAAATAATAAATTTAGTAATAACTTAGTTTAAATTTAATTATGATTTAAAATAATACTTAAATAATATATTCATTAATTTACTTATTAATGAGTATACAATTTTTTGTTTCAGATACATTTTCGCAACATTATTTGCCATTTATGTTGTATAGAAATATATTAAAAAATGTTTGTGATAATCATATTACAAAAAATATATCAGAAATTTATGATCTATCTGGTGTTAATAATGTAGAATCAAATATTTTAATATTAAATTTATATACATTAACTAATGAGGATACAACTAATGATTCTTCAAATCATATATTTACATTTTTGCAAAATTTAAAAGCAAAAGTAGTATTAATAAATACTGAATTTTATACAGCATTTAATATAAATAATATTATGGAAAAAATTAATCAATCAAAATTAAATTGGTATATATTAGAATATAACAATCTTAATTATAATTATTTTAAAACTACATATCCAAACGTATCATTATATTTTTTACCTCTTATATATAATGAATATTTAGAAACCTACTATAAATCAAAGATAATAAATAATACTCCGTGGAATGAAAAAACAGATATATTATTTTTTGGAAGCGTGAATGAAAGAAGACTTGAAGTTTTAAAAAAAATAAGTACTAAATATAAAGTTGGAGTAGTTCAAGGCTTAACTGGAGAAAAAGAGAATATTTCATTATGTAATCACATACAACGTGCAAAAATTGTAATAAATATTGCAGTAAACGAAAAAAATATCGTATTTGATTATTATAGAAATTCTTTTCTTTTAGCAAATAAAGTATTATTAATAAGTGAACGTCCAAACTGTTTGGATACAACTATGCAAAAGAGTTTAATTGATATTGAGAATAATTTTATTTTAGCAGATTATGATAAATTTTATGAAGTAGTAGATAATTATTTATCAAATTATAATCAACAACAAATAGAAGATGTAATTAATAAACAATATAATTATTTTAAAAGTTTTAATATGAAAGATAATATTATTGATTTTTTTAATAATAAATTAAATTTTTATAAACAGTTTTCATTGTTCAAAGTGTTTATGAGCAATGATGTACTAGAACCATTAAATAAAGTCATAATGTCTGGTTTTATTACACAAGGTCCACAAGTAGATAAATTTGAAGAAAAATTATGTGAATATTTTAATAATAAATATGTATTAACTCTTAATTCAGCAACATCTGGATTAACACTCGCATTACGATTATTAATTAATGAAGATAAAGAAGAAAATTGGCCCGGATTTAATGTGGAAGAAGATTATGTTTTATCACCAGCTTTAACATGTTTTGCAACTAATGCATCAATATTAGCAAATAATTGTAAAATTAAATGGATTGATGTAGATAAAAATACTGCAAATGTATCATTAGAAGACATTAAAAATAAATTAAATAAAAATACAAAAATTGTATATGTAGTACATTGGGGCGGTTATCCAGTAGAATTAGATGAACTAAAAGTATTACAAGAAGAACATTTGCAAAAATATGGATATAAATTTCGTATAATAGAAGATTGTGCCCATGCATTTGGTGCAACATATAATAATAAAATGTTAGGTTCACATGGTAATATATGTGTATTTAGTTTACAAGCAATAAAACATTTAACAACAGGAGATGGAGGATTAATCATTTTACCAGATGAAAAAATATATGAACGTGCAAAATTATTAAGATGGTTCGGTATTGATCGTAATAAGAGAAATTATAATAGAAAAGATTTTAGATTAGAAAATGATATTGAAGAATGGGGTTATAAATTTCATATGAATGATATAAATGCAACAATTGGATTATATAATCTACCATATTTAACAGATCTTCTTCAACGTAATCGTTCTAATTATATGTATTTATATAATAATTTGAAAAATATAAATGGTTTAAGACTATTTGAATTAAAAGAAAATAGAGAAACGTCGGCATGGTTATTTACGATGGCTGTTGAAAGAAAGAGTGAATTTGTAGATAAAATGAAAGAATATGGTATAGCTACAAGTCAAGTACATAATCGTAACGATTTAAATACATGTGTATCTGAATTTAAATGTGAACTACCAAATATAAATGAATTGGAAAAGGAGATGATTTGTATTCCAGTTGGCTGGTGGTTAGAAACAATAGATTTAGATTTTATGATTGAAAAGATTAAAACGTTTTATTTATAATTTTAATAATTTAATGTTTTTTTAATATTTTGTAATTTAATAAATTGATAAATAAATTTATTTTTATCAATTAAATGTTGTATCATAATACGTAGAACATTATAATAATTATTTGGATATAAAATATCAAGTGGTATGAATAATGGATTCTCTAATCTTTTTATTGGATTTTTATTTGATATAAAATCATCTATATTTTCATTATTACATAATGATATTGTATTAGATCCGGAATTATAAAATAGATTCATATATGAATCTATCATATCAAATATATTTATATTTGCGATTTTAAATACATAACCAAATAATATTTGATGTAAACAAATATTATTGAAATTAATATCAAATAAATTTAATATATTATCTATATTTTGAAAACAATAAAATATTTCATCTACGGTGCTTTTATTTAAAATACATAATGAAAAATCAGGTATATTACATGGTAAATTTTGTAAATTATCTGTATATTGTGAAAGTTTAAATATTAATTTATTAATATTTTCTTCTGGCTCATTACTATTTGTTGCATGATCTACAATATTCCAAATTTTTTTTTTATAAATAAATGAACATAATAAAGAGGAATCATTTTTATTCAAAAGATATTCATCTACAAATTTTTTTTCAAAATAATTTTCAAAGACAATATAATCATCTTCAATAAATATATGATAATCGAAATCTCTATTTTTGCTTATACCGGTAAAAAACTGACCATAACTAATTCCAATATTTTCACAATCAATTATTTTAATCTTATCTTTAATGTTATCTATCTTTAAATTATTGAAATTATAATAATCTTTTATTTCATCGTGTTCTTTATTTATTTTTGGTCTCATAATAGTTATTTGTGTTATATTTGTTTCGATACAATTTAATAATTCTAAATTATATCTTAAATAATATTCTTTAGTATTATTATCTCTATATTTATATAATTTGCCACCATATGTTGCAATAATTAAATTAATTTTCATATAATATACATAAATCATATATTATTATTTATAAAACGCTTATATATTTCATTTCAACTCCTACTTTTGTAAAATCACATTTTTCATAAAATTCAATATTATGTTCTAAACAATTTAATATAATTTTGTAACATTTTATTTCATTTAAACCAATATCTACTAATTTTTTTATTAAAATATTTCCTAAACCTTTACCTCTATATTTTTCACTAATAATAACATCTTCTATTTGTCCTATTGGATTATTGTGTAATTTTTCTATTCTAAAAATAGTTCCAGCACCAATAATTTTATTATTAAATAATAAGACAATAATCTTATTAATTTTATTATGTTTCATCTTATCTAAAGTTATTTGAAATTGTTCTTGTGTAATATCATAATGATATTTTGTAAATTCATACATTAATTGTAGATATTCATCGTAATCTGTAAAAATTAATTCTCTTAAAAATATACTATCCATATATTTTTAATAAATAATTTAATCTTTAATTATTCTTCTAACCATTCTAAATTCTTTAAAGTCCATTGAACAGTCTTTTCTAATGATCTTTCAAAATTAAATTTTGGTTGCCATCCTAGTTCATATAATTTATTTCCATCTAAACCATATCTTAAATCGTGACCCGGTCTAGTACTATGAAAATCAACCATTTCATATTTTAATTCTTTTCCAATAAATTTTGCAATTAATTGTGCTAGTTCAAGATTAGATACTTCTTTCTCACCAGCAATATTATATTTTTCACCAATTTTACCATTTTTAATTAAAAATAATACAGCACTTGCTATGTTTTGTGCATGTATATAAAATCGTGTACCAGATGTTATTTTATCCGGATAAGCATGAATATAAATTGTTTCATCGTTTAATATTTTTTTAATGCATAATGGAATAAATTTTTCTACATGTTGTCTTTCACCAAATGCATTCATTACATTAACTATCATAAGTGGTAATTTATATGTATTTTCATATGAAATACATATATTTTCTGCAGCAGATTTTGATGCTGAATATGGATTTGTTGGTTTATGACGATCCCATTCTTTATATAATGTATCTCCTAGTGCTGGACCAAAAACTTCATCTGTACTAAAATAAAAAAACATAGATAATTTTGGTAATGTTCTAGCCCATTCTAATAAATGTACGGTACTTGATATATTATTATTAATAACTTGAACTGGTTCTTTTATACTATTATCTACATGTGTTTCGGCAGCCATATGAACGATATAATCAATATCTGTACCTATTTCTTTTCTTATTCCTTCTGAAATTTCATTGCATAAATCAAAAGTAAATATTTTTACTCTAGGTGAATTAATTAATAAATTGTTTCTTAATCTATTTAATCCCATGCTTGCATATGTCAATTTATCAAAAATAATAATATCCCAATCAGTATTTTTATGAATATATTCAGCAAAATGATGTCCGATAAAACCACATCCACCAGTTAAAACAACTTTATAAACCATTTACAATATATTTTATCTATTTTTCACTCTTTATGCCTGTTATAAACTATAATATATATTCATTCATTAAAATAGATAAATACTTTGATAAAATTTTATATTATTATGTAAATTATATATGAGAGTAGAAATTATAATTGGAATATTTATATTGCTTTGTTTAATATATATATTAGTTGTAAAAGATTGTGAAGGAAAAGAATATAGATTTATGAAAGAAAAAGAAAAAATAATAAAAACATTAGTTAGACAAGGAGCTCGCTGGGCTACTGCAGCAGAACAAGATAAAGTACCAATGGTAGCTGTATTGCATGCCAATTATGGTGCTGGATATTTATGGGCGTTAAAAGATATAATGAGTCAAAAAGATATAGAGAAAAATGTTGATATTGATTTAATGAAATACGAACGTACAATTTTAGAAATTCAAGATAAGGCAACAAAAAATATGGCAAAATTATGCCCCCAATATGCACCACCTGAAACATATTTAACAAAATTAGGTGGTGAATTATAAAAATTGAATAATATATTTAATAAACTATTAAAGTAAACTTGATAATTATAAATTAAATATGAAATTAAGTATATTAGATCCAAATGTTGGTGATACAATGAACGGGTTTTTAGTATTAGCGAATATAATAAATTTAGTATATAATGTACCACAGATAATAAAAACATGTAAAACAAAATCAACAAATGATTTTAGCGGGTGGTTTTTATCTCTCAGAATGGTAGGAAATTTAATTTGGGTAGCATATGCAATTGAAGTACAAAGTTTATTGATGTTAATTAACAATATTGTAACAGTTGTATCATCTGGTATTATTGCCGGATTTATGGCAAATGATATGTATAAAACTTATAAAACAAAAAAGTATAATATGTTAAATAATGAAGATATAGATTTTAAATATCCTATATCAGTAATTAAAATGGAGCATAATCAAAAAAATAAAGAAAATAATGATTCAGATGAAGACATGAAACCAATCGATTTAACATAAACAAATTATTTTTTATCAATAATAGCAACATAATTGTTTCTATCTTTAAAGATTTTATTTATACTATAATTATCATTATTAAGCATTGTAATTTCTTTTTCTAATTCACCATCAATATAAAGATGATAATACCGATAAGATAATACGTTTCCTTTAATATCTTTAAAAGGAACCATTTCATCTTGAGATGTAAATTGGCGTTTTGAATTTTTATCTTGTTCAAAACACCAAACATAAATTACAATTTGACCTCCTGGTTTAGTAATACGAAGTAATTCAGAGATAGCTTTGACGCGTTCATCTATGGTTTTTAGATGATGAATTACAGCAATACAAATAGTATTATCCACACTGTTTGATTCAATAGGAATGTTACAAACGCTACCTAAACTTACATTTAAATTACGCTCAATACAAATTTTAACAAAATTTTCACACAGATCAACACCAATACAATTAATATCATTACGATATAACATATTCTTACCATTACCACATCCAATATCGGCAAGAGTTGTATTTGATTTAAGATTATCTAAAAAGATTTTAAGAGCATCCCAAACAGTAAATCGGGTCCGGCTAAAATCTTGAGCGATATTATTATAGGCAGTAATTACTTCAGTCATTATTATTAATACATAATATATCAATAAATAATAGTAACATTTATTTATTCAATTTTTATTAAAAAAATTGAATAAATTACTAATTACTGATTATAAATTAAATGATACAATAATAATAAAATGTCAATAACAACTCTTAATAACAATTGGACTCATATTGGTGTTCTCATTGATCGTTCTGGTTCAATGCAAACGCTTAATCCAACTAATACTTCACAAGAATTAACAAAATTTATTCAAGATCAAGGAACTAATAGTAATACTGATAATAATCAAAAAGTAACAGTAACTATTGCACGATTTGACGATGAATATGAAGTAATTGTAAAAAATGGTTTAGCTAAAGATACTAATATTACAGCAGCAGACATTCAACCACGTAATATGACAGCATTGTATGAATCATTTTCTCGACTTATTGATGAAATTGGAGATGAATTAAGTGAAATGTCAGGTGAACGACCAGGAAAAATAATTATTGTAGTATTGACAGACGGTGAAGAAAATGCATCAAAAGGTATTTATCAAGGTGAAGCTGGTCGTAAACTATTGATGGAAAAAATTACTCATCAAAAAGAAAAATATAATTGGGTATTCTTTTTTATGGGTACAAATATTGATGCACTTGCTACAGGAAAGAATATTGGTATTGATATAAAAACATGTATTAATTTTGGAGCAACTCAACAACAATGTTCTGAAGTATTACGTACAACATCCACCCAAGTAAATGCGATTCGTAATCTTTCACAAGATATTATGATGAATAAAGAAAAACTAATGGATTATGCAGGTTATTCTCAATTACAACGCGATACTTGTAAATAAAAATTGAAAAATCAAAATATTTAACATACCTAATTATTTTTTATTTATTTACTTTTCATGTCTCGCAAAACGACAAATTCTACTTATTTACTCCGCTCTCATCCTCAAACCTACAAGTTTGAGACCGGGAGTGTGTTTACGGACAACGGACAGGACTTTATTAACATAGAGTCCAAATTTGAATGTGCTGATATTGGAACCCGCATGTCGGATTACTATGTCGGTAAGGACGGAGTTACAAAGTTCATACAGGAACTAGTTCCACTTATCGCTCGTAATTCTGGCTTAACGGACCCCACATTGATTGGACCCACCTATTACAACGGTGCCGGCAAAATTGTTGATTATCAGTGTTCTGTAACTGGCACTGCTAAATCGGGTGAAACGGAAATTATGACTTTGCAACGAGAGTTGGCGGAAGAGATTGGTTTTGTTGTAAAATCGTCAGCCATCTCTTCTCTCGTTCCGATTACACATACTCAAACTGTAAAGCGTGGAACCGCAGTTCGCGAATGTGTCACGTTTATTATTAACGTGGCTGATATCGAACCTGCTACTCGACTGAACGTTCGGGAGTGTATTCCGTTTTTGAACGTGCCTGATTTTGTCAGCAAGGCCTCTGATGGAAAACCTCTTGAAAAAAAGATCCAGGCATTTCTCTACGGTGATTACGCTACCTGTAAGCGAATGATGAATATGCGTATTATCAAGCCGGTAAAGTACGATACGAGCGACAAGTCGCGTAGCAACCCTATCTACTATGATGCTGACATCAAGGGTCTTACGCTTTTCACTCTTAACAAGATGTGTCGCAGGTTTGGCATCACAACATGATTTACGGTTCTGGAACGGCTTGCAATATTTGTATTACTTGCAATATTTGCAATATTTGTTTATCTTATCGTGTAAGTTTATAAAATATAAAAAATATAAAAAATATAAAAAATATAAAAAATATAATCATAAAAGAATAATTTATTTATAACAAATAATAGAAATTATGAGTAATAATATAATTATTGGAATAATTGGATTAAATGGATCCGGTAAAAATACAATAGCAAATATATTACAAAATGAATTCAAAGAATATAATTTTGTAATTGATTCTTTTGCGAAACCAGTAAAAGATATCGCTTCTATAATTTTTAATTGGAATAGAGACATGTTAGAAGGTGATACAAAAGAATCAAGAGAATGGAGAGAAGAAATAGATGAAAAATGGTCTAATAAATTAAATAAAGAAATTATACCTCGTAAAATGTTACAATTAATTGGAACAGAATTTGGAAGAGAATTACTTGGTCGTAATATATGGATAGATTCATTAAAAGAAAGATCTATAGGAAAAAATATAGTGATTTCTGATATTCGTTTTCAAAATGAAGCGGAAGAAATTAAAAAGATAGGAGGAATATTAATAAGAGTAAATCGTGGAGAAAAACCAACATATTTAAAAGATATTGAAAGTAAAAATTTTAATTCAATAAATGAACTAAGAGAATATATGAGAATTAATTATCCAGAAATACATGAAGCAAATTATTGTTTAAATTTAATAAAAGAAGATTATATAGTTGAAAATAATGATTCAATAGATATTTTAAAATATAAACTAAAAGAAATTATCTATAATTTAATCTAATTTAATCTAATTTAATCTAATTTAATCTAATTTAATCTAATTTAATCTAATTTAATGAATATCATTAATATCAATGTCATCGTCAACATCGTCATCGTCAACATCGTCAACATCGTCATCTTTATCTTTATCTTTATCAACACCAACATCAATATTATCGTCATCATCGCCATCATTATGAAAATTTTCAAGATAATTTAACTCTGGTAATTTTCTAACATCTAATCCAATATATTTATTTACTTTGTCGGTAAAATAATTTAAAGGTGTTTTAATTGCATTATAAACGTTTGCACCAAAATTAAGATGATGATCTATTTTTTCTGTTTTTTTTTCAATATAATTTATTTTTGTTTCTAATGATTCTATTTTTTGTATTATATAATCTAATTTATTATTAATTTCAGATAAAGTAATATTATTCATAATATACTATATTTAAAAAACTATATTTATTATTTATCGTATTATTATAATTATGCCAGAAATAGTTGAAATAAAAAACTATTGTGATTTTATTAATAAACATTTTCGAAATAAAAAATTAAATAATATTAAAATTTTAAAAGGAAGATATAAGAAGCATGGTAAATTTGAAGGATATAATGAAATTAATAAAAAATTACCTTTAAAATTATTAGAAGCAAAATCAAAAGGGAAATTTATTTATATTACTTTTGAAAATAATATTACTTTTGAAAATAATATTACTTTTGAAAATAATATTACTTTTGAAAATAATATTACTATTTATTGTACATTAGGATTATCAGGTGGATGGACTTATAAAAAGAAAGATAGTAATAAATTTCAATTTCCAGATATGATGGAATTTTTAAATGTAGAAGATATAGATGAATATCGAGATACATCATTAGACCATCTTAATATCGAATTTATATTTAAAAAAGGTTCATTGTATTTTTTTGATACTCTAAGTTACGGAACTATAAGTGTATCTAGTGATATTGATAAATTAAACAAAAAATTAAATAGTTTAGGACCAGATATCATGGATATCGATACAGATTTTGATTTATTTAATGAAAGAATCAGTAAGATACAAAATAAAAAAATAGGTAATGTAATAGTCAATCAAAAAATAATTAGTGGTATTGGTAATTATCTTAGAGCCGATATATTATGGTTAGCTAAGATTTCACCCCATAGATTAATAAAAAATTTAAGTAGAATAGAAATTAAAAAGATATATCAAGCATCTAGAGATTTAACTTGGGGAAATTATGATATTAAAAAAGGTAAGAAATTAGAAATAATTAGTAAAAATGCAAAATTACCCCGAGATTATAAGAGAGATTTTTTTGTATATTATGAAGATGAAGATATATATGGTAATAAAGTTAAGAAAGAAGAACTATATGAAGGAAGTCAAAAAAGAATGATATATTGGACACCTGTTAGACAAAAATAAAAAATTGAATATTAAAATACTCAAGAATAATAATAATTATTAATATAAATAATTATAAAATGACTTATCAAAACGAGTTAAACGACTTATATGATTTTTGGTTTTCTAACCAAAATCTATGGTTTAATGCCACATCAGAAGATGATGAAAATATCAGATTAAAATTTGGAGATTTATTTTTAAGTTTTGATTTTTATTCTGGTTCATTTGTAAAAGATATTATATATGAATCGTTAACACAAAAAGAATCGATTGCTTATATTATTTTGATGGATCAGATTTCACGTCATATATGTCGTGAAAATACGGTATTAAATCAAATTATTATCCAAAATAATTTGAATAAAATTATTCCTTTTGTAAAGAAATTTTATGAGGATAATCATGATAAATTAAGTCCGATTGAATTTTCTTTTGTATTACTACCTCTTAGACATACGAAATCTTATCTAGATTTTCTTTTTGTAATTCAAGAAACATGGAAAAAGATCAAGTCGTGTATTAATGATGAAGATAAAAGTATTTATATGCGTTTCATTACAGCTTCATACGAACGTTATGTGAAATATGCTTTCGAAACAGATAAAGAGCAAATTATTCATTATCTACCACAAGAGAGAAAAGGATTTACACAAAATATTAAAGAAATTATTGATACTTGTTGCAATTATGAAGAATTATTTAATTTAGATTTTGGAAAGAATCAATTAGATTCAATTCTATCACATCTCGATAAAGATAAAACATATATTTTATCACTGTCGGGTGGCGTCGATTCTATGGTATTAAGCTATTTATTAAAATCGAATAATTTTAAATTTGTAGGAGTACATATTTCATATCAAAATCGACCAGAATGTCAACAAGAAATCGATTTTATGAAAGAATGGTGTGATATTTTAAATATTAGTCTTTATTATCGAAAGATTATTGAAATTAATCGTAAAGATTGTATGGAATATGGATTACGCGAATTATATGAATCTTATACACGTGATATTCGATTTAATACTTATAAAATTGTAGGAGAACCATTTCCTCGAGTATTTTTAGGTCACAATAAAGATGATCGTTTTGAAAATATTCTTACAAATATTGCTAGTCAATCACATTATGATAATCTAACTGGAATGGAAATTATTCAAAATATGTCAGGAATTGAATTTCATCGACCTCTACTTAATACGGCAAAGAGTCAAATTTATGAATTCACTCATTCTAAAAATATTTATCATCTCCAAAACTCAACTCCTGCATGGAGTCAACGTGGAAAAATTCGCGATAGAGTAAAGCCCGCATTATCAGAATGGAACCCGGTAATTATTGATTCATTTTTTAAATTAAGTAATGAACTTGCGTCATATGTAGATTTTATTAAACAATCTTCACAAATTGCAGTAAAAGAAATTAAGAAAACGGGTCAGCTAGTAGTTAATATTAAAAATGTTTGTTTTCTAGAATCATATTGGAATAATATTTTTAAAGAACAAGGTATTTGGATTTCAACAAAATCGAGTCATCATTTTATTGAAAAATTAAAGTTTATTAAAAATAAATTTGAAGTATATCATCTTAATGAATTAAATAAGATTAACTTATCTAAAAGTTTTCAGATTAAGTTTAAAAAGATTAATAATGTCGATTTAATAATTTTATTTATATAATTTACATAATTTGTAGTTATTTCTTTTTTATTATCATTAATTTCATTTATTTCATAAAAAATTGATATTAGAACCATTTTAAATAATAATTTATTATTACAAATTAATAATAAAATATGTTAGAGTTCAATTTTGTACTATGTACCGATATTAATGGAGGTATTTCAAAAGATGAAATTATACCATGGAATATTAAAGAAGATACAATATATTTTAAAGATGTAGTAACACGTAAAATTGATGGAAAACCAAATGTTATAATTTGCGGAAACAAAACATTTCAACAAATGGGATCTTTTAAAAATCATCTTACAATTGTTCTAAGTAGAAATTCTACATCTGATAATGATAATGTAAAAATAATGGCATCGGTTAATGACGTTTTAACATACTTGGTCGAAAATAAATCAAAATATGGTAAAATTTTTGTTTGTGGTGGTAAAAAAGTTTATAATAATTTTTTTGAACTATGTTATCAAACACCAAATAATTTTCATGGAGTTATCTATGCATCAATGATAAATAAGAATTATGAATGTGATAATCATATTTCACATGATTTTTTATGCACTATTACTCAACAAATGGTAGATTATAAACATATTCATAATCATCATAATAAATTTAATTACGGTGTAGATTTATATCTTTATGATTCGCATAATAATACATATGTTGTGGTTAGTTTTCTAAAACCTTTTGTTATTAATAATAATACAAATAATGTTTTAACAAAATATAATAATCATCATGAAATTAAATATTTAGAACTGATTGAACGTATTTTAGATCAACCGTTTAAAGTAGGACGTAATGGTAAAACAAAATCACTATTTGGAGAGATTCTTAAATTCGATCTAAAATATAACAAATTCCCTCTACTAACAACAAAACGTGTATATTTCAAAGGAGTATTTGAAGAACTTATGTTCTTTATTCGAGGAGATACTAATAGTAAACATTTATCAGAAAAAGATGTTAAAATTTGGGAACCAAATACTACAAAAGAATTTATTCATAATTGTGGACTAAATTATGAAGAAGGTGATATGGGTCCCATGTATGGATTTCAATGGTTGCATTATAACGCTGATTATCATGGTATGCATCATGAATATACAGGAAAAGGATTTAATCAAATTGAATATGTAATTAATGAACTTAAGACGAATCCAACTTCGCGACGTATCATTATGACAACATATAATCCAATTCAAGCAAAAGAAGGAGTATTGTTTCCATGTCACGGCATAAGTATAATTTTTAATGCAGAACAAGATTTGTTTGATACAACCGGAAATACATATTTTTTAAATATAATGCAAACACAACGTTCATGTGATTATTTTCTAGGAGTACCATTTAATATTGCATCGTATTCATTGTTAGTATATATGTTATGTGAAATTTTGAATAATGATGATAGTTGTAAATATAAGTATAAACCAGGAGAATTAATTATGTCACTGGGAGACTATCATTTATATGAATCACATTTAGAAGAAGCAAAACGACAACTAATTCGAACCCCGAGTGAATTTCCAAATATTCAATTTAAAGAAAAAATCTATAAATTAGAAGATTTTAAATTTGAAGATATTATATTAACAAATTATAATCCATGCCCTGAGATTAAAGCGAAAATGGTAAGTTAAATATAGTATAAATATATGTTATGATATTTTATTTATGAATAATATCGATAATATAAATAATTTTAATAATATTTGCGGTATTTGTGAAAAAGAACCAGGATCTCACTCATTTGTATATTTATGTAGAACTAAAAAACCAGATATATATGAATATATATTTTATACTTGTATAGGAGATGTTAAAAAATATCAAGATACAGAAGGTACGATCCAACATTATTTAAAATGTTTAACTTTAATGAATCCAGATAAATGGATTTGGATATTTAATTTTGATGGTATGTCAACAAAACATTATACTGAAATAACTTTAATAAAGAAATTAACAAGAATTTTAAAAGAATTTGGTAAAATAGAAAATGTATTTTTAGTAAATCCACCCAAATTATTAAATATAGTATTAACCTTAATTAGACCTATATTAGATAAGAAAACTTTTGATAAAATATTAATTGTAAATGAAGAAGAATTGACAAAAAAATTAAATGTATCTAAAGAAGATAATGATAAAATAAGAGAATTGGTAATAAAAAAATATAATTAAAATAAAATAATTAAATAAAAATATCAATATTATTAATATTTTCTTTATTAAAAAAGTCAATAATATCTTGATTTTTATATTTCATACTAAAATGGATAAGAATAAATTGTATATCTTTATTTTCTATGATAATATTTTTAATATCTAACCAATGAATATGTTTATTTATTTTTGCTAAATCCATTTCTTCATCATAAATATAGGTACATTCAATAATTATTGATTTATATTTATAAATATCTTTATTTTGTAAAATTTTTTTATCAGTATCACCTAAAAATAAAAATATATCTTCTTTTATTTCATTTGTAATAATTTGACCTTCTTTCTTTAATTTTATAATTTCGTGATTTGTTAAATTAATATATTCTTCTTTCATTTTATTTTTAATAACACTAAATCCAAATCCAATAGAATCAATACCATGATAACATTTTATAATATTAACGATCCACTGTTCTCTACCATTACAAAATTTATAATTATTATTATAATCGATTGGAATAAAATTAGTATTTACTTTTTTTAAAATATCTTCATAATTGTTACAATTAATATTCTTAGACATTTTTAAAGCTTCACACAAATATGGCTTAATATTGTTTAAAATATTGTTAGTTGATATAACATTAATGTATTGTCTATCGTTTTCAATATTCATTGTATATTGTGGAAGATATATTACATGATCTAAATGTTGATGTGTAATAAAAATATGAGGAAATGCTTTTTGAACATCTAAACCTGCATCTAATAATATATTTAATCCTATTATTTCGATTCCTGTACGATGTGCTGCTCGAGAGTAACCAGATAATTTCAATGAGTTATAACCTTTTAATGAGATCATTTTAATATTTAATTATATGATATGTTTTTAAACAACCTATAATTCATTTTTTTAATATTACTAATATATTGAGATAATATGTGTTGGCCTTGTTTTAATAGTTCGAATTTATATACTATTTATGGTGAAGATTATGAAGATTTAATATATAAGACAGAAGAATATTTTACTGAATTATATAAGACAGAATTTAAACTTACTGGTAATAAAGTTACTAAGAATAAAAGATTTTTATTTTTTATTAGTTCAGATAATCTGCAGAAATTAAGAGTTGAATATACTATGAATATAAATACATATTCAAATAAAATAATATTAAATCCTAATGTGTGTCATACTTATTCTGTTTAATAATGCGAAAATAAGTTAAAATAAATATTATATTTAATATTATTATGGTTCATCAAGATGTACTTTTTGTATTATCTCAAGATAAAATAGTAATTGAAGCAATTACCAAAAGTAAATTTATTAAAATTTTTAAAAATATTATTTTTATTGAAAAAGAATTATATGAATTACCAGAAGAATTTAATAAAATAAACTTACAACAACCCCTAGGAGATATGTCTTTTATTATATGTGCTGAAAAATTAAAATCATTTATTAAATCAATAATCAAAGATGATAAATTGAAAAATATTCCAGAAGAAAATATTTATGTTTTAGCAATAGAAAAATATATTGGAAACAATAATACATCAGAACAAGAGAATAATATTTGTGAATATGTTAATGTTGAACTTTACCATAAAGAATTATGTAATTATGTAATAGGTAGTCCTGCTAATTTTCCCCAAAAATATTTTGATGAATTAAATACAGTCTCTAATAAAATATTAAACGAAGTTGATGGAAAACAAATAATTTTAGGGTATGATAAAAAAATAAGTGAAATAATTGCAAAGAATGAAAATTGTGATGAAAATGAATGGGTAAATAAATTCAATGATTTTAATAATTTAGATCAGATTACAAATGTAGTAAATTCTTTAAATTTTGACAAAATAGTATTAAAAGATATATCAAATAATAATTTAGTAAATATATTGGCAAATAATACTCATAAACAAATGTTAAAAGATATTTTAATTAGAAAATTTTTATCAACAGAATCGTTAAGAACAGCTAATTATGATTGTGTTATTGGGGTAGAAGGTAATGGAAATATTTACGGTATGATGCTTGCGGATTTATTTAATATTCCATTTATTCCGTTTAAAAATATAATTAATACAAATATTAATATTTATAATACAAATATTTTAGTAGTTGATGAGTGTATTAATACAGGAAAGACTATTTATGATATAGCACAAAATTTAAAAAAATATAGTCTAAATAATGTAAATTATTTAGTATTAACTGAAAATACAAAATCAAAACAACAATTAGAAGAATTACAAGAATTTTTGGAAGATGAATATAAAAAAGTTCATATACTTTTTTCAAATAATTAGTACCGTAAAGTTTAGTACTTTTCGCTAGCGTGATTGCCAATTAGGCACTCTACTGTATATAATAATGAATGTTATATATAAATATATATTAATAATTTATTCATATAAATTAACTTTATATGAGTAAGTTTGATTTGATTACAGAAAATATTGATGAGATTATTGGCGAGGGAGAAATTAAAAAAATATTAGAAGAGCGTGATATTGTCATATATTGGGGTACTACCCCAAGTTCAATACCAAATATAATATATTTTATTCCATTAATAAATATAATGCATTTTAAAAAACACGGTTGTCAAGTAAAAATATTACTTGCAGATATACACGCATATTTAAATTCAATTGATTTAAAATTTGAAATTTTTGAACATCGTACTGATATTCATGAAAAAATATTAAAATATATGATACGATTTCTTGATAAAGATGAGGATTCAGATATATCTTTCGTTCAAGGTACATCTTTCCAATTAAATACCGAATATACAATGGATACTTATAAATTTAATGCATTGTGTACGATATCAAGATTAAAAGATGCGGGTAAAAATATTATAAATCAAATAGATGAACCATTAATGACATCTTTATTATATCCAACTTTACAAGCTTTAGATATTGAATATTTAGAAGCTGATGTATTTTTTGGAGATTATAAACAAAAAGATATTTGCATACTTACAAATGAAGTTTTAGAAAAAATGGGTTACAAGAAAAAAACATTTTTTTTAAATGAAGTATATACAAATTTAAAAAATATGCCAAAAATCACATTAATTGATTCATATGAGAATATAGAGAATAAAATAAATTTGATGTATATAAAAGATGTACTTTTTTTAATAAATATAATAATATTTGATATTTGTCAGATTAAAAATATATTATTTAAGATTAAAGATTTTGAATTTACATCATTGACACAAATTGCATTAAAATATAGAGCTAATGAAATAAATATAGATGATATAAAACAAGCAGTAATATTATTTTTAGATAGGATTATAGAGCCAATGAGAAATGAATTTAATGAAGAAGATATGATTGAAAAATTAATATTAGCAAAATATATATCGTAAATAAAAATTGAAATGATATATACATATATTATTAAAATTAATATAATAAATTTAATAATGTATTTATACTACACATTTGATATTATTTGGGATACACAGAAATATCCCCATGGTAACATTGTATCAGGAAAGATTAAAAATAATTTATCATTAGACAGTTTAGAGTTTAATCCGAATATTATTGAAGAAATTCATAATGATAATGAAAATAATAATATTTATAAAAAATTTAAAATAATGTATGATACGATTGTTGATGATATACCATTTAATGTAAATATAATATTTTTTAAAATATTAAAAGAAGAATTATTTACACCATCTTTAGTAATTAATAATAGATATATTAGAGATTTTCTTCATATGCATTATATTATTTCAAATAATTTAATACAACCATATTTTCACTCTTATAAAATGGAACAAATTATGAAAGAAATAGAAAAACCTCAAATATTAGAATTAGAATTAAATTCTAATTCTATGCCAATTATTCAAACCGAATTATATCCGTATCAGATAGATAATTTAAAATGGATGGAATATATGGAAAATATAGAAAATAATTCAAATAGTGATAATACAATTTATATTAATAATGATCGTATAATTAAATTTTCAAATGGTTTAGAATATAATTCTATTACAAATAGTTTTTTAAATCCAGAAGAAAAAGAAAGAATGAAATATATAATAAATGGAGGTATAATTGCAAACGAAGTTGGTACAGGAAAAACTATAATTGCTATTATGCATTGTATTAAGAATTTAAATGTAAATAATTTAATTTTGGTACCAAATCATTTAAAACAACATTGGGAATTAGAATTTATTAAACATACAGGACAATCAATAAATAATTTTAAAAATATTGGTCTTTATACATTTGATGAATTTGATAAATTTGATAAATTTGATAAATTTGATACAGAATCGGTAAAATATATATTTGGAAAATATAATCGTATAATTGTAGATGAACTTCATGAACTTTATAAAAATGAAAATAATTTAATAAAATTAACAAAATTAACAGAATTACCAAATATTAAATATCGATGGGGGATTACTAGTACTCCAATAATTAATAAAGAATCATTATATCATATAATATGTTTTCTTTTAGGTAAATCTAAAAATCAATTATATAATTCATATATAGGTCATTATGATGAAATACAAAAACAAATGTTAAAATTTTTTCGTAGAATTTTAAAGAATAATATTAATTATCTACTAAAATTACCAGATATTACAATAAATGATAATATTATACCATTTTCAAAACTAGAACAAGAAATATATGATGCTGAATCAATAAATAAACATAAGAATATTTCAAATATGGATTTTTTACGAAAATTATGTTGCGACATTCTTTTCTCAATTGAAAAAGATAATAACAAGGGTATTACTATTGAAGAACTTAAAACAGAAGTATTAAAATATTTTAAAAAGAAATATGTTATTGAAAATGATAAATTAATAAATTATCAAGAACAAATTGATAATATTAATAATGAAGTTATACATTTACAACATAATAATGAAAAAAATATTAGTAGAATTAATGAATTACAATATAATCTTAATCATTATCAAGAATTATTTAAAACACAAGAAAAAATATGTATTAGTCGAAAAACTGTATATGAACGATATGAACAAAATTTTAATAAGATAGAAAAGATAATAAATCAAGAAAATCAAGATAATCAAGATAATCAAGATAATCAAGATAATCAAGAAGATAATTGTGCTATATGTTTAGATTCTCATTATAATCCAGTTGTATATTTGCGTCAATGTGGTCATTATTTTTGTAAAACATGTTTTGATGCATTAGAAATTAGTACAAAATATAATTATTACCAAGAATTAAATTGTCCTGAATGTAAGATTATAATTAAAGATAACGATAAGATCATTGTTACAAATAAAGTTAAAGAATTAATTGGTACAAAATATAAAGAAGTAGTTAAAATAATTACAAATAATACAACCAATGAAACCTATGGATCTACTCCATTTGTAATATACACTCAATATCCAACAATCTTAAGTAATCTTCAAATTCATTTGAATAAATTTAATATAATGACAGGATATTTAGAAGATTTACACAATGGAGTATATCCGCAAGTATTGTTAATGTCGTCTGATACTACTTCTTCGGGATTAGATTTAACATATTATTCAAATATAATTATATTTGAACCTTTTGTAAATTATATTTATGGTCGTGAAATAGAAAAACAAATAATTGGTCGCCTTCATCGTATTAATCAAAAGAATAATGTTAATGTTTTTCGTATGATTATCAAAAATACAATTGAAGAACAAATATACGGAACCGTAAAGTGCCAAACTTAAGACATACTTAAGTTTTGTACTTTTCGCTAGTGTTACTGACAAAAATTTTTAGATAAATTCTGGCATTTTTAAACAACCTGTGTGTTTTATTTTATCTATTTTATCAAATTCAGTTAAGCCATTATCATCAAGTAAATCAAATTTATATAGATCAGTTAACCATGCTTTTAAATTAGAAGTATGAAATAACCCTTTATGAATTATAATTTTTTTATTACCTAATAAAGCACAATTATAAATTTGCATTATGGTATAAAATTCCATAATAGAATTTAATATTAAATTAATCTGTTCTAATATATCTTTATTACTATTGTAAATATCTTGTACAAATTTATTTAAATATTCTTTATTCTTAATTTTAAAATCGTAATATTGTTTTTGAAGTTTATCAAAATGTTGCCCTATTAATGTTTCATTATTAATTATATCTTTTTTGTATATATTTGGAAGATTTTGTTTTAAAAAAGGATGTCTAAAACTAAAAAAAAGTTCTAAATATTTTAAATAATCTACTAATTTTATATTTTCAAATTTCATTTCTTCAAGTAATTCCCATGAAAAATCTAATAGTTCACCTCTTATGTCTAAACCAACTATTTTATCAAGATTATTCAAATATAATTCTCTTAATTTTTTAGTATGTGGTGCATCACTCCATAATTCTTTTAATTTAGTGTCTGTTACGGGGACTTCTTCTAATAATAATTTTATTGCATGTTGTCGTTTTAACCATTCACTAATAAATATATCTCCACATTTTTCGCTTAATTTATGCATATCAGCAATTACCATTATTTTTATTTGTTTTTTATTTAGAATACTATATCCAATAGCACCAATAATATTTGTAGATAATATATTGGATTGCATCATTATATATAAAATTAAATAACATATTAAAAAATAACATATTAAATAATAAAACATAATAAATTTATATGAATACCGATATTTATACTTGGAATTATTTATTATTTACAGCCGATATATTAGTTCAAAAAGGATGCTTAGATGAAAAACAATTAAAAATTATAATAGATCTCGTTGATATAAAGAAAGTTGTAAAACATAATAAATTAAGTGAAGAATTTATAACAAATGAAATAATACCACGTATTGACTATGATGATTATGATGGTTTAGATCCATATTTAATTGAAAAATACCAAAATCATTTCAAATAAAATATAATTATTATATTTTATAATTATATATGGAATTAATAATTACAATATTATTGATTATTATTGTTGTCGTTTTATTTGTAATTTATACAAAAATCGATAATAAAACAACAAATAATAAAAATATTTTATTAGAAAAAGAATCATCCGATGATAAAGAAATAAATGAAAATAATGAAAAAGTTAATTCACAAATAGGAACAAATGTACCATTTAATCCATATTTATATGATAGATTATATAATCCATATGATTATTACAATTCATATTATTCTTATCCATATGTATCATATCCATACACACAATATGCATATGAATCTAGACCGATTTATAGACACCAAAGAAAAATATATCATGATAATAAATCACACGATTCACGTAATTCACACGATTCACGTAATTCACGTAATTCACGCAATCCACGTGATTCACATAAAAAAAATTAAAAAATATTCTTTTTCTATTTTAATATATTATGTATATGTTATCAAAACCATCTTTTTATGCTACTGCAATGACAGGATTATTGATGTTATTAATGGTATTTATTATTTTTAATAATTGGAATGAAATTAAATTATATGATACTTACAGAATATTAATGTTAATTGGTGTATTTTGTTTAATAATTGGAGTTCACGGATTATTACATTTGGGATTAGAATTTTTTTACAAATTCAATCCTCTTGAATAATTTTTTATAAAATTGGTATAGATTTTTATAGATTTTTACAGATTTATATATATATATATATAATATATAGAAATGGATTCTAAACATGGTTTAAAAAAAAATTGTAAAAGACGGGATTATTCTTATTCAGATTCTTCAAGCTCTTCATCTTCAGACGAAACTAATAAAAAAAATAAATATAGTAAAAAAAATAAAAAAAATAGTAATGTTTGTGATAATGAAGGAATTGATTCAGATAGTTCAGATAGAGGGTGTGAAAATACTATTTATATAAAAGGAGATAATGGTTCAAAAGGAGAACAAGGAGAACGTGGAGAAAAGGGTGAAAAGGGAAATAAGGGAGATCAAGGGATAAAAGGAGATCAAGGAAATAAAGGTGATAAAGGAGAAAAAGGAGACAAAGGGGAATGCGGCGATAAAGGAACTAAAGGAGATAAAGGGGAACAAGGTTTAAGAGGATATCAAGGTGATAAAGGTGATAAAGGAAGTAAGGGTGATAAAGGAGATAAAGGTGAACCAGGAGATAAAGGTGACAAAGGCGACACCGGTCCAAAGGGGATAAAAGGAGAACCTGGAGAAAGAGGTGAGAAAGGAGATAGAGGAATAAAAGGAGAGAAAGGTGATAAAGGAGATAGAGGAGAAAAAGGAATAAAGGGTGAAAAAGGCGATAAGGGAGATCAAGGACCAAAAGGCGATAAAGGTGATAAGGGGGATAAAGGATGTAAAGGTATACCTGGAGATATTGGACCTAAAGGAGATAAAGGAGATAAAGGAGAAAAAGGATGTAAGGGTGATAAAGGTGAAATGGGATGTCCTGGAGAAACTGGACCACAAGGACCCAAAGGTGATAAAGGAGATAATGGTGATAAAGGGGAACAAGGTCCACAAGGAACACAAGGGGCACAAGGAGAACAAGGAACACATGGATTACAAGGACCAAAAGGTGATAAAGGAGATAAAGGAGAACAAGGTGAGCAAGGAGAACAAGGTATACGAGGTCAACAAGGCGAACAAGGTGAACAAGGAGAACAAGGAGAAAAAGGAGAACAAGGTATACAAGGCGAACAAGGAGAAAAAGGAGAACAAGGAGAAAAAGGAGAACAAGGAGAAAAAGGAGAACAAGGTGATCAAGGAGAAAAAGGAGAACAAGGTATACAAGGTATACAAGGAAAACAAGGAGAAGAAGGAAAACAAGGAGAACAAGGAGAACAGGGTATAAAGGGTATACAAGGTATACAAGGTATACAAGGCCCTCAAGGTGAAAAAGGAGAAGAAGGAGAACAAGGTAAACAAGGTATACAAGGCCCTCAAGGAGAAAAAGGAGAACAAGGTATACAAGGTTCACAAGGTTCACAAGGTTCACAGGGTCCACGTGGTCAACAAGGTGAAAAGGGAGATCAAGGTGAAAAGGGAGATCAAGGTGAACAAGGGCCAAAGGGAGATCAAGGTGAACAAGGGCCAAAGGGTGATAATGGTATTCCATTTGATCCATTAGGTGATAGAATAATTTTTAATTTTGCATCAGATCAAAGTGTAGGCTCAAATAATTATTTAGGTTTAGGTACAAGTTCATCTAATTCTTTAAGAAGTACAATAGTTATGCCAGTTACAGGTATAGCAACACAATTATGTTTTAGCATTAGAACTCTTGGAACCGCTACATCATATACTGCAACATTATATGTTAATAATACTGCAACATTATTAGTAGCAACAATTACAGATGGTTCAAAAAATATTTTTGCTTCAGGAACAGATAATATTAATTTACTACCAGGTGATTTATTATCAATACGTTTAACATTTAATAAAGGATCTTTAGAAAATGGTGCATGTGTGAGTTTAATAGTTGCTTCTACATAAATAAAATTAAATTTTAAAATCAATTAATTAAAGTAATTTAAAATCCTTAAAAACTTTTCCAATTTCTCTCATAGGTGGAAAACCTACTATGGTAATACTACCATCTGGTATTTGTGTTTTCCCTGCATCTTTTATATGAAATGCATTATCCATATACATTAAATCTTTTATTTGTTCTTTATTTGCTTTAACAACTATCTTTGTACATCCTTCTTTTTTCCAAAGATCATAATTAAAACAAACAGAAGGTGTTCTTATTGATTCATATTTTTTTATCATAATATATTCAATAATATCTTGAACTAAATGACCTACTTGTGCGGCAATTTTGCCCTTTCCCATATTCAAATCATTGTTTACAACAATATACATAACTAGAGGCGATGTCATAATATTTTAATAGTAATATTATAACATAAAGTAAATATTTATTTAGTTATTTTCAATCAATTTTTTTAATTGTAAATATTTCATTTTGTATTTTAAATATTTTTTCATCATTCTCAATCTTTTTGCTGTATCCGATTCGGGTAAATATTCAATTTCAGAAAACTCAGTATTAGTATCAATAGTTTTAAATAATACTTGTAAATTTAATTCTGTGAATGTAGCTGCTACTAAAAAATGAATCTTATTAAATGTAATTGTAGATGGTTCGCCATCGATATATGTATAATAATTTTCAGAAACTCCACTTTTTGCAATATTAGGTATTAATATAAAAGATTTATCAAAAATAATACTAACTCTTAATGATCCGCTTTTAGAATTAGATGTTCTATAATTGACACATATATATCCAATTACTAATTTTTTTGTATCTAATGGAGAATCAACTCTAACAGAATGAGATAAAGATCCAAATCTTTTTGAACCAATTTTAATATATGGTTTTACTAAATTCAAATCAAAATAATGCGGATATAAACCAGATTTAGCAAAACCATTTGTGGCCTTAATTTGAAAATATAAAGGACCATGTACTTGAATATTATGTTTTTCCCCATCACATTTTACATCAATTACTGGAAATGAATGATTTACAAATTTTAGTAATTTACCATTTTTACATCCAGGGCATTTCATTTTACTACATATCCATTTTTCAATAAATACACCTAATTGACTATCATAATATTGTTTATAAAGTTTATCAAATTTTTCTTGTTCTGTTTCTATTTCAATAATTTTATCAGTATCTTTAGATATAAGTTTTTGTAATTCTCTTTCTGAACGCGGTGTAAGTCCCGCATGTTCTAAGATACCTCGAGTTGCAGGACTATTTGGTGGATTTTCATCATAATTAATTCTTTCAGTTTGACGTAAATCGCGAGATGAATCTCTAGGTCTTTTTCTTGATGAATTAGATTTATCTGATGTAACCGATTTACCTTCTGTTATTATAACTGTTGGTGAATTTTTAAATAAATTTAATATATATTCAGGTGTTATAGTTTGTGTCATAATAAAATAATAAAATAATAAAATATTGAGAAAATAAATAAATTATGTAAATCTTACTTTGCATTGGTGTTTTCTTTTTTCTAAAATCAATAATAAAAACAATATTAAAAATAATACACATGCTATTATACAAGCAATTATGGCGTATTTTAAAGCAATTGCTCTAAACATTAATTCAGGATATTCGACATCTAATGGTACATTTAAAACTATATCTGAACGAGCTACAAAATTATTTAAATTGTCAGTAAATGTATTTTTATAGATTTGAGAATTATATAGTAAATTACTATTTTTATTTATAAAGTCTATATTTATTATTTCTTCGTTAATCTTATTTACACTAGTAGTATCAAAATATAAATCGGCAAATATGCTTAATTTTGGCATTTCGACGCGGAGTGGTATATATTTTTTTAATTCATATATGTTATTATTTTGACCGAAAAATGAATAATAAAAAAATTCCGTTATTGGTTTTTGAATAAGTATTTCATTATTATAAATCATGCATATATTATTATTTTGAATTGTTATTTGAGGAATCCCGTCTGATTTAGCAGATAAACTATTAATTTTGTAAATAATACCGGTAACTGAAATTGTTATTATCAAATCAAAATAATAAATATTATTTGAACCTTTCCAAAAATTTATTGCAAAATAATAATTTTCATTAACATTACTATTTAAATTAACATATGTTAAATCAAAATATTTTGTGTTAAAAGATAAATTAGTAATTGTAACTAGCAAATTGTTTCTAATAATAATAATAGTAGTTGGATCAATAATTATTGTTCTTTGTTTAAATAAATTATTTTCATTAAAAAATAAAGTTTTTATATATAAATCTCCGGAACCACACCCGTCTTTCAAATATGTTCCACTATAATATAATTTTAAAAAATACTGTATATTATTTATATCTAACTCTTTTTGTTTTGTTATATTTTTACCAGTATAATTAAATGGAGATTCTGAACATAATTGAGTACTCATATATTATTATATTTCAAAAAATAATAATATATTATTTATATTTTTTTAACTATTTTTCAAATTTTCAAACATGTATGAGTATACTATTATAAATCTACATCGATTTCTTTTTATTTTATATTGTATCATGTATCATATACCTTAAAAGGTACTATTGTATCTTTAAAATATGTTTCTTCTTTACAATTCGTTTTAAACTCATTTAATCTATATTTTATAAGTTTATTTGCTTCATCATTTTTCTCCTTATATCTATCAAGGTCTTGTATTTCAGCGTCTGTAAGTGGTTTTTTATTATTTGTTGACAATCTGTCTATATTCTTTGTATTTTTATATATATTAGATGATACCGAATTCATACTATCTATTAAATCTACACAAAAATACGGAAGTACTGTTTCAGTTTTATTTTTTGTCTGTTTTATTTTTTGTTCATAAAGAGACAAAGTTTTTTTATTAGGTTTTTCCAGTGTAGGTTGTTTATATTTTCTTCCAGGTGGATTACCAATTGTTATATTTACAGGCGATTGTTCTTGATATGGCGGGGGTAATTGTTGATATTGTTGATTTGGTTGTTGTTGTTGTTTTGGCTGTTGTTTTGGTTGTTGATATGGCGGGGGTTGTTGTTGTTGTTTTGGTTGTTTTGGTTGTTGTTGATATGGCGAGGGCGGTGGGTATGGTGAGGGTGGTGGATATTGTTGTTGTTGTTGTTGTTGTTGTTGTTGTTGTTGTTGTTGTTGTTGTTGTTGTTGTTGTTGTTGTTGTTGTTGTTGTTGTTGTTGTTGTTGTTGTTGTTGTTGTGGTGGATATTGTGAATATTGTTGTTGTGGTGGATATTTTTGTTGTGGTGGATATGGCGAGGGTGGTGAATATTGTTGTTGTGGTGGATATAGCGAGGGTTGTTGTTGTGGTGGATATAGTGAGGGTTGTTGTTGTGGTGGATATAGTGGTGCTTGTTGATATTGTTGGTGTGGTGGATATAGTGGTGCTTGTTGATATTGTTGTTGTGGTGGATATAGTGGTGCTTGTTGATATTGTTGTTGTGGTGGATATAGTGGTGCTTGTTGATATTGTTGTTGTGGTGGATATAGTGGTGCTTGTTGATATTGTTGTTGTGAGGGTGGATATGATGGTTTACTATTTCCACCTATTAAATCATTATAATATTTATATTTTTGATGATAAAGTAAATAAGACGGGTTAGAAATTTCAGTACTTAATATTTTATTTTTATATTTTTCTAATTTAGATTCGAGGGAATCAGTCATTTAATTTATATTATATACAAATAATATAAATTAATTATAAAAAATATTATGAATTATAAGAGTTATCATAAATTTCATCAACTAATCCATGTTTATGACATAAATCAAAATTCCAAAACTTATCATGATCGAGAATTTGCATAAGTTTATTCTTAGTTAGACGCTTATTAGAATGTTCTATATAAATTTTTGCAATATTATCCATTAAAACAGTATCATTTTCAAAATTATCTTTTAGTGCATGATATTGACCTTCAATGCCACTTGAAAGTTGATGAATAAGCATATATGAATTTGTTGTCATAAATCTTTTTGCACCTACACACGCCATAAGTGACGCAGCACTAATAGCTGCACCTTCTACAACTGTATAAATTGGAATAGATGAAGATTTAATAATATCAACTGCATGAAAACCGGCAAAAAGGTCACCTCCGTCACTTGTAATATGAAGATAAATTGGTTTTGGTTTAATATCATAACCCTTATGCATTTCTTTGAGAATATCATAATTACGATTATAAGCAATAAGTTGTTTATTGAGTTTATCAATAGATTCTTTTGTTACATCTGTACGAAAATAAAGATGATTATCAATCATGTATACATCTGATTTCATATGTTTAAGAAGTTCTGTAATTGGCAAATCAGAAAGTTCAGATTCATCATCATCGTCGTGATCTTCTACTCGCTTACGTTTAGTTATTTTTCTAGGATTAATATTAAATTTATATATTGGATTACGGAACATATTTACTGATTATTAATCAAATTATCTTTATATGTATGTAATTTAAAAAAAAATTGAAATTAAAAGACTAATGTAATCAATTTTATTAAGAATATATTAACAAATTTAATAAAATGAATTGTATTTGCACTTATTGTAAAATTTACAAGATTAAACCGTTGGAAGAACGGTATATTGAAAGTTTTTTTGATTCAGAAATTATATACAATGAAATTATTCCTTATGCTATTAGAATTAAACGGTTTTTTGTGGAAAAAATACTAAATAATTATATGATTTCATCAATTACAACTAATAATTATGATATTCAAAAAGATCTATATTTGAATGTTAAAACATTTGAAGATTTACTTGAATATATGAAATTATATATAATATCTAATAACGAACATTATATGAATGGTATTATTTGTAATAAAGGGCCATTATCATATGAAACTATTTTAATTCAAAATAAACTCTTAGAATTTTATAAAAAAGGTTTTTTAACTTTTGATTCGGAACCTGGATTAATTTCTATTGATAGTGATACTAATTTAATAAATATACAAAAACCATATATTTTTATTTTTGGTGATTCAGATAAAATAGATTATATTCAACAAATGGTAGGAGAACATTTTATGTTATCGTGTATTGAATATTCAAATGAAGAATACAAAGAAACTTTGAAAAGAGATTTTAAAAATCTTGATAAACTTGATAAACTTGATAATAAAAAATTTGGATTTTTTGGAGTTAGAGAAATTTCAGAAGATGAATTAAAATCATTTAATTCAAGAATGAATTATTATGAATATATATTTTCAAATAAATTTTTTGATGATATATTAGATTTGTGTTAAAATTATTTTTTTATTTATATTTATATTTATATTTATATTTTCATGATGTAAATAAGTGCATAAAATGGTGGCATATTATTATGTGGTAAACCATCACCACTTGTATGAAGAGTATGTCCATGTGTACCAGCTGCTTGCATAGTATGAGTATGTGCACCATCGTCTGAAATAGTATGGGTATGTGAACCACCGTCATCGGCTACTGCTGTAGTAGTTAAAGATACAGCAACATCAGTAGCACTAGTTGCATGACCAGCGGCACCGGTGCTACCACCATGATTATGATTACTAACTCCGTCAATGGTATGGGTATGTGAACCATTAGCATCGAGGACGTGAGTATGTACTGGCATTTCACCAGCAGATAATGTATGGGTTTCTGTACCACCAATATCATCTAATTCTCTATTAGTTAATCCATCACCTTGCCCGACAGCAATAATAAATCTACCTCTTAAATCAGGTGTACCATTTTCACCATTGCACTCGGCCCAACCAACTGGTATAGGTGCAAAACCATTGTATGCAACAATTGATCCATGTGGTATAACAAATGCAGTTACATATGACATCGATGAATAAAGTGAATTGTGGAAAGTATTAAGATTTTTTGTAAAAGTTTCAGCACTCATTAATATTAATATATATATATATATTTATTTTTTTATAGATTGATTAAAAAAAAATGATTTTATAACATTCTATTTAAATATTATAAATACTAATATATTATTATTATGGAATTAAATCAATCAGAAAATATGACTAATATTATGAAGCAATTAATTATTCTTAAAGAATCTTGTAATGAATTAATTAAAAAAATAAATCACACCGAAAATAATATTAATAAAAATAATATTAATAAAAATAATATTAATAAAAATAATATTAATAAAAATAATTTAATGTATTATCGAGGTTTTATTATTACACAAGAAACTTGTAATATAAACAAAATGAAAATTGATAAATTTTACGAAGATTTTAAAAATAATATTGAAAACCAATCAAATGATATTAATGATAATCAAGAGAGAAAAATATATGAACGTTTTAAAAATGTTTCAACCGAACAAATTTTTACAATTTTAGATACATTAATTCAAAATAATGATATATATAAAAGTTGCGAAAATAATATGGATCAAATAAAAGACGAAAATATTGTAGAAAAAAATATAATTCAATTTACAAAAAATTTGTTTGTACTTGGAATACAACGTTTAATAAAAAATGTATCAGGTGAACCACAAAATAGAATATATCAAATAAATATAATTTATAAATATTTGATTAAATATGAATATTTTATAAAATCTAAAATATTTTCTGAACTTTTTAAAAAATTTTATGCTACGACGCTAAATAAATGTATAGAATTTAGTTCAGAATCTGGTGAAATTGGTAGCTGGTTAACTTTCGCTCATTTTTGTCCTGAAATGATAACACCTGATTGTTATCCATATATAAATTTTGAATCTTCATATCATATCTCGAATGATGAAAATCTTAAAAATAATTTTCAAAATTACGAAAAATATAAAGATTATATTGTAATTGATAAACACACATATAAATTTAAAAATAATGACGATGATGATTATGATTATGGATGTGATTGTGATCGCACTTATAATGTTTGTGATTATGATGAATATAATAATCGATATGGTTATGATAATAATTATGATTATGATTGCGATTATGATATTGATTATTGTTGTCCTTATCATGATTATGGATGTGATAATAATCAGTGTGAAAATATTGACATCGATGATTAAATTTTATTTATATTAGATTAAATTTTATTTATATATTATATAATATGTCAATTAATCAAAACGATATTACATTAATTTTAGGAAAAAAAGGAACAGGAAAAACTACTTTAGTATTACATCATTTATTAAATAGTTTATTACCAGCAATAGATACTTTATTAATTATTTCAAATGATAAAGAATCATATCATCATATTACAAATAATGTTTTTTCTACAAAACAATTGGGTTTTATATTAAATTTTATTAAAAATAAATTACCGATTTTCCAACCATTAAATAAAAAATTAATAATAATTGATGAATTAGATAGTGGTAATATTGTTTTAGAAGATTTTTTAAAAATATGTAAAGATTATAATTATGGAGTTTTATTAATTTCTCAATTAGAAAATACAAATATGTTAATAAGAAATAAAATAGACAATGTTATTTTTGCAAAAGAAACTAATAATTTATGCATAAAAAGATATTATGATCGTTATTTCAAAGATTGTGAAAAAAGCCAAGAATTTAAAAATACTATTACAAATTTAAATAATAATGAATTCATTTCTGTAAAGAATAATAATATAATAATATTAAAAGCTGAAATAGGGGATTTAAATTATAAGTTTGAATTAAGACCCGGTGATATTCAATATTTATTACAAGAAGAAATTGTAAAAATGGATGATATTAAATTATTAACAGAAAAAATAAATATTATGAATAATGAAATAATGAATTTGAAAGCAAGATTAAATAAATTAGAAAGAGAATAAAAATTGAAAATAATTTAATTAGATTTAATAAATGAATAATTAATTTATATTTTTAATTAATGGAAAGAATTTTAGAGAAAGCATACTTAATTGAAACAATTTTTCAATTAAATGAAACTATTTTAACTAATCAAAATAATTATAATATTAATAAACTAGTAAATTATCTTATTGAAATAAGAGATAATGATAAAGATTTTAATTTTTCAGAAATAATATATACTATCGAAGATCTAATATATGAATTTACAATATATACTAAAACATTAAAAGAAGATATGGAATATGAATTTGAAATAGCACAAATATGTATTGATAATTTAAATAAAACAAAAGAAATAATTAAAAAAAATAAATATATATCGGTAAATTATGATTTTGATTCTATAGCATTATTAAATGAAAAATTTAATAACTTTAATTTAGATGTTATTTATATTTAATAATTTATTAATTTTGGATTTATATATATTTTTCCTCCATTATTAATAACACCTTCGTTAAAAGTTACATGTTCACATATTCCTTTATTATTAGGATTATATCCACTACCAAACATTTGACTATGTGAATTTAATCCAGTACCATAAGAACAATTATGTATATATTTTTTTTTATAAATTCCAAAACCACCAAAACAAGATTTTACATTAATTGGTTCTGTATTTTGTGGTATATTACGAAATCTACTATTTACACAAAAATCTTCATCTGAATCTTTTTCAAAACAATCTGCATAACAATCAAATGGCATCCAATCATCAAATGTTCTTAAGGCCCATAAATCATAATATTTCCCTTTTTGATTAGCACCTACCATCCCCCAGTCTTCTTTCATTTCAAAACAACTTTTGATTGCATCTTCGGATAAATCAATAATTACATCATCTAAATCAATTACAATATATAAATCAAAATCATTTTTCATAGCTTCATTATATAATAGATTACGACCATGTGCTAATCTTTCTGTTCTTATCCCCTCAACATTATTTTCACTTATTAATTCGATTAGTTTTTCTTCTTTCCATTTTTTTAAAATATTTAACGTTTCATCAGTAGAATCATTTTCATAAATTATAATTCTAGATTGAATAAATAAAGATTTTAACATTAATAATTTTTTTTTTGAATTATCTAGATATTTATCTATATTTCTAGCACATCCTACAATTACGACATTATATGGTAATTTTTCACTAAACTTTTCAGATATATATTTTGAATTTTTATATGTAAATATTAATATTAATATTATTAAAAATATAACCAATAATAAATCTATATTTTTATTTGATATCATATATTATATATTATATTATATCTATTATATTTTTGCATAATTGAATGTTTCAAAATCTTTAGAATATATATCATTTATTAAATTTATTAATTCTTTTGAAAAATCATTTATACAAAAAACTTTTGGTTTGCTTTTATTTAAATGACAATTTAATATAATATCTAAATTATATTCTTTCATTAAATTATCAAATTCTTCTTTTAAATTTTCGAATTTTAATACATGTATTTTAATTTCTTGATTTTTATCCAAATATTTATATTGTTCTGAATAATGGTCTCCTATAGGTTTTCTATTTCTAATTTGGTGGATTAAAAATTTATTCATTTCATCCTTTGTATGTTTTATATCAAATGTTCCTATACCTCCCCATCTACAATAATACTCAGATAATACTCTATCATACGGATTTCTAACAACCATAAACCAATCATATTTTAATTTTAAATTTAATGGTTTTTCTGGGAAAAATTTATGCTATCCTTGATATTCTTTATGATAACGACCAAATAATATTTTATTTTTGTATGCTAAATCCTCAATTGAAGTCCCTCCAGTTTTAGTAATATGAATAAATTTTAATTCTTTTAATTCTCTCATATATAAAATATCAAGTTATATTAAAAAAATATATGGATGATGAGTTACCGTTCTTAATATATGATTCTTATTGGTCTACTGCAAATCAAGAGATAAAAACTTTTATTCGAGATAAATATTTAATAGATAAATATGGAAATAATGATGAAGAACATATAAACTTTATTTGTATAACAGAATTTACAAATGATATGGATAGTATAAAGAAAAAATTTATAGAAGTAAATCCATTAATTGACGAACTAGTTATATTTACTATAAAAGATATTCCGGAAACTTTTAATTCATTAATACCAAAAAATATAAAAATAAAAAATATGTTTTATGTATTATTAATTTATTGTTTTGATTAAAAACTGATTTATTTATTATTTAAAATTTAATAAATAATATATTATTATTTTACATGAATCATATAATGAATAGTATTTTTGGTCGTATGTATATGACCAATCCTAATCATTTTATAAATTGTGGTATAAAAACTAATCCAAATCTTTATTATGAATATTTTCTTTTGAAAAAAAATGTTTATGGTACATTTAATTTTAAGAAAACAAATTATTCAAATAATAATTGGAATATTAGTAGTAATATTGTTATTGTAGATGAAATAAAACAGATTCAATATATTGAAAAATATAATTTTAAAAAGAGTGATGACAATAATATCGAAGATCATATATTAGGTAAAATGCATATTACAAATAATAACTGTACATCATTTTATCAACCATATTGTAATTTAATTGAATTTATTAAATTTAATGATATTCCTAATAATATGCAACAACAAATTTATTCTAAAACAGATAATGATATTATAAATTGTTCTTGTTGTGATAATCATAAATAAAAAAATTTATAAAAAATTGAATTTTTGTATATACTGTGTTAATTAATTAATCAAATTAATTAATTAAAATTACAATGGTATATTCCAATGAATGCTATATTTACTCTAATTCTGAAGCGACTCAATGTGAGAAACTTCAAGAATTTATTAACCAAATTACAACTCCCAAGAAACATAATTCTATTTTAAATAAGAAGGAATATGATGAAAGTAGTCAGACTAGTCTTGATGAATCACAAATTTTAAATTATGTTAATCAACAAATGTTTTCAGATTGTCTAAAATATAAAGTACTTACATATCACGATTGTATTGGATTTTCATTTACTGATCTTCGGTTTGATGTAATTGTTTTTTTGTGTAATAATGATTATCTTACTATTTATGATTCTGATAATAATCAAGATGAAAAAGAAAGTGATTATATTTCAGTAGCAGACCTCAAGTCAAACTATAATGTTATTGAATTACTTTGTGAACTTTTCTCTGATTATAACACAACTTATGGATTTTTAGAACGTAATACAAAATATATTGAATATGTTTGGAATTGGATTGAAGAAGAAAATCCGAAAGCACTAGTAAATTATGTAAACCATTCTTCTACATTAATTCATTCCATTATCAATAGTAAAAATACTCAAATTAAAACTATTTATTTTGAAAAATATGTTAAACTATGGGATACTTATTATCCTACGCGAGAATTTGTATCTATTTACGTACAAAATGAAACGGTTGACGGTCTGAATGTAATTTTGGCTCTTTGTCGTAATTTTATGTCAACTGAACTAAAATATGTATTTTCTCGTCCGAATTATAATTCTAAAAATTATACATGGTATCAACATCATACTAATAATAATAAAACATTTACAGTACCACTTATTTCATTTCTACTAGAAGAAAATAGTTGGATGTGTAATCCAACAGACCTTGAAAAATTCGCTGAAATAATTGATGTATTAATTACTTATGGTAAATTTAATTATGATTTACAAGTAATTGAAACAGGTCATACTATGGGTGATTATCTAGAACATTATGGCTATAACTATTTTGGATCTTGTATAATGGATACGATTTTCAAACACGAAGAACCTTGTTCGTCTACAAATCAATCTTTTCCAAAATTTTATATTCCTGATGAAAATATTCCATACAGTACGATTCAATGTAAACATGAATATTTAAAAAACACTCATTTTGGTAAAAATATTATGAAAGAAATAAATGAAGAATATGAACGCACAGGAGTAAATTTTGATACATTTTTACAAACTAGTGGTTTTATTCACTTAATTAAATAAATTTTTTTATTAAATTTTAATTTTTAATTTTTAATTTTTAATTTAAATAAATTTTTTTATTAATTCAAAAATTGTTAAACATATTCCCATATTAATGAATCCCATACTAGCTCTTATATGAGATCCTCGCATATAATCTTTAAAAGTAGTTAAATCGTTTTTTATTTGTGATTGTTTTAATGTTTTTATCGTATCAAATGGATGTGATAAATAGCAACCTAATAATCCTCCTACCGCACCATATGTAGCCATAATTGGTAGTGAATCATATTTTTTACCAATTTCTCTCATATTAAAAACAAAACCAACAAAAATAATATTTCGAATACAGTGAGGAACAAATCCAGAATAATAGTTACTATTTTTATTATTAAATATTTGATTTATTTTCATAACTTCTATAGGTGTATCAACTAATGTTTGACAAAATCCTGAAATAATAGGTACACCTAATATATGATATTTTTTATCAAGATTGTATTTTAAATAATCTTGTGAGAATAGAAAGATAGAACGAGACGGCATATTACCTAAAGCTCTTGGTACAAATCCTTTATACAAATTACGTAAAGTATATTTTAACTCATGTATTTTATTTGTCTGTTTATGTGTTTTTACTACATCAAATGGTTGAGTAATAGTAATTTCTATAAATGATGAAATTACAGACGGGATTATTAATTGTGATGACATTTTATATTTAATAATAATAATTAATAATTTAATATTAAATCATTTTATATTCAATATTTAAAAAAATTGAAAATTATATTAGTATATATACTTAATAATATATAATATAATAATTAATAATCAACATGATTACCGATACGATTCATGATATAACAAGTAATATTGTAGAAGAAGATGGATACTCTCCGAGTGTATTTCATTATATTCCTAATTTTATTACAAAGGAAGAAGAAAAAAAACTTTTTAAATATTTAGAAAATATTAATGATTTTTACGAAAAACCTAAAATGACTGAAGGATTTTCTCGTCTGCAAAAATGGTATCAAACTGATCAAAAATATTTTTGTCCTCTATGGAGGGAACGTTATCCTCAGTGGACTTCGTGTTATATGGATGAAACTATTATTAATCTAATTGCAAAGATTCAAAATTTTGCTTATGATATTCCCAATATCAATAGTATTCCTAATATTAATAGTTGTTTGATTAATAAATATCAAACTGGAGAAAATTTTATTGCTCCTCATCGCGATTCTCCTCTTTCATTTGGAGAAGAACCAGTTATTATTGGATTATCAATTGGTCAGAATCGTCCTATTAATTTTCATCGTAATGAAAAAAAATCTGGAAAAGATTTTTCATTTGAATTAGAGAGTGGATCTATTTTTATTATGGCTGGTTCCAGTCAACGATTTTATCAACATTCTATTGATAAATATGATTGTAAAAATGTACGTTATTCTCTTACATTTCGCGAATTTATCCTGTAATTATTTTATTTATATTTTTATTTTTTATTTATATTTTTTTCTATTTTAATAATATATTGAATGAAATCAAATTTTATTGGAGATTTTCCTAAAAATAAATTAGAACAAGATTCAAACTTGGAATTATTAAATGTAATTTCTAGTTTTCCTACTATCAATGAAAATTATTATTTATCAAATTGCGTTGTTTATAAACATAATTTTACACAAGTATTACATCCAAATTCCAATAATGTAACCCCATCATTATCTACTATATATACGCCAGATCAAATTAAAAAAGCATATGGTCTTGATAAAATTGTAATTTCGGGTAATAGACCAGGAGATGGTATTACAGTAGCAGTTGTTATTGCATATTCATATCCAAATCTTCAAACAGATTTTAATACATATTGCAATCAGTTTAAACTTCCATTACAAACTTTAAAAATTGTAAAAATGCCAGGTGCAACATATGATGAAGGGTGGGCCTTAGAAGAATGTTTAGACGTCCAACAAGTTCATGCAATGGCACCATATGCTAAAATAATGGTAATAGAAGCAAAATCCGCATCTTTAATAGATATTTTTGCAGCCATAAATTATGCAAATAAAAATGGAGCAAATATTATTTCAATGTCATTTGGTATTACCGAATTCTCTCAACAAATAAATTATTTAACATATTTTAATAATAGTTCTATATGTTATGTTGCATCATCTGGAGATACTGCGGCAAGAATAGAATTCCCATCATCCTCACCAAATGTATTATCTGTCGGTGGAACAACATTAGAATTAGATATATGTGGTAATAGAGTAAGTGAAGTTACTTGGAATTCTGGAGGATGTGGTATATCGAGATATATTAATAAACCAATATATCAATCTGGTATTTCAACTATACCTGGTACTAAGAGAACGTGTTGTGACTTATCATTAGTAGCAAATCCAGATACAGGGGTTTATACATATTTTAATAATTCATGGTATGCATTGGGTGGTACTTCTTTATCTGCCCCATGTATGGCAGGCATGTTAGCAATTTGTAATCAACTTAGAAAAATAAACAGAAAAAAAACAATGTTAACAACCGTTGCAAATGCTTCTAATAGTATTATGAATTGCATATATAAAGATTTATATTTACCATCATTGACTGGTAATCCTACAAAATATATAGCAAATTTTAATGATATAAATAATGGTACATCTGGTGGATTTATTTCAATTAATGGATACGATTATCCTACAGGATTAGGATCACCTAAAATGAATGTACTAGCAAATACGTTTTTAAATATTAAATAGCTAAATTTTATATTATTATAATATATTAATATATAATGAGTTTAAATGAAAATGATTTAATTAGTGTATTATGTTCTGATAATACATTAAATATTTATTATAAAGATAATAGACCATTTGGAAATAATGGTCGTGTAATCTTATCTGGAAATATTAAAAATCAAAATATAGGAGGTAGTTCAATAATAGATTACAATGGTAGAATTGTATTTACCACTAGTGGTAGATTATATACTGATACCGATGATTCTGATTTTTATACAATGAGATATTTAAATGATGGAACACTTGATACATCTTTTGGAGATAATGGTATAGTTAAAACTAATATAGTTGATGCAGGTGGTTCGGATTACAGTTATGCTATAGCAATTGATTCACAAAATAGAATAATTGTTGTAGGGAATGGAATTGAATATTCTGGAATTACTAATTATTATGCTATAGTGCGTTATTTAGAAGATGGTTCGTTAGATGAATCTTTTGGATTAAATGGTATAAAATTATTACCACCATTATCTACAAATGATACCCTAACTTGTGTAATTATTGATAGCAATGATAATATTATAGTTTCTGGTACATATGAGACATCAACAATAATAATGAGATTATTAGAAACTACTGGAAATTACGATTTAACTTTTGGAGAATCAGAATCAGGTTATGTAATATTAACTCCTAATTCATTTTTCCCAAAAATAAAACTTGATTCACAAGACAGAATAATATTAAGTGGTACCAATTTTACAGATGGTAATGGAAGATTTTTATTGGCTCGTCTTAGTTCAAATGGTGTATTAGATTCTACTTTTGGAATTGATGGTATAATTATATTAGATTTAGCAGGAACAGGTGGTGATAGTTCAGTATTTAATATTACAATTGACGAAGATGATAATTATTATCTTGTTGGTTCTAGAACAATTATATCAGATTTCCCATATATAGTAGCAGTTAAATATAATTCTTTAGGTGTACGTGATATATCTTTTGGTGAAAATGGTATTGCAAAAATAGAACCTGGAGTATTTTCAACAGCTACCACTGTAACAATTGATGCAAATAATAAATTAGTTATTGGTGGATTTAGTTTAGTAAACGATATAATAACTTCAAACGATTTTGTTGTAGCTAAAATGTCTTTAACAGGACAATGGGATGAAACTTTTGGTAATAATGGGTATATAACAACAGATATAAATGGTTATGCAGATGATTTTCCTGCTTCTGTAACAATTGATTCGCAAAACAGAATAGTAGTTACAGGGTTTACTAAATATGACGAGGATTATTATAATTATTGCATTATTAGATATACTGAAAATGGATATATTGATAATAATTATAGAATATATACTAAATATAGTTTAGATAATGGTGTATCATGGAATCCAATATCTATTGTGAATAAATTTAAATCGGATTATGATAAAGCAATATTATGTTTAGATTTAACTACACAATCTAGATCAGAAGTATATACAATTAAGTTTAAAACAAATACAGATATTGAATCAAATACAATATATGTTTCGGATACTGATTATTCTAATAGAAATAACAATAATATTCAAAATAATATTATAAATCAACTAATGCCAAGTAATATAATAGCAAAAAGATTATTTATATAAATTATATAATAAAAATATGTAAAGTTAATATATAAATTTAATATGAGTAGCATAATAGAAAATGATTTAATAAATGCATTTTGTTCGGGTAATACTCTTTCAATTTATTATAAAGATAATAGACCTTTTAATAAAAACGGAAAACTAATTATAGATGGGACAGAAAACCCTATATTACCAATTGGTAGTATTTTAATTGATTCATATGGTAGATTAGTTTATTCAACTTCATCTTCTTCATTCGGAGAAGGTATTGGTGCAAATGTGTATACCAGACGTATATTAAATGATGGAACAACTGATACAACGTTTGGTGTAAATGGTGAAGTTATTACAAATGTTTTTGGAGAAAATTTAAATGATTTTGGTTTATCTAATTGCATTGATTCACAAGATCGCATTATAGTAGCTGGAATGAGACAATATGGTGAGGCTCCTAATGAACTTGACATATTAGTTATAAGATATTTACAAAATGGAAATTTAGATCTTTCTTTTGGTACAAATGGAATACTTAATATACCTACTATGAATAACTTTAATATTATTTATCAAGTAATTACTGATAGTAATGATAATATATTAATAACTGGTAGTACAGGAGAGTCAGATCAAATTACTATTAAAATATTAGGTACAAATGGTAACATTGATACTTCTTTTGGTCCAACAAGTGAAGGGTATACTTTATTACGCTTTGATATAGGTGAAACATATTGTCCTTCCACAAATTATAGTATTAAAATAGATAGCCAAGATAGAATTTTAGTCGGTGGTTCAATTGATTTTCCAGATGTTGACGGTAACACTAATTTTATTATTGGTCGCATGAATTCAAATGGAATACCAGATTTAACTTTTAATGCCGATTTAAGTGGTTGTATTATTATTGATATATCTGGTAGTAAAAGTAATGATTTAATATTATCGATTGCAATTGATTCTGAAGATAATTATTATTTAGGAGGATATTCACAAAATCCAATTACAAATGAAACAACTGTAAGTATTATTAAATGTTTACAAGATGGTACAATAGATAATACGTTTGGAGATAGTGGTACAGCTAGTTTAAAAATAAATGATAGTGATACCTATGCTAATTCATTATTAATTGATTCACAAAATAGATTAGTAGTAAGTGGTTATACAAATAATCCTATTCAAAGTAATAATTTTTTTGTAGCGAGATTTTTAATAAATGGTATATTAGACACATCATTTAATAATGTTGGATATGTAGAAACTGATATTATTACAAATAGTGACGACATTGCATTATCTATGAATATTGATTCTCAAGATAGAATAGTTTTATGGGGTAATATAGATGGCGAACCGCCCCAATCAGTAATAGTAAGATATAGAGAGAGTGGAAATATAGATTCAAATTATAGATTTTACACCAAATATTCACTAGATGGTGGAGTATCGTGGAAAACTATTTATGGATTAACTAAATTTAAAGCAGATTATGATAAAAATGTTTTATTACTTAATTCAAATAATACAAGTGAATTTGATGAATTTAATATTATATTAAAAACTTCAAAAAATGAATTAAGTAATACATATACAATTCAAAATTATCAAAAAAAATTAAATAATACTATAATTAATGAAAATAATATAATAAATAATATCGCATCTTTTAACAATTTATTAAATATTGCAAATAATTTTAATATATAAATTTACCATTTTATTTAATACTAAAAACAATTTATAATTTATTTTGATATATTATAAATGAATAATATTATTGAACGAGATTTAATAAGTGCTACATGCAATGGTGATAAAATAGCTTTATTTTATAAAGATAATAGACCTTTTGGTTCAAATGGAGTAGTTACATTTAGTGATAATTTTAATATTACTGCTGATTTTGGTAAAGGTAAAGGCGTTATTGATTCAAATAATAGATTAATACTCAGTGCAACTATTTTTGATACTATAGAAGATAATACTAATTTTAGTACAATTAGAGTATTAAATGATGGTAATTTAGATTTAACTTTTGGTTCAAATGGTTATGCTATTACTGATATTAATGGTAATTTAAATGATGATTATGCTACTACAAACGTACTTGATTCTCAAGAAAGAATAATTGTAGGTGGGTTTACAAATACACCTGATAGTATTTATACTATAGTTAGATACACCCAAAATGGAATACTAGACACAACATTTGGTACAAATGGAATTACAGTTTTAAATGATTTATCACAAGCTTCTTTTTTAAATTCAGTAGCTTATTTAACTGTAGATAATCAAGATAAAATCGTAATTCAAGGAAATAAAGATGATAAGATTTTTGTAGCAAGAATAAATAATGATGGTACATTAGATACATCATTTGGTTCAGGTTTAGGATATATTATATTAAATGATTTTGCTGTTTCACAATCAGCTGGTATTCAAATTGATTCAACTAATAGAATTATGCTTGCTGGTACAATTAATAGAGTTGATACCAATGACGATTTTGCTAGTATTAGATTAACATCAAGTGGTATAATAGATACTGCTTATGGCGTTAATGGTTATGCATTATGTGATATAGCCGGAAATATGGTTAATGATTCTGCATATAATTTAATATTAGATAATAATGATAATAGTTATGTTTGTGGTGTAACTAATATTGATGGTTTTGATACTATAGCAATTGTAAAATATGATATTAATGGTAACATAGATACTAATTTTGCAAATAACGGGATATTAACTATTCAAGTTAATAATGTAGATATAGGTTCGTATGCAATTAATATTGATACACAAGAACGTTTAATAGTAGGAGGTTATTTAATTAATCATGAATCAAGTGACGATTTTGTAATAACTAGAATCGATTTAAGTGGTAATATAGATACATCTTTTGGCTCAGATATTAGTGGTTTTGTAATAATTGATATTAGTAATAATTCATTTGATGAATTTCCAATAAGTATTTTAACAGATTCACAAGATCGTATTGTTTTATTTGGAATTGATTATAATATTGTTGATGATAAATTCGAACAATCAATAGTAAGATTAAGAGAAAGTGGTTTATTTGATTCATCATATAGATTTTATACTTATTATTCAATTGATAATGGCACTATATGGAATAAAATAAAAAAAATAAATAAATTTATTTCAGATAATGAAAAGACAACAATAATTATTGATATACCTTTTGATTATTTAGGAAATAATAATTATAATATTGTTCTTAAAACTAATAAGAATGAATTATCTAATACATTAAGCATAGTTACTAATTACAGAACACAGACACAAACAACTAATATTAGAGGTATGATATTTGAAAGTATTTTACCCATAGCATATGATGTATCTGTATTTGTGAGAAGAAATTGATTTATTTTAAATTATGGTCTATATGAATGGTGAATAAAAAAAAAATAAAAAGTTATAAAGTAACGCAAATATAATTTTATATTTTAAATGAAAAAAACCCTTAAAATAGATAGCAAAATGCATATATATATACTTTTTCAAAAACGGTTGATAAAATTTTAAAAATTTATTTTGTTGTATAAGATTATATATTATGACTGACGTTGTTTACAACATTGACTTCATTGTCAACGAGTTTATTACATTAACTCAAAACGCTAGAATCGCTTCACTTGCCCCCAACGTAATCCTCAACATTGATTACGTTTTAACACTTGAAGTCGCCAACCTCACAGGCTTATTCCCCATTACCTACCAACAAAACGCTGCCAACGCTGAAATGTTCGACCTCGACGTTTCAATGAACTCAAACGCCATGGAATCATACATCAACAGCAGCACAGCCAACTGGGCTGTTGCCAAACTTAACAACGCTGTTGTTACATCCGGTTTAACTGCCTCCAACGAATTACCCAAAGCTTTATTAGAAACCATCGCTCTCAGAGTCTTCGGTAGTGGTAACGCCAGAGCCGCCATAGTTAACGATAACTCAATCGATGCTGAAGTTCTCAACCACAAGACCGACTTCTTAAACGTCCTCACCAACAAGAGAAACGATCTCTTCAAGGCATACGTCGACTCCGGCAGAATTGCCCCTGGCGATGTCACCCAAGCTGTCACCATGAACCTCGCCAACACACACCTCTCATTCCCCATGTACATTACAGGCTCAATCCTTGACCCCACAGGCAACGTTCTCAGCCTCTACCCATATGCTGACGGTTACGCATCATACGCTGGTTACGGTACAATGGCCAACGGTGAATACAACATCCCCGTCCTTGTCAGATTCCACCAATCCGCATAGATTTGTAATCAATATTACTAATTTATTAAATTAAAATTATTTTTGTGAAATATTTAAATTTCACAAAAAAATATAATTATAAATATATAATGACAGAATTAAGCCCAGATTTAGAGTATTTTAAATGGATAAATGGTGTTAATAATGAAAGCCGTACATTTTCAGCAAAAGATTCCGATAATAATATTTATTTTCTAGGTACATCTCTTTCACCATCTATTACAATAAATAATGTAATATATGAAAGATATACTCAATTAACAAACTCTTTAGTTTTAATTAAATTTTCATCATCTGGTAATGTATTATGGTTAAAATGGATAGAATCTTCGAGTGTTTTTAGTTTTGAATCAATTACAATTTACAAAAATACAGATATATATTTATCTACAACTGTAGCTACCTCAAATAGTATTATATATATTAATGGTGTAAGTTCGGGTACAAGTAGTAATAATAATAATAGTTTTATTGCAAAATTTACATCAAATGGTGCAGTATCATGGTTAAGATTTTTAATAACTAACGGTGGAAATTATATTTATTCGTCAACAACTGATCCTAGTGGAAACTTATATTTAGTAGGTACAGCATCAATAAATAATCCAATGACCTTGAGATATAATGGTATCGCATACACAAAAACTGTAGCCGGACAAGATGGTTATTTAATAAAAATTAACAACGATGATACAAATTCAATAAATTTTATTAAATGGATTATAGGTATTTCAACTGAAAATATAATGAATATTGCATTAGATAGAAATAATAATATATTTATTACTGTTTATACATATAATCCAACATCATTTAATATAGATGGTGTAAGTTATTCTACAAGTATTAGTAGTGATAATACAGTTGGTACTTTTTTAATTAAATTTAATGCAAATAATACTGTAAGCTGGGTTAAAAGTATTAATGGTTCGGGTGACGAATATCCAACCGATATTAAAATAGATAATAGTAATAATATTATTTTATCAGGATATACATATTCAGGTACTCTTAATATTAACGGTACATCATATCAAACTACAATAGTTAGTGTAGCTATATATTTAGTAAAGTTCGATACAAATGGTACAGTTAGTAATTTTTTATGGATTGAAGGAAATTCTGCCGATCAAAGTTCAGTATTGCAAATTGATACTAATAATAATATATATTTTACAGGTTATACTGTTTCGAGTTCATTAAGTATAAATGGAACTTCATATACTAAAGGTGGTGGAGCTGCAAAAGCCGGTTTTGCAATTAAATTTAATTCAAATTTACAATTAAGATGGATTGAATGGGTATCTGGTGTATATTCAAATAATTTAAAAATAATTTTAGCTAATAGTGATAATGAAATTTATTTATCAGGTAATACAAATTTGTCTACGTTAAAATTTAAAGGTGTTACTTATTCTAGAACAGGAACAGATGATGCATCATTTTTAATTAAAATGTCAAGACCCAATAATATTAATTTTGTTGTTGATGAATATATAACTATAACTCAAAATGCAATGTTGGCTACAAATGTACCAATTACAACACTTAATATTGATTATTCTTTATCATTAGAAGTTAATAATTTAATCGACTTATTTAATATTACATATCAACAAAATTCATTAAATGCAGAAATGTATGATATAAATGTTGTAATGAATAATATTTTGATGAATCAATATTTAAATGATATACAAAATTGGTCGATTAGCAAATTAAACAATAATGTAGTAAGTGTTGGATTAACTAATACAAATGAATTACCAAAAGCTTTATTAGAAACAATAGCTCTTAGAGTTTTTGGTAGTGGAAATGCAAGAGCGGTAATAGTAAATGATTATTCTATAAACGAATCAGTTTTATCACATACTAATGATTTTTATTATTATTTTAATAATAGAAGAAACCAATTCTTTCAAGCATATGTTGCATCTGGTAGAATTAGTGGAGGAGATGTTTCACAATCAGCTACAATGAATCTTAATAATACCAGATTATCATTTCCGATGTATGTAACTGGAAAGATGTTTGATTCAACGGGCAATGATCTTATTTTGAATCCATACATAGATGGATATAGTTCATACAACGGTTATGGTACCATGTCAAATGGAGTTTATAATATTCCAGTTATTATTAGATTTCACCAAAATTGAAAATAAAAATTATAATATAAAAATATAATGGAAAATATAATTATTTCTATTGATTCTGAATTTCGAAATAAAGAATTATATCCAAATGCTTCTAATTTTATTTATGATTTTAAAGAATTTTTGATAAATATTCGATCTATTTCTTTATCATCTATTGAATTTCCTAATACATTTTATACATTTACAGAAAAAAGAGATAATATATCATTTAAAATAAAAGATATGAGTGATAACATTTTTAAAATAGAATTAATTGAGGGTTCATACACATCTGACTTTTTACTTAATTACGTTCAAGATGCATTTAATAAATTAGTATCTACTAATTTAACTACTCAAAAATTTTCAATATCTTTTAATGAAATATCATCAAAAGTAACTATTAGTAGTGATTTAAATTTTGAATTGTATTTAGGAAATACAACTAAATATACATCTTTAGGACGTCATATGGGATATTTAAATGATGAATATTCTGGTAATAATACTTATACATCTGAAAATATTTTAAATGTTATAGGAGAACAATATGTATATTTAATGATAAATAATTGGGGAGGGGTTCAAGTATATGATATTAAAGATAATACTTCATATATAAAATGTGTTTTTGCTAAAATATTATTAACACAACAAAAAACATATATTATATTTGATGGGCAGTCAAATTTAATTACAAAAGAATATACATTTAGAGGTTTGGAAAAAATAAAAGCAGTGAGAATATCAATTGTTGATAAATATGGAGACCCTATTGATATGAATCAAGATTTTTCATTAACATTAGAATTCAAAAAGATTTATGATTATAAATTATTAAAATAATTACAAATTATAAAATAATTACAAATTATTGAAATAATACAAATTATTAAAATAATTACAAATTATAAAATAATTACAAATTATTAAAATAACTTAATTAATTTTAAAAACTTTTACTTCATAATATGTATCAAAACATGGTGGGTTATCAAGTTTATTATATTTATATATATTTATTTTTTTATTAATTTCTGCAAATTTATCATTTCTTTTTTGGGCGGTATTAAATTCGGTATACCAGTGATTTGTTAATTCCGTAAAATCTTTTTCAACTTGATAGTATTTATTTACATAAAATGGAGTCAATCTAATATCTTTAATATAATTAAAACCTGTAATTGGAGACATTGAACTATTTACTGCTACAGGACTTACTACAGATAATCCACCAGTAATTATATTACCAGCTGCGTGTACTACAAAAGCTTTATCATTTATTTCACTTAACGAATTTTCTGAATGTGTATCTGATCCACCTGTATTAGAATTATTTGATGAATTTGGTGTATTTAAAGTATTTAAAGTATTTAAATTATTTTGATTTAAAATTGAGCCTGAATTACTTATATCAATACTTTCTATATTAGAAAAAGTTTCATAATTAACGGGTTCCGTCATTTAAAATAATATTATATAATTATATAATATTTAAATGGAGCTATCATCTTTAATGTGTATTTTGAATGATAAAATACCTGAAGCACACAAACAACTTGTTGATTATCAAATGAAGAAAAATAATATTAATTATTTATTAGTACAATTTAATTTTGATAATTTAAGAGATAAAACAGCTTATTTAACATTAGACAAGCAAACAAATACAGTTAATAAAATATTATTAATTGAAAATCTTACTTACATTAATACTAAAGTTAATTTTATGTCAAATTTAAGTGAACTTAAAAGTAATTCTTATTTATCTAATTCAGTTTATTTCATGAATGAATTTGAAAAGGAAGAATTAGAAGATAAAATTAAATTTGGAATATGTTTACCAAAAGAAAAGAATATACAAAATAACAATATATTTAGCGAACAATATGAAATAGGAAAACATATATATATTCATAAAAATGCTTTGAGTGATAAAAAATGGGTAATGAATAAAACATTACATGAAAAAAGTTATAATAATTTAATAATGTCACCAGATAATGAGGATTATGAAAAATATCTTGATAAAAATAAATGTTATTTATCTATATTCTATTTAACTGATGACAATATTCATATATTTTGTAAAAATCAACTTAATACAGAACATTATAATTTAAGATTCATATTATTAATTAATATTACAGATGTAACTAAAAATAGTAAACATTTAAAGAAAATTATCGAAAGTAATAGATGTGAATTTTTTATTATCGGACACATAAATAGTTTACAATTAAAAGCAAAATTACAAGAAGAAAAATTTAAAAACATGGATGTAATAGAATTAATTAATGATTGTTATGTTGTTATCGAAAATAAAGATTTATATTTATTAAAATTATTACAATTCATTCAAATGAAATTAGTAAAAGCTCACGAAAGGGTAATTTTAGTAAAAGATATATCAAGAAAATTAGATTCGGCTATTGCCGAATTAAATGAATATGAAAATTTCTATGAAAATTATATTAAAAATGAATATATAACCATATCAACATTAATATTCAATCAAGTTATTTTTACTGATTTTCATACTCGTTATCAAACAATATTAGATAATTATCCAGTAGTTAATGAGAAAACATTTATTGAAAAAACATTACAAAATAAATTTACTTACCAAAAAGAAAAGTCAGATAGTGAAAATTTAGATGTATATATGGGTATTAAAATGTATGATTTTGCAATGAAAATTATTGATAAATTAATTGAAGACAATTATGATGTGTATAATGGTTTTGATTTAATTAAGAAAAGAGTAGCATTAGATGTTTTATGTGAAAAAATGATAGATCAATCAAATTTATTAAGAGTAATTAATTCATTAAATGATATTACTTTATTAAAAGACATTTGTATATTAGCAAGTCAACATCCTAATAAACAAATTATTGAAAAATGTTTTGGTCGTTTATTATCACTTTTAATAGAAAGAAATGACCCAAATGATAAATTAATTATTAAATTTTGTATTAGTAAATTAAGAAATTTTACTGAAAAGGAAACAGCATATTTATTATTAAAATATGTTAAAAATTTAGAACCTACAGAAACAGATTCTAAATTAGTAAAAGATGATTTAATGAAAGTTATTAGTATCTTTTTGAAATATAACATGAATGATATGGATTTAGTTTCTAAATATGAAGAATTATTAGACAATAATGTTATTAATTTAGAAGATATATCTGGTTCTCAAATAACAGAATATTTATATGATAAATCATTAAATTTTAATCCATATTACAAATCAATAGATTTTATGTATCAAAACAGAGAAAAAATTAATAAAAATTTAGATATATTAGTAGAATCATACAATGTTAAATATAATTTAGATACAATTCTTAATGTTATGCCAAACAATTTTAATTTATCATATCAAGGTGTACCTTCGTGTGAAATATTTAAAAAGAGATGTAGTTTATTCAGAAAAATATGTCCCGAACTTAATTTTGTTACTGATTTAACATTCAAAAATGAAAAAATTAATGTATTATTTCATGCAGAACAATTAACTCGCGAACATAGTGTTTATAAAGATAGACATCAAGTTATAGCTCAATTAAGTAATGACGAACGTTATAATGTTTACTTCACAACATTTGCAAAATTAAGTGAAAATGTAAAATATACTTTTGGAAAGGCGAAACATATTATTTTACCTCAAAATTTAGGATTAATTAGACAAAAATTAGTTGATTTAAAATTAGATGTAATATGTTATTGCGAACTTGGTATGCACCCTATATCATATTTTATGGCATTCATGAGATTAGCAAAAGTACAACTTAATTCATGGGGACATTCTGATTCATGTGGTATTGATACTGTTGATTATTTTATCAGTTCGAAATTATATGAATTACCTTATGAAGAATCACAAAAACATTATAGTGAAAAACTAATTTTATTAGATTCATTGTCAACATATTATATTAATCCAATGTCGCGTCACAAAGGTAAAAGATTTAGAACACGTAATCAATTAGGTATGACAGATGAACTTGATATTTATTTCTGTGCTCAAAGTGGATTTAAATTAACACCATTTTACGACGAATATTTGATAAAAATATTAGAAGGTAATAAGAATGCTCGTGTAATATTATTACATTCAGCTGAAATAGACAAAATTATTTCAAGATTTAATAATAAAAATATTGGTAATCAATTAGTTGTAATACCACAAGGAGAACATTTTACATACTTAAATTATATTAATATTAGTGATGTTATACTTGATCCCTACCCTTTTGGTGGATGTAATTCCAGTTTAGAATCATTTAGCTTAAATAAACCAGTAGTTACCCAACCGAGTAGAATGATTAATGGTAGATTTACATTAGGTTTCTATAAGAAAATGGGTATTGAAGATTTAGTAGCCAATAATATGGAAGAATATGTTGATATCGCTAAAAGATTAATTAGTGATAAAGATTTTTATAAACAAGTAACAGAAAAGATTAAAGATAACCATTCTAAATTATTTAATGAGGATTTAACTATAACCGAGTGGAAAGATTTAATTATTAATTTTTTATCATAATTTAGATTATATTGTTTAGATGTTTAGATTTAGAAATTTATATAATCAAAATAACGATTTTGCTATTTTACAAAATGTAAGGAAGATGTACCAAATATTTAATAATTATGAATTTATTATAGAACAAAAGAACGAATATATAAAACAATTACAAGACACTCAAGTAATTAATATGGATCCAGGTATGTATGTAGAAGAAGCTGTAGAATTAAAAATTAATACTACAGTTAAAAATAATTATATGAAGTATATTCAAATATATGGTGTACCAGAAGATGGTATTTTTCTTCAAGATTTATTAGATAGTTTAGATGTAGCAGAAAATTGTTAATTACGAATTTATAATTTCCATTTTGTTTAATAAAAATTGAAAATATATATATATTATTTATTATTAAATAAATAATATTATTAATTTAATATGTCACTTAATATGTCATCTATTATTCTTTCTCCTGGAATTAAATATTTTGCTTATCCAAATGTGTTAGATATTCTAAATCAAAATTTTTCAATTCAACAATATAATAATTTAATTCAAATTGCAAATTCTAATAATTTGTGGCAAGCAATTGACGAAGATTCTAATCGAAACGAATGTGGTTGGCTCAATTCACTTGTTCGTATTTGTTTAGAAGTTTAGAAGTTTAGAAGTTTAGAATTAATCTTATTTTCTTTATTTATGTACCGTAGCGAAAAGTACTTAATTTAAGCTCCCCTTAATTTAAGCACTTTACGGTATAAAAGTAATTAAGAGTAATAAATAAACTTTTTATTAAACATATATAAATAAAGTTTATGTAATATTATTAATTAACTATTATGTCAAAATCAAATATTTCTAAGAAAATTGTTAAAAATAAAATAAAGTGTAAAACTAGTATAAAACTTTTACCAGAACCTATACCCGAACTTTCTTCAATTTTAAGTTTTGATAATAATTTTGATAATAATTTAGATGATAAATTAGATCTTACTTTAAATTTATTACAACAAAAAGAATCTATTATTAAACCATCTATTATTAAACCATGTATTCTAGAAGATAATAATTATGATATTAAATATATTATTCATACGGGTGATATACATATTAGATTATTTGAACGCGAAGAAGAATACAAATCTGTATTTAATAGATTTTATGAAGATCTTAAAAATAGAAATTTAAATAAAACTAATTCTGTAATTGTTATAACTGGTGATATCATGCACGATAAAGAGAATATACATCCTACATCTTTAGAATTATGTACTAATTTTTTATCTAGCTTGACATCAATTACAAATATTATATTAATAGCTGGTAATCACGATATGTGCGATAATAACCCAAATATCAATACTTTAAAATCTATAATTTCTACAAATTTTTTTACACATAATAAAATATATTTTATAGACGATAATGCCACTTATTTATACAATAATATTGTTTTCGGCCTAACTAAAGTGTATGACTTAAAAGTTACTCCTTGTGTTTTATCTGAAGATTATTCCAACAAAATTAAAATAGGTTTATATCACGGACGTGTAATTTCTCATCTTAATGAAAATGAAATGTTTTTCGTCAAAGATGATAGTGTTAATTATAAAGAATTCAAAGATTATGATTATGTTCTTTTAGGAGATATTCACCAACAACAATATTTAAATGAAGAAAAAACAATAGCATATTGTGGATCACTTATTCAACAAAATAAATCCGAATCAATAAATAAGGGTTATCTTTTATGGAATCTAAAGAAAAAATCATCAGAATTTATAATTATTCCAAACGATCACGTTACTCTTAAAATAACTATTGGTTCTGATGGCAAATGGAAAAAGGCATTATTTGAAAACGCTTATCCTAAATATCTAAAATTAGACATTTTATCTAACTCTGAAAATAAAAAAGATATTGAATCTGTATATGATTGGTATTCGAAAAAAGGATCACAAATTGTAGAACTAAATGAACGTTTTGAAGTTCATAAAAATAAAATCAATGATATGATTAATATAAATAGTTCTGACACTAATTCTAATGATAATAAAGGCGATAATAAAGGCGATAATAAAGGTGAAAACAATAGTTTATGTTTATTATCAAATAAAGAAAAAATATGTGATTTAATTCTAAAGGGTATTAAAGATGAATTTAAGAATGAATCACTTAAAACAAAAATTAAAGATCTTGTAAAAGGAATAAAAATTAAAGATAGTTCTGTAAAAAATATTAGATTACATACCTTGAAATTTGATAATTTTATGAAATATGGTGAAGGTAACATTATTAATTTTAATAATTTAAAAAATATAAATGGTTTATTTTCTTCAAATTCTGAAGGTAAAAGTACAATTATTGATGTAATTTTATATTCTATATACGGAGAATGTACGCGTGGAAGTACAATTGACTTGATTAATAACCAATCAAAACGAATGTCAATTGAAATAGAATTAGAAGTGAATGGAATAAAATACAAAATAACAAGAAAAGCTGTACGTAATGGTAATAAACAGTTTTCACGCAAAGTAGGAACTGAATTAATTATTTATGAAAATGGTAAGAATATATCAAGCGATATTAAGAAAAATACTAAAGTAATCACAGAAAAGATATGTCCTTATGAAGATTTTATTCATAATTGTATAATTTCACAAAATACTAAAGTAAATTTCTTAAATTTTACTCCAAAAGAAAAGAATGAATACTTGTATAAAATTTTTAATATTGAAGTATTAAAAGATATAGATAAGAATTGTGCTAATATAGTTCGTAATATGAAAACAGAATTAACAAGAAAGAAAAAGAATTTAAGTATGTATTCTCATTATGGAACAACATCTGACGAAATAATTAAAAAAATACAAGAACTATTAGAACAAAATGAAAAGAATCATTTTGAAATAGAAAAAGATATGGAAATCAATTTAGAAGAATCTACAAAAATAAAAACTAAATTTATAAATTTAGAAAATTCTCTAAATAATTATGTATCAGAATTAAATAAACATAAAACAAATAATAGTATTAATATTACTACACAAGAATATAAAAAATTAAAAATAAATCAAGAAAAATTAAAAAAAGATAATATAGCATTTAAATCTGAATTTGAAAAATTAAATAAAAAGGCCACAATAAAATCACAAAAAATTTTAAGCAAGAACGACAAAATAATTGAAGAATTTAATAAAGATAAAGATATTCGTATTAAATCTCATCAAGATAAAATAAATGAATTAAGAACTCAAATTATGAATGATACTACATTTAATATAAATAAATATGATAAAAAAGAAATTAAAAAAGAAATTAAAAGCAATGAAACTGATTTATCAAATAAAAAACGTTTATTAAATACTAATATTAATGAAATAGAAATACAAAATAAAATAGTAAATACGAAATCAATATTAATTAATCAAAAAAGATTAGATGAATATTTAAATAAAGAACAGGAATTAATAAAAATTAATAGTGAAAATGGTAAATTCCAACAAATTATAGAAGAATTAACTTCAAAATTAGAAGAATATAAAGATTATGAATATGATTTAAAATGTAAATTTTGTGTGAAAAATAATAATGTTAAAGATAAATTAATTTTGGAAACAAAAATAAAAGATATATTATCTCAAATAGAAAATAATAATAAATTAATAAAATCAATTGATAAATTTAAAGATAATAATAAAGATATTATTGAAAATAATAATAGAAATATTAAATTAGAAGAAGAAAAAGTAGAAGCTACTAATAAACTTAAATTATTAGAAAAAGATAATAATATGTTAGAATTACAAATTCAAACAATAGAAAAATATATTGAAGATAAAAAATTAATTTTAGAAAAAATGTCAATATTTAATAATAATAAAAATGTTATTAAAAAAATAGAAGAATTAGAAGAAGAACTAGAAGAAATTAGAAAAGAAGAATCCAAAGAATATATTAATTATATACAAATGAACAAAGAATTTATTGATATTAACGAAGAATTAGAAACTATGAGAAAAAAATTAGTTTATGATGAAGAATTAATAGAATATAATCAATCTCAATTAGATTTATATGAAAATAATCAAGATAAAATCAAATTGATTAATGAATTAGAAGAAAATGTTAAAACAATTAATAAACAAATAGAAACAAATAAAATAAATAATAATACATTTAATACAAAGATAACTGCTTTAAAAACAACTTTAGTAGAAACAACTGAAAAGATTAATAAATTAAAGATTGATATAGGTACTTTCAAAATATTTAATGAGGATTTAAATAAAATAAAAGCTGATAAAGATGAATACGAGATAATTAGTAATTTTATTTCTGGAGAAGATTTTACAATTAAAATAATGCAAACTACAGTTTTACCAAATATTACAGAGAATATTAATAAGATGTTAAGAAAGTATAGTGATTATGAAATTCAAATGGTATTAAATCAAGATACAAATGATTCTGTATACATTTATAAAACAGATGGAAGCAATTTATCATTAAATGGAGGTTATGAATGTCATTTAATTAATTTAATTTTTAGAATAGTATTTAGTAAAATATCGGGGGTAATTAGAACAAATTTTATTATTATCGATGAAGCATTTGATGCATCAGATCAAAAAAATAAAAAGAATATTAAAAATATTATTGATTTTATGGATAATATTTATGATTGGGGTATAATCATTTCACACGACTTATATATCAAATCTAACTTTGATAAACATATTACAATTAAAAAAAATAATAATAAACAATCAATTAATATTTAATTAAAAAAATGATTTTATAATATAATATATTAAGCATAATTCATTAATATATTATATTATATGGATAGAAAGTTTAACAATCAAATTCTACAAGGTTTATACGATATTGCTAATTCGCAAGTAGTGGCTAATTTAAAAACACCCGAAGATATATATGCAATTTTATATCCATTCATTCGAGCCGTTATTGATAATCCGGAAGCATTTGAAGAGGCTTCTAGTTGGAGTCCTTTTATATCTGTATTAGAACATCTCAGAATAAAAGAACCTATGTATAAATTAATGCCATTCGAAGTATCAATGTCATTTACGTTATATATGTATATATATCATTAGATAATACTTATTCTAGAAGAATAAAATAAAAATAAAAATAAAATTATTAAATAATTAAATAAATAATTATTTAATAATAAAATATATGTCAAAAAAAGAATTAAGATATCTAAATAGTTTAAAATTATATCATAAATCAAATTATAATTTATATATAGATAAAAGCCATATAGAAAATTCTGGATTCGGAGTTTTTACAAATGATTTTATTCCAAAAGATACATTAATTGATGAATATTTTGGCGAATATACAGAAAGTTTACCAGGTGGAGAATATTTTTTTAGAATAGATGAAATATGTGGTATAAACGCAATAGATACTCCTCGTTGTTATATGGCAATGTTAAATGATGCATCGTTTATACCTATTTCTAATAGAGCATTAAAAAAGTTTATTTATCATTCATTCCATAATAATTGTTATTTTAAAATTATAGATAAAAAAGTATATGTATATAGTTCAATAGACATTGATTATAATTCTGAATTATTTATATCATATGGTAAGGATTATTGGAGTGTTTAAATTAATCCACAGTCAGAAATAACAATTCTATCTGTTGGCATATCTGAATTATCTGTTTCAGTTGTATTTAACTCATAAATGAGTTCAAATCCTTTTATAACTTCACCAAATACTACGTGTTTACCATCTAAATGTGGAGTTGGTGATGTAGTAATAAAAAATTGCGAGCCATTAGTATTTGGTCCAGCATTTGCCATTGATAATAAATATGGTCTATTGTGTTTTAAAATAAAGTTTTCATCTTCGAATTTTTCTCCATATATTGATTTTCCTCCAGTTCCATTATGATTAGTATAATCTCCTCCTTGTATCATAAAATCTTTTATAATTCTATGAAAAGGTGTATTAATATATTTTTTAGTTTTACATAAAATTCTAAAATTATTACAAGTTTTAGGAACAACATTATCAAATAATTTAATAATTATATTACCAACTTTATTTCCATTAATTTCTATAGTAAAAAATATGTAATTTTGAGGTTTTTGTATTATTTGTTGTTTTTTATCTTTTGGTAATGGTTCAACAATTCTTACTCTTTTATTATGTTTTTTATTTAATCCATTTTGTTTTATACATGATTTTTTTGGATGTTTGTTATGTTTGTTATGTGAATTGTGTGAATGTTGTGAATGTTGTGAATGTTGTGAATTATTGTTTTGTTGTTTGTTAGATCTTCTTATTTTCAAAAAAACAATAAGTAAAACTATTCCAATAAATATTATTAATAAATTTGTAAATAAATTCATATATCTATATATAAAAATATATTGTTAAATTTTATTTTCTATTATTTCTAATATATGAAATTTATTCATTTTGGGTGTTGGAATAATGGCACTTGTAACATTGAATCCGGTGATAATGGATTATCAAAAACAATGAGAAAATTAAGAGATTTTATAAGTATTAATCCTATTGACTTTTTAGTAGTAGCAGGTGATAATTATTATCCATCAAAATCAAAAAATGATAAAGGTGAAAAAGTAAAAACATTAAATGTAGCTGATCTTAAATCTGGTTTTGCTTGTTTACCAAAAGCTGTAAAGAAATATATATTATTCGGAAATCATGAATATGATGACGTTGCTTCAATAATTAATGAAGGTGTTTCAACAGTTTCAGCTAATGAAGAAAAATGTAAAATTCTTACTTTAGAACAAGAACAAAGTAAAATTATAGATACTCCAGATAATATTAATTTATTTCAAGATGTAATGTTTGTAAATAAAGATGGTACATTATTAATTATGATTGATACAACTATTTATGAAGATGATATTGAATCAACTAAAGATAGTTGCTTCAAACATATATTTCCAACTTTAACCAAAAAAGATACTATACAAGATTTTATGACTCATCAAGAAACTAGAATTAGAGATATATTAGCTGAAAATAAAAGTGCTAAAAATATAATATTTGTAGGACATCATCCTATAATAAGTGTTAAAATTAAAAATGATAAACCAAAACCAAGTTCATTAGAAAAATTTAAACAATTATTCATAAATATAAATGGTTTATTATTAGGAAAAAAATTATATTATTTATGTGCTGATACACATTTATATCAACACGGCAAAGTAACTATAAAATCATCTGGAGTACCAGATATAGAAATAGATCAATATATATGTGGAACAGGAGGTGCAGAACAAGATGAATGTCCTCCACCTACTTCACCTACTTCACCAAGTATTATTGAAAATAAAGATAAAACATTAAGTTTTAATATGAGTAATTGTTCGAAAATATTTGGATTTTTAGTAGTTGATATAAAAGATGATGTAATTAATTTTAATTTTCAAAATACCGAGGAATCTGGAAAAGGTATAGCACATGGAGGTAGTTATTATTCTAAATATATGAAATATAAACTTAAATATGAAAAATTGAAATTACAATATCAACAATATTAAATAATGTATTAGATATTATAATATATTAAATGGAACAAGAACTTTTAAATAACCCCAATAAATTATCATTTATGAATAACCTTTTATCACAACATCAATTTACTGAAGAATTTTTAATTAAAACAATAGAATACTATGATTCGTGGAAATGTCTACGCACACAAATGAATTTATCACCATATTTTTGTTTTCGATATTTATATGATAATAATACCGACTCTGCTGATAATTGGACTGATTATAATGAAATTAAAGAATATCTTAATAAACATAATTTTACAAATGAAGAAATAGAAATTGGATATAAAAATGCTATGAATGATAGAAAAAAAGATGTAAAAAATATTTTATAATTTATTTATAATTTCATGATGTATGATAAAACATAGAATGGATTCATTACATTATGTGAATCACCACTACCTGAATTATTAATTGTAATACCGTGTGTATGAGCTCCAGCAGTAGCCATAGTTTGACGACCGGCGGCTATGTTTGGTTCAGTTCCGCTATTATCTGTATTTATGACGGTACCGGTACCATCATAACGTAATAAACCATAGTTTTCTACATTGTGATCGTGGGCTCCAGCAGAGTCAATTGTTGCGGTGTGGTTATGAGCTGGTAATTCACCTGTTGTTAATGTATGTCTTTCTTCACCACCTGTTTCGCCTTCTACTCTATGGCTTAAACCTTCATGAGCATCTTCGCCATCACATTGACCTAAAATAAATCTAGATCTTAAATCGGGTGTATTATTTTGACCGTTGCAGAAGGCCCAACCTTCTGGCATAAGTTCACCAGTTGTATCATAATAATATTGGCTATTAAATGAAATAACCATACCTGGTAAAAATCTGGCATAATTTGGTGCACTAGTAACAACACTAGCTACTAATCTTGATAAGAAATAATTATCATTGATTCCTGACATATATATATAAATATATATATATAATTTTTTATATTGGTGATATAATTAAAAATTGATATTTATATTATATATTCTTTTTATACATTTAATATAAAATTATTTAAATGAATTTATATTCACAAGTATATTATCTTTTTCTTATATACACCATAATTATCAATAAATTTAAAGATTTTTACTTACTTGTTGATATTACAAATAATAATATTTTAAATTAAATATTTAATTAAATATTTAATTAAGTTTTTTATTTATTCTAAAATTATATATAATATATAATGGGAGGTAATAACTCTAAAATAGATTATTATAATATTAAAGATATTATTGGACCAAAATTTATAAATAATAAATTAAATGAATATGATATAACTTATAATAATGGAAAAAATAAGATAATACGATTTACAAAAGATAAAGAAAGAGAATTTAAAAATATATATGAACATTCTCTAATATTAAAACCTATTGTACTTATAAAATATAGTAAAATTAATAAGATAGTCAATTTCAGAATTTTTACAGATATTGAAAAAAATAAAATTGAGAACGATGATATATATTCTTTTGATATTATATATCTAGATAATACTATTCAAATATTAAGATTAAATTGTTATCAAGAAGATACATTTTGGAAAATATTTAAATTAATAAATTTAAAAAAATACAATCTATGTAAAAATGTTTTTAAAATAGTAAATAGTAAATAGTAAATTTTATTCTTCAAATATTATGTATTGTCTATTATTTATCTTTTCTTGATGATATGCTTCTATAACACAATCCATATTACAACAATAATAATTATATTCATAATCATAATCATAATCATAATCATCGTTATCATCATTTATTTTTGAATAAATAAATACTTTATTACATTTATTATTACAACATTTTTTATCATTATTAAATAAGTTGATAGGAAAATAATATAGATAAATTATAGTACTAATAATTAAAAAAGGATATATCATTTTATTATAATTATATATATAATAAAATTAAAATTTTAAATAACAATTAGTAGATCAATTATATCTACGTTATTATTAGTATCATAAAGAACTGCGTCTTCATCAATTGGACCAGGTGGTGGAACCGGAGGAGCTGGTGGAATAATTGCATTATAATTATCATCATAATTATCATCATAATTATCATCATAATTATCATCATAAAGTACTTCATCTGCGTCAATTGGACCTGGTGGTGGAACAGGAGGAGCTGGTGGAAGAACTGCTTCATAAATAGTTGTAATGTTTGGAATATTAAGTTTTTCTGGAGTTACAAGTACTGGACCGGGTTCTTCAATATGAATACGTTTATCATCGTGAATAACAGATGAAGCAAATACTAAACTAAAAAGCATCATGGCAATAATATATTTCATTTTATAATTAATATTAATATATATAATATTATTTAAGTACTTTATGGTATCTTTATCACTTTTTATTTTTTTTAATAAAAATATTATGATTTAAAAACTTAGATATATTATTATAATAAATATGTCATTAGAAGATGCAACCAAAGATGTTCCCGAATTTAGTTTATGTGGTTTAACATTACAAGGTAAAGTAGTTGAATGTTATGACGCCGATACATGCAAAATAGTTTTACCATTACAAAATTCATTTTATAAATTTACATGTAGATTAAATGGTATAGATACACCAGAAATGAAACCACGTAAAGATAAACCTAATCGTGAAAATGAAATGGTATGGGCGAAAAAAGCACATGGAGAACTTTTACGTTTAATTTGCTTAGATAATAATTGTTTTGATAACTTAGATATTAAAAAAGAAGAAGTAATTAATATGTTGCAAAATAATAAAAGATTAATTACTGTAAAATGTTTAGAATTTGATAAATATGGAAGATTACTTGTTGAATTATTTGGCGATGATAAAAATAAATCTTTTAATAATATTTTAGTTGAAAAGAATTTTGCAGTAAATTATGATGGAGGTAAAAAAGTAGCACCTTGGATTTTATAAAAAATGAAATTTATTTTAATTATTAAAGGTTTATTTTATATATTAATTTATATAAATAAATGGAAGCTATTGGTGATTTTGTTATTTCTAATAATTATTTTAAAGGAGCAATTAGCGGTATGACCGGTATTCTTCTAAGTCAACCAATTGATTCTATAAAAACACATTACCAAGTAAATAAAAATATTAAATTTAACTATAATTTTAAAAATTTTTATCGTGGTGTTACATCACCATTACTTGGGGTTGGTCTTGAAAAAGCAATGGTATTTGGGACATATAATTATTTTAAAAATAATCTAAATTGTAATGTAGCTGTATCTGGTGCAATTTCAGGATTAATTGCATCAGCTATTGTAACTCCATATGAACGAATTAAAATTTTATCTCAAACAAATCATAAAATTACAAAAGAAATTCTCAATCCATCATATCTATTTCGCGGACTTAGTGCTACTTTTACTAGAGAAATTCCTGGTTTTGCAATTTATTTTTCAACATATGAATATCTAAAAAATACATGTTTTACAAATCAAAATAAACAAATTCCAATTTATGCAAGTTTTATTTTTGGGGGAATTAGCGGATCAATGGCTTGGATTTTTATCTACCCTCAAGATAGAATAAAAACAATTATTCAATCAAATAGTTCTAATGAAAAAATTAATATTAAAGCTTTAATTAAAAAAACATATGAAAACGGTGGTATTAAACATTTTTATAGTGGTTTTTCATTTGCAATTGCTCGTGCAATTCTACTTCATAGTGGTACATTTTGTATGATGGAAATTTTAACTAATATGTAAAAATAATATATAAAAATTTGATATTTTAACATTTTAATAAAACATAATTAAATGTTTTATTAATTAAATAAAATGTATATCAAAGGAGGTTATCTTAAAGGAACTAATACAGTCCGCCAACACCCTATTAAAAATATTAATGTAAAAAAATCAGATTCGTGGACTCGTATTTCAATTAAAGTTAATAATAAAATTGTTGCAACAATTTGTAATATTGGTGAAAATGTAAATATTAAAATCAATGCAAATATGAATGATGATATTGTACTAACTGCAAATAATAAGGAATATTATCACGAAAGAACACTATATGAATTTGAACTAGAAATTGATACTGAAGATAACACTATAATCGAAGAGGATACATGGTTAATGTATGATTGCTAAATTTTTTTATTAACTTTCTGCTAATATATCACATATATCATCTAATTTATTATATTTATCACCATATTTATCATAATAATTATCATAATTAACAAAATAATACCATAAATTTAAAATATTATTAAAGATATTCATAACTAATAGTAGTGTATATCTTATTATTTTATATATTATTTATTATATTACTTATAAAAATAAATTTAACTATTATTAATTATGAGTAATCGTGATCTTATGAATATAAATCATAATAATGAAATAGCTGAAATTTTCGATGATAATAAATTAAAAGATTTAAATAGATTTATTAAAAAACGGGAATGTTTAAATTGTTTTAACTTTTATATGGTATATTTATTTTATCTTATTCAATCCGGTGGTATATTAGTAACAATGATTGCTACAAGTTATAATCAACAATATTTAATTTGGACCGGTGTTGGTTTAAATATTTTGGCTTCTTTAATTCATGTTTATGAGAAAAATAATAATACTATTTTGGAGAATCTATTGAAAGATATAAAATTGATAAGAGATGGGAAATATATAGATGAGAGCATACTAGTAGATTTAGATACAAATAAAATAAATAATAGTTCACGTGACAATAATAGTCATAATAGTCAAGGACAAAATACTTCACACGCATAATAAAAATATATAAAAATATATATAATTATAATAAATGAATACAGAAAATTCATTAATAATGTATAACGATACAAATGTATATGAAGATTTTAATACAGAAGAAGAAACTATTACTAAATCAATAATAGTAATAATAAATAATCTTAATGTGAGAATTCAAAATATTCAAAAGAAAGAGAATGAAACAATTAAAAATATTTGTGATATATATATTAATTCAGAAGATATTTGTTCTTTTGAAATAAATAATAATAGTAATAATATTGATTTTAATGATATTATAAATAAAGAAGTAAATCAAACTTATAATTGTGATATAATTAATTTATTAAATATTTTGTATAAATTACATTTTTATTTATAACAAAATTTGTTACAATATTTACAATATGTACTCGTGGTATGATTGTGATATCCCATACCTATGATTTTTATTTTTACATTATTTCTTTCTTTATTGCATATACATACATGGTTCAAAGAATCACAAAATAAATATTTATCACAAATACAAATATTATTCATATATATATAATAATAAAAATTGTATTTTTAAATAATTAAGTACTTAATATTTTATTACATATAATATTATATAATGTCACGGTATCTATCAAAACTTAGTAAAAATATTCGATTTACATCAACACTTGTGTCTCAAAAACAATCATACTTTGATAATATATTCAATAAAGTAAGCGAAGATATTATATTTAAAACTCTGAATGCATTTACTAATGATACATCAAATGATAAAGTTAATTTAGGAATTGGTATTTATGCTGATGAAAATGGTGTTCTACCTCCTCTAAAGTCACGTTATCTTCCACTAAGCGGAGATACTGATTTTCTTAATGCTTCTGAAAAGTTTGTATTTGGGCGACCTATTAAAAATATGTTTAAATTTCAAACATGTGGTGGTACAGGATCACTTAGTTTAGCAGAACAAATTATTAATTATAATCGAGTTAATAATCCAGTTTATGCGATTCCGTTACCAACATGGCCTAATCATTTACAAATTTTTAAAGGAAAAAACATTTTAGAATATAGCACAACAATTAATTTTGCCCTTAACTACCCTAAAATAGTTCATCCAGATGTACTACTGGTTCAAACTTCGTGTCATAATCCAACCGGTATTGATTATACACACGAGGAAAGAACACATATTCTTGATTATGCTGATAAAAATAATATTACTATTATTTTTGATACTGCTTATCTTGGATTATCTGGTAAATTTAATGATGAAACGAGCTTTCTAAAAATGGCTGAAAAACGGAATATTGATTTCATTGTATGTCTTTCTTATAGTAAAATTGGTGATGTATACGGTCACCGAACTGGTGCACTATTCTTTCGACCAAAACAAAGTACAAATGTAAATTATGAATATATTAAAGCAAATGTCGAACAACTGATACGTTCTAATATTTCAAATTCACCGCGTTACGGATCAGATTTAATGATGGAACATTATCTAGGTGATGATAATAAAATGAAACTATTTTATGAAAAAATTCAAAATATGGCGAATCGTATTAATATTGTACGTGAAAAAATTGGTAAAGAACTAAAAGATAACGGGATTATAAATAATATATCTAAAGGAAATGGTATGTTTTCGCTACTTGATATTTCACCTCTTGAAATAGTTCGACTACAACAAATTTACCATATATATTTACTTCCAAACGGCCGTATTAATATATGTGGTATTACAAATAAAAATTATGAATATATTGTTAATTCTATTATTGAAAATCATAAAATAAATTTATAAATAATTTTTTAATGATATTTCTTCAAATATATCAGCAAGTGTATCTATATTATTTATTTTATATATGAATTTTGATATATCTATTCTTGATATTTCTAATTTATAAATAATTAGATTTAAATTTTCTATTTCATAATTTTCTTCATATTCAAATAATTTTTTACTTTCTTCACATTCAAAAATAATATTATCAATATTATTGTATATTTTATTAAATAAAATTGTATCTTCATTTGTATTTAAATTTTCACGTAATACATTTATTGTTTCTAATAAATTAATTATATATGAAGAATTCTGATAAGTTAAAATATACTCATTCAATTCTAATATTTCATCAAGTAACATATTTTTTTCAATAAATGTATTCATTAATTTTTGATAATAATTAATATATTTATTTTTTAATAATAAATAAATCAATTTTTTTAATCGATTGAATTACAAAATAATTTAATCGATCCTTGTAGGGATTGAACCTACGACCTAACGGTTAACAGCCGTTCGCTCTGCCAACTGAGCTAAAGGATCCTCTTTCCCTCACAATATTTTATATATTTTATTCTTTAAATGATTTTAAATTATTTTATTAATCTATTATAATATTATAATGAGTACGCCTTTGGCAAGTTTGAATTTATTAGATATAATACTTCCAACTTTTAGTAAAGTAATGACAAATCAAGAAGATAGATATACAGTCTACGATCTAAGTTTTAATGCACAAGAACAAAGATTAAATAATCATGATACAATATTAGAAAATAATGATACAAGATTAAATAATCATGATATTAGTTTAAATAATATTGTATCTGAAATAGCAAATATAATAATACCTTATTTAGTACCAAGTGGTTCTATTATTGCATTTAAAGGTACAGGTAATGTACCATCTGGATGGTTATTATGTGATGGTAAAAATGATACACCTGATTTAAGAGGTAGATTTATTTTAGGTCATGTAACAGATACAAATGATTTATCACCCGGTTTAACACAAAGAACTATTGATATAAGTGGTGGTACAGAAACACATATATTGACAATTGGTGAATTACCTTCACATAATCATAGTGGATTAGTAGATTCTAATGGTAATCATACACATACAGGTACTGTAGACAGTAATGGTTCTCATACACATAGTATAAATGATCCAGGTCATACACATACACAAACTACAATAAATGATGATTTTAATAATAGTGGTGCAAGTCCACCAGGTTTTACAGCAGATAGTGCTGGTTCCAGAACATGGAATAATATTAGTACAAATACAACAGGTATCACAATAAATGCCGATGGAATACATCAACATACATTTACAACAAATACTAGTGGAACACATCAACATACAATTCCATCACAAGGTGGTAATCAAGCACATAATAATATGCCACCATTTTATGTATTAAGATATATTATTAAAGTTTAAATTTATTCTTTTAAGTTTTCAGCTAAAGTTAAACCAACTTTTCTTAACATTTCTTCTTTTTTCCAAGGAGCCAAACCAATTAATAAGCTTGAAATATCATGTCCCCAATAAGCACATGTAGAACCGTTCCAATTACCTAATAATCTAATTATATTTTTTGCAAAAGTTTTAGCATCTACTGCAAATGGTGTATTAATTAAATATTGTGTATTTTCAGTTAAAACTGCTCCAGGCATTATATTAAGCATATCAATATTTGGATTAGATACTTTATATTCACTAATTATAGTATTAGCATGATAAAATCCAAATGCATTAGTCGCTTCATATACTGCCAAATATGGAACACTAATTTCTCCAGTTATATTTGAAGCTAATCCAAAAGTAGGGTGTATACATTGAGCGGTATTAAAAATAATCGCCGATTTATATTGAGGTTTTAACTGTTCTCTTTTTGTCATATATTGAAGGGCTAATTTTGTTAATTTTGCTTGCGGATATGTACCAGTAATTAAAGATTCTTTTATTTTTTGATCTGATTGAGAATGTGATGGATTACTTGCTGTTCTTTTTCCAACATTATTTACTAATATACTAACATCGTATGAACCATTAAATATTTTTTCTATTTCATACCACCATTCATCATTATCTAAACTCTCACTAAAATCTCTCTCAATAATTTTAATTTTACAATCTGGATATTTATTTTTAATAAAAGTAGCTGTTTGATGTGTTCTTAGCGAACCTATTAAAATTAAATTAAATTCTCGTGCTGCAAATTCTTCTGCTAAAAGTTTACCCTGGCCTCTACTTGCCCCGGTTATTACTACCCAAGTTCCTTTACCATACCGTTCAGAAAGATTTTTTTCATTCACAAAATGTTTGTAAAATATATTGCTTAAAAATAAAAATATCGGTAAAATTATACATAAAATTATTATTATTAATAGAACTTTTATAATATTTTTATCGTTCATTATAATAAATAAATAGAATTAAATAAATAGAATTAAATAAATAGAATTAAATAAATAGAATTAAATAAATAGAATTAAATAAATAGAATTAAATAAATAGAATTAAATAAATAGAATTAAATAAATAGAATTAAATAGAATTAAATAATAGAAAATAAAAAATAGAATAAATATATTAAAAAATAAATAATATATTATTATAAAATGGATAAGATAAAGTTTTTTGACTTAAGTTTATTTAGAATAGTTAGATTATCAAAAGATAATATATATATTATTGATATGCGTAAAAATTATTTACATCTTTAACATTTTTTCAAATTTTTTTAATTTAAAATATTTATCTTTATATTTCTTATATTTATTAAACATTTGTTGTGGCTGTGCAAATTGATTAAGATTTAATGTTGGAAACGTTGGTGGTACAACTGGAACTCCTTGTGTTGGAGCTGGTACTAACGCGGGTGCTGGAGCAGGTGCTGGAGCTGGTGCTGGAGCTGGTGCTGGAGCTGGAGCTGGTGCTGGAGCTGGAGCTGGTGCTGGTGCGGGAGCTACTAATGATAGTAGAGATGGTGGTAATGATATTTGTACTGGTGGCATGAATATTATAGATACTGGAGGAGGTGTAATTGTATCAATTTGTGATATTATTGATCTACGCATTAATGATTCTGGCACTGATTCGGGTAGATTTATAGGTTCACCTATATTATTTATTTGTACTATATGTTCTTGCATTAATGCTTGGAATAATTCAATAAATTCTTGTCTTATTGATTCGTTTATAAATTGATTTGTAATTTGTTGTATATTTACAAATAATTGTTGTATGTATAATGGTTCTTCTAATAATTTTGTAAATAGTCTTATAATTGGTTCAAAATAAGTTTTTGCATTTTCTAGTTCAGTTGACAAAACAAATGTATTTAATAATAATATATTTTGATTTATTAATGATTCTATTAATGCTTTATTATGTATTGATATAGCTAATCCATTTGTAATTTTTTGAAGTAATGTTAAAAATCTTTTTCTTTTTTCTTCTTGTGTTATTTGTTGTGGATCTTGATGCATGGAATATACTTCTAATGTTGTATATCTTGATATTAAATTTCGTACATTTTCAAATATTGGTACCGAAGGTTTTGTACTAATTAATAGAATATGATTTTTAATTAATTTTTTATATTCTTCTATTGCTTTTTTACGTACAGATACGTATAAATATCTATTTATATGTTCTGTAATTTTACGTGTTATTTCCTGTTCTACTATAAATTTATAAGATGGTATATAACCGGTAACAAATAATTGTATCTTTTCTTGAATTTGTGTTCTTGTATTATCAAAAATACTATTATGTATAAATACCTTTAATAATGGATCAAGATTCATCATAATTTGTTGTGTTGAAAACTTCGAATGATATTGCTTTATTGTACCAGTTATATTATTGATATAATTATATATATTTCTAAAATAACGTTCATATGGATATTCACTTATATCTAAATATTTATTATATATAAAACGTGTATAAAAAGAATCAATAATGGTATTTAATTTTGGTTTTTGAAGTATTGCTTTTATAATAGTTAATTGTTCTGCTATATACATTCTTTTCTTTTTAATTTCTTCTCCATCATTATTATTATTATTTACAATATTATTAATTGTTGTTTCAATATTAGATTTTAATTCAATACAACCTCTTTGTCTTAAATTTTGAATATCATATAAACATATTTCTTCATCAAATGTTGAAAACATATGAGATAATGATGGTACTGCATTACAAATGTACCCATCGTGAGCCCCAAATAATGTTGTTAAAATTTCTTTAAGACGTATATCAACTGATGTATCAGAAGAGAATTTTGAAAAATCATTATTAAATCGTGAAAAGTGTATATTATTATATTTTATTCTAATTCCTTCATTATCAAATTGAAATGTAGGATTAGTTAAACGTGGTAAGAATCCACTTCTTGAAGGATGTTCGTCATTAATTTTATAATAAGTTGACAATACGCGTTTATGATCTTGATTTGTTGTTGTATTATAATATTGTACTATTCTTTGTAAATTTATTTCATTAAATAAATTAATTAATACTATATTATTTACATCTCCGTGTAATTGACATGTATATACTGGATTTCTATTTCCTCCATATTTTGTAATTCCATATGATGTAGCTAAAAAGAAATTTGAAAAGAATACTGGTCTTCCAACTGATTCAAAAAAGTTAGAATTACTTTGACCTGTATATAATTTTGTTTTGTAGTTTATTATAAATGCATTATGTATACCTAAATTGGTTGAAATAGGATCCGAATTAAATGAGAATATATTATAAAATGGAGAAATATTAGATTTTATATATTCATCATTCATATATTCGTATTTATTTCTTTGCTTACACATTGTTTCAATTGATTTATTCTGTGGTGTTGAAGGTAAATATGGAACATTGCTATCCATATCAATTAATTTTAATTGATCTACACTAGTTTGAACACCACCCGATACATCTAATATATTTTTACGATTTGTAACAGAAGTTATAAATCTTTTTAATAATTCTAAATTATAATCACGATTATGTAATTGTGTAAAATTTATATCTGAATAATTAACATTAATACTTTCAAATAGTAAAATACATATACTTTTATCTGGAATTGAATCATCCTTAATTATTTTTAAGATTTTTAAATACCCAGGAGGTAATAGAATTTCACTTTCATGTGGATGTGTTGAAACATGTGTTGATCCTCTATCACCAAAAACTAAATATTTTTCAGTTGTTGGTATTAATATATAAAAATCATATCCAACATATCTAGTCATAAAATTAAAATTTAAGTCAAATGTAGTTGATATGCAATATGGAAAAAAGAATTCATAACCAATAGGCATATTAATTATTTCATTCTGTAAAGTATTAGAATGAACATATGATCTAGATGAGCGAACAATAATATAATCATGTGAAAATTGTGAATTATCTAGATTCATAAATGATGCTAATATATTATTTACGTGTTTCAAATTATCAACACTAATAGAATTCTGATTAGTATCAGATAAAAATGAATTTACAGCGGTTTCATCTGAATTTACTAATTTATGTAATATACTATTAATATCAAAAGATGAACTTGTATATTTTCTTATTGCATCTTTATAATTTTTATTATTTAATACATGATTAACTTGATATGTAACTAAACTATTAGGTAAAATAATTTGAGGATTTGAAATATCTAATTTAATGTTACTAACAGTGCCAGGTATACTAAGATTGCTAGCAATACTAGGATGTGATAAATTACAATTAAATATAGCAAGATTTCTTTTTATTAAAAATGATTTATAATCTGGATTATCTTCAGTGCACATATTTTGCATTTTTAATTTATTACAAGTGTTAATAAGATTAATTTTTATTTCTGTTTCAATATTTGTACTAACTCCAGTTAATGTATTATTTATAATGTCTATATTTATATGTAAAGGTTTAGGAGTATATAATCTAAAAGATGTAATTGAATTACTCATACTTCCTCCTAATTTAATCGATGTTATAGTCTTTGCATTTATATCTTGATTTATTTCAAAATAATATGCTTTTAATAATTTACTTATTATATCATCTTCTGGTAAATTGCTAATAACTGTATTAATTCTATTTATTAAATTATTAATTTCTGTTATATAATTAGGATTTTGTGTATTAAATTGAATTAAGTTTGTTAATATATCTTGGTTAGCAAAATTTCCATTTATGTTTTCTGTATTATTATAATTATTAAAAATATTTAACACATATATATATCTTATTATTGCTTTGTTTCTTTTTCTATAATTTGGTGTTAATCCAAATAATACATAATAATTATTAATTATATCAAATACTGAAACTGTATTAATTATCTTTCCATCAAATGATATATTATTCAAGTATGTATTTATATATTTTATATTATTACGTACATCAAAATTATTATTAGCTACAGCATATTCTATGTCTGCTGTACGTTCCATATACTTTATATCAAATAAATAGACTCTAACTGTAGTATTAATATCCGGACCACTTATTTTACGTATTTCGTAATATACTCTTATCAAATCGATTACAGGTACATAAATATTTCTAAATAAATTTCCGTATTTATCAAATACTAATTCATAACCTAATTTTTGATATATAACTCTCATATTATAATAACCACCTGATTGTTGAAACGTTGGATTAGGAGTAAGCGGAGGTGTAGACGGTGTAGCTGATGTAGCTGGTGTATCTGGTGTATCTGGTGTATCTGGTCTTTGTGGTCTTGGTGCATTTGCATTTGCTGGTTGTGGTAGATATTGTCCTTGTATAACTTCCAATTCATTAAGAATACTAGATTTATTTTTATTAAGAATATTTGTTATTTGTTTAGCTATATATTTTAAGATTAATATTATTCTAGCTTGTGCTATATCAGGATCTAATGTATCTAAACCATCAATAAAGATTTTAATATCAAAATCATAGCTATTAATTAAATCATTTAAATCATTTCCTTTTAATATACTCCAAATGCTATTATCTAAATAATTATATAAATCCGTATTTTGATTTGGTATAAGTGGGATATTATTAGGTGGTGATCCTTGTAAATTATAATCAGGATTAGGTCTATACATATAATTAATTTCTGTAACATTATTAGGATTAAATTTTATTGTATCATTGATATTGTCTGTTATTTTATTATTATATATATAATTTAATAAATGAGATCCTCCTAATAAATATGTAACATTGCTATCTCTACTAGAATTACTAACAATCTCATTTATATTAAGTGATTTTAAATGATGTACATACGGTGATATACATAATAAATGGAATTTTTTAATTATTTTACCTAATATTTGTTCATTATCATAATCAAAATGAATATGTTCTTCATTCCAATTTCGAAAACTTTCTGCCATTATATATAATATGATGATTATATAAAAAAATATAATTCGAAATATATTAAAAATATTATATATATAATTATATTAATTAAATGGAAAAACAAGATGTCTATACAAAATTTTTAAATGAATTATCAGAAAAATTTTTAATTACAGATAAGGGAATTTATGAAATTGAAAATGATAAAATATCTATAAATATTAAATTAAAAAAATGGTGTGAAACTAATAATAAACTTAAACAAACCAATTTAAATTCGTATAATAATAAAAAAATAGCAGGGAATATTGTTTCAACAATTACTACAATAAAAGCCCGCGAATATATCAGTCCAATTGATAAAAATCTTATTTATTCTTTTGGAGATTTTGGTTTATCATTAATTGTTTCAGTTAATGGAAATGAAATTTTTGAAACAACTTCAATTGTTGATGATTTTGAATCGGGTACATTTGAAGAAAATAAAAAATTAATTGAAGATTATATTAATAATCTAGAGAACAATTATGTTAATTTAATAATGTATCTTCAGGAAATAATGAATAATATACCTGAAGAAATTTCAAATGAAAATTTGGAAAAATTAAAATTTAGAGATCCTATAGATTTAGATAATTTAAATATTAATAACAGAAAAGAAAGAGATATGCCTAAATTAATACCAGCTCAAAGATCACAACGCACTAGAAGACAAGCTGGTGGAGATCTTGTATAATTTTTATTATTTTGTATCATTTTTTTTACTTTCATATTCGGGCAATTCGTCAATGATTACATTTTTTAACGGAACAGAAAAATAATAATTTTTTTCAGATTTTTTATTACATAAACAACCAAAACCAATTAAGATTACTGCTATACATATATATCCAGTAAAAACCAGATTATTTATATTTTCTTCATTCATTAAAATATAGCTAATATCCATAATAATAATAATAAATTATATATTTTTAAATGTAATTATTTATGGTATCAAAAATTGAGAATATAAAGAATTTAATAAAATGGTGTATTAAATGGTAAACATGTAATATTAAATCAAGATTATATTAATATTTAATATTTAATATTAATATATTATATCTATTAACATGATATTAAATATAAATGATTTATTTATAAAAAAACATTTAGGTACAGAATATTGGTCTTTTCAAGATAATGATAAATTTATTAATTATTTTTTTCCTGAAAATATAAAAACGTTAATTAAAAATGATATTAAGTATGATGCAGATGTGTATACAATTTATGAAACAGATAATTCTTATTTTAATAAAAATAAAATAAACATTATTATTTGTGTTGAAAATGCACCACATTACACCCATTATCATCATTATAATAAATACGGTGACTATAATAATGATTTAGTACAAATTTATTTTTATAATCATATTGATAAAGTTGTTAAAACAGATAAATATATGGCTATACCGATAATATACACACAAATAAATTATTTTAATAGATTTTATAAAAGTATTCAACCAAGTATATATACACCATTTAACAAAAAAAAATTTTGTTTATTTGTAAGTAATAATAAATATTTAAGTGAAAAAAAAAATAAAGTTAAAGATTTTTTAAATAGTATTGAACCGTGTGATTCATTAGATCTTTATAAAGATGAAGTAACAGATAAGTCTTGTTACAATTCTATAGAATTTTTAAATGTATTGAATAGATATAAATTTGTTTTTGTTTCAGAAAATTCATATAATGATGGATATATTACTGAAAAAATTTTTAATTGCTTTTTCGCAAGAACTGTTCCAGTTTATCATGGGAGTCCCAAAATTGGTTACTATTTTAATACCAATACTTTTATAAATGTTAATGATTTATCAGATGAAAAATTAGAAGTAATAAAACAACAAATTATAAAAATAAAAGATAATGAAAATGAATATAATAATATTATTAATATTAATAAAATAAATTCTGAATATGACGATGAAAATTATAAAATACAATTTGAAAATTTTGTAACTAAATTATTAAATAATAATAATAACAATAACAATAATAATAACAATAATAATATATGTAATAAATTAAATAATTATGCTATATTATTTATTGTAATAGTTTTATTATTCGTTTTAATATTTATATGTACCAAATATTGTTTATTTAAGCAATCCTCAAATTAAGTGCTTTTCTAATTTTAAGACATGAAAAATAAATATTATATTATAATATTTTATAATACAATATGTTTAATATAAATAATATAAATAAAAAAACATTAATAATATCGATACTATTACTATTATTAATAATTTATTTTCTTTATTTTAAAAATAATAAAAATGAAAATTTTACAATTCTAAATTCAGAATATATTGATACAAATAATTGTGTAGATACAATTACATGTACTTATGTAATAAATTTAAAAAAAGATGTTGAAAGAAAAGAAACTATAAAAAAACATTTTAAAGAACACGATATTAGTTTCAATATATTTGAAGCAGTAAATGGTCTTGATTTAGATCTAGAAAAATTAAGGGCAGAAAAAACATTAAAAGATAAAGAAAGACCATTAACTAAAGGAGAAATAGGTTGTTATTTATCACATATAGAAATATGGAAGAAATTTTTATCTAGTGATAAAAAATATTGTTTAATTTTTGAAGATGATGTACAATTATGTGAAAATTTTAAAAAAAAAATAAATGTTACTCTTAGAGAATTAGATAAGAATAATACTAATAAAGAAAATGATATAATTGATGCAATATATTTAAATCACGAGCTTCATTGTAAATTATTTTTTGGAGATTATGAATGTAATAAACATGTACTTCTAGATAATATGACAAATATTAAGAAACCATTTAGATTAGGATATGGTATGTTTGGTTATATTATAAGCAGAGAAGGTGCCAAAAACATATTAAATTATGGCGTACCTATGACAATGCCTATAGATGTTTTGATGCATTATTTAAATCAAATAAGCTTGATGAATGTAACAAAAACAATTGATCCATATGTTCTTCATACTGGTTCATATAGTAATACACAAAAATTAGAAGAAAATAGTATTAAATCTGAAGATAGTATCAAAACTGAGGAATAAAATAATAAATGATAGAAATATTAATGATAGAATTATTAATCGATTGAATTACAAAATAATTTAATCGATCCTTGTAGGGATTGAACCTACGACCTAACGGTTAACAGCCGTTCGCTCTGCCAACTGAGCTAAAGGATCCTTTTCTCCTCACAATATTTAATATATTTTATTCTTTATATGATTTTAAATCAAATATAATTATGCATCTTGCATTTTTGATAGAAAATCAGAAGATAATAACATAGAACCCATGATTAAACCAATACTAATCATATTTTTATATCCAAATTCATTCTTTAAAAATATTAAATTAAATATAAATAAATTTACTAAATCGCATGCGTTTACAAATACATATATATTAAATACTGATAAATGTCTATTAGCATTTTTAATACCATTCACATTAAAAAAATATTCAACTAGTACAAAACATATTGAGGTTAAATATGCTTGTTTAAAAGTCCATTTTGTTTTCAAAGTTAAATGATAAAATGATGCGAAGGTATAACATATTGAACCAAGATATAAATAAAATAATGCTATATTTTTATCCATTATATAATTAAAGTATTATTTTATTTTATATATTTTATTTTATTAGTTACATGTATAACTTTTATTATTTTAGTTTTTTACAGTTTTTAACAGTTTTTAACAGTTTTTCACATAATATAATATATTATTTTTATAATATAATTATTGTTTTTTCCATCTACAAACATTATTTTTATCTTTAACTGATTTATACATATTGCCATCATTACCTTTTTTAATTTTACCGCAATGTTCGTTTGCAGGAAATGGTGGCGAATTGCGATTAGTATATTTCTTAGTAACTTTCTTAGTAACTTTCTTAGTAACTTTCTTAGTATCTTTCTTAGTATCTTTCTTAGTATCTTTCTTAGTATCTTTCTTAGTATCTTTCTTGGTATCTTTCTTGATATCTTTCTTACTAGTTCGTTTACCACTTAATTCTTTCATTTTATTTAACATTGTTTTTCTTTCTGTAGATGTTAATTTTAATGGATTAGAATTAGTTTCTAATGCATACTTTAAATTACGCATCCATGAACTTCTACATTGTTTATTACATTTTCCATTTTCAATACTTTTTAATATCATCATTGCCTGTGCAAATGTACTAATAAATACCATGATTTTATAAAATAGATATATAATAAAAAAAGTTGATTTATAAATAATTTAAATTATTATTTATAAATTACATTATAATTTACTATTATGAATTCATCTCTATTATTTAGTTCAATTGATAATAATCCACCATCTTATAATTCTACTACAATAACTATGCCTATAAGATCATCTCATAATCAAATTATTACCTATCGTGATCCAGAACCAAATCTTAATTTTTTAGATAAATATGTATGTACTAAAAATGGTTGTGCTTTAATAAGTATTACATGCTTAATAATTACAATAATTGTTATAATTACTATGTCATAATAAATTATAATTTATTTAATTCTGCTAATACTTCATCTTCATTCAATCTTTTATTTATTATTGGTTTACACATATTATCAATTAAGTTTTGTATAATTGTATATTTAGGAGCAAATTCTGTTGATAATATATTCAAATCTTTATTTATATATTTGTTATATGATCGATGATAAAAATAATATTTAATAAAATCATTATTTAAAAGTCTCGATATTATGTCAATTTTATTTTGAAATATTGTTGTAAATCCTGGATTTACCATATTTATTATTTCATTTATAAGTGTTGACTCACCTGTGCTATATTCTTTACCAGTATATATAAAAAATAATATTGATAAAAATGGATAATAATACCATTTTGAAAAATTACGTTCATCAACTCTTTCAATACCTTGATATGGGTATATTTGATGATTATTTACTAGAAAATTTTTAATTGCTTCTGGCGAATTCATATTTGTACGTCTGATTAATGTTCCTGTTCCTGTTCTTAATTCTTCTATTCCAAAACTTGCTCCAAAATCAATTAATTGAATATTAATTAGACCATTTCCATCAATTAAATATACAATATTTTCACATTTCAAATCATTATGCATATTATTTTTCTCATTTGTAAGTAGGCGAAGAATTGTAAATAATTGTATTAATATTCTTTTATTATTAATCTCATTATGATATGAACTATCTTTATATTTATTTAATGTTTCACCACCATATTCATAAACTAATGTATTTTTTAATTTAGTACCAGATCTTATATCAAAATATAATATTGCTGCATTATTTATTTTTAATATAGAACCATCTGCATCTAAATGGTAACTAATCATTTTATCTTTTTCATATTGTTTTTTACTTTCTGCTGTAAATCCATTCGACGAGTTAAAAAATTTTATTGCTACAACTTTACCATTTAATGATGGATTAATAGAACAATTTATTATTATAGCACGTGATACAGAACCTGATCCACCTGAACCAATATGTTCTTCTAATTTAAATGTTACTTCAGGATATGATATAATTTTTGGATCAGCCCCTAACATATTTTGTTCTGAATTAATAATATATGATCCACCTAATTGATTAAAATTAATATTTAAACTATATTTTTCATAGTTTTTAACCATTATAATATATAATTTATAATAAAAAATTGAAAAAAATAAATGTCATAAAACCAATAATATTTAAATATATATCATATAAAATGGCTCTTTCTACTAATGCTTTCTTTTCTACTCTCCCTCAGCTTCGTATGGCAACGAAGAAGCTCCCCAAGGAACATTCGGGTAAACCGAACCTTGGGGGCAAGACTCTGAAGCTTCTGGCTAAGGATGATGCACAAAATGTATATTGCATTCCTGCATACAAGGTTGCAAACGGTGAAGTAATTATGCCGTTCCGTCACCCTGAATTTGCTGCTTCATATTATACCGGTCGCAATGAAGAATACCATAAGCGTTTCAAGCTTATTTCGTATTTTGCCAAGTTTCGCAATCATCGTATTATGAAGAAGATTAACAAAGTTATTGAAACTCACGAAGGAAAGAAGCTTTTCAAGTTTACTCCCGAAATGAGTGAAGATGATGAATGTTTTGATAAGTTTTACACTGAAGCAATTTCTCTTGGTGTAAATCCTCAGTATTATATGGATGAAAACGCTGATACAGATGATGTAGAACAATCTACTAATTCTTGGTGTCTCAACCAGAATCCAACTCGCGGTAAGGCTTCTGATAACATTGTAATCATTACCGACCTTGATGGAATAGATTGGTTCATTCTCATCGAACGCAAGAATGGTCCAGGTCGCTCACAAGCTGCATGGGCTGGTGGATTTGTCGATAAGGATGAAACGTTTACTGAAGCGGCTCTTCGCGAGAAGGACGAGGAAACGTCTATCGATATTAGTAACTCAGATGAGACGGTTCAGCTAAAGACTACCCTTACTGAACTACCTGTGATTATTTCAAATGATTGGGATCCACGTGCCAAGTTTGTCGAAGGTATGGAGGTTGGTGCTCTAGTTACTCATCATGTATTTGCACGTGTTTAAACATGTCTAAAATTACTTAGTTAAATTTTGTTTATGTAAAAATTGATTTTTAAATAATATATTACTTAATCTTTTTATTTATTATTACTACTAATTATGGAACCTTTTGAAATTGAATATAAATATTATTACTATCCTAATGGTGAATTTCGCCGAATTAAAAATTATAAAGATGGTGAATTAAATGGTGAAAATTTCTCATTTTATAAAGATGGATATATGAAATCTATTAAAAATTATAATAATAATACAAAAGATGGAATTTCTAAAAAATATTACCGTAATGGTCTAATATATAAATTTAAAAATTATAAAAATGGTATGTGTACGGAATATAAAAAATATAATCCTTTTGGTATTCAAATCCGCGATGTTAAATATGAAAATAAGAAAAAATATATGGATAAAAAATATTCAGATGACGGTCTAATGAAATCACACTATATGTATATTGATATGAATAAACTTGATGAATATTTAAATATTAAAAATGAGGATACCGTATAGTACAAATTAATTAATTTATTTATAAAATGATGATAATATTACTTTATCAAAATATATTATATTATATATAATATGAAAACAAAACATATTATCATAATTATTATTGTTATTACTATTATTTTATTATTAGTATCTGTACTTATTTTTATAAAATACAAAGACAATAATATCAATAACATAACACAATATGACATTTCGAATAATTTATTCCAAAAAACTATATATGTAAATACCGATGGTTATAATAATATTTATAATTTAAACTATCAAGGTAATAAATTATATAAAAATAAAGATTTTATTTTAGATTCATTTTTAAGTTCTAGTGCAACTGTTATTACTGATCCAGAAATAAAAGAAATTTATGTTAATAATGTAAAAGTAAATTTATATGTTGCAACTATAAAATATGACATTAATAATTATGTTTCTGATAAAATTACTATAAAACCTGATTATATGGAAAAAAGGAGGAAATTACCTGAAAATAAATCAACAGTTGCATTTACATTTGATAAAAATTCAATCCCAACAGGTTCAAACCCAACAAATTCAAACACAACAAGTTGTGAAGTTGAAATTGTAGTAACAAGACAAATTAGAAAAGGGGACACAATTACTGTTTTTTATAAATATGGATCTACTAATCAAGATAGAGTTATTCCACCTTTTTTTCTAGAACACTATATTACTTATTTTACATAATTTATTTAATAATTTATTTAATAATTTTTTTGTATTATTTACTTTATATATTTTACTTCAATTAAGTATTTAATCTATTTATAGATATATATAATTTAATAAATATATGTCACATTTGGATTTTTCGAATTTATCAGTTGATTTAATTCAATTGGTAATAGATGAATATATAAACAAAATAAAAGAATTTAATGAAGAACAATTAAAAATTAATAACGAATCATTATCTTGGAATAATTATATTCAACCATCAATTGAATTTACAAATTCGTTTCGTGATAAACTCGTTACATTAAATATGAGTTCATTTCACACTGATAAAGAAATTCGTGATAAATGTGTAGAGTGTGAAACATTTTTATCGCAATTTATGATTGAAGATAGTATGCGGAAAGATTTATTCGAACAATTTAAATATTATTATTACAATCAATTTCAAGAAGAAAAGAAAACTTTTTCAGATGATAGAATAAAATATATTGAAGATGCAATGATGAATTATCGTATTGGTGGTTTAGAATTAACTGACGATAAATATAACAAAGCAAAAGAAATTAAGAAAGACTTAACAAAACTTTCAAATAGTTATTCTCAAAATTTAACAAATTATAACAAAACATTTATTATGACAAAAGAAGATCTAACAGGGATGAAAGATAATTGGTTACAATCGCGTGTAAATAACGATAGTACATATAATGTAACTCTCAAATATCCTGATTATGTTCCAATTATGGAATACTGTTCTAATCGTACTACTCGGAAAATGATTTATACCGAATATATTAAAAGATGTTATGATGAAAATAAACCTAATATAGATGTTATATTTAAACTTAGACACGAACTAGGTCTACTCTTTGATTTTGAACTATTTAGTGATTACCAATTACAAAAACGTATGGCTAAAAATACAAATAATGTAATGAATTTTCTAAATGATTTGAAAGATAAAATTAAACCTACTATTTCACAAGATTTTGAAAGTTTGATTTCTGTTTCAAAACAAGATGGAATAACAAAAAGAGAACAAATAGCAGCTTATGATATTGCTTATTATTCTAGAATTTATACAGAAAAAGAATCTGAATTAGATATGGATGAATTACGTAAATATTTTCCACTTGATAATGTAATTAATGGCATGTTTAAAATTTATGAAACTTTACTAGGATTTAAATTTGTTGATATTACAGAACAAAATAAGAATAAATTTTGGCAGGAAGAAGTAAAATTATATCAAGTTTTAAATAGTGTAGATAATTCAGAACAAGGACAATTTTATTTAGATTTACATCCGCGACCAGGAAAATACGGACATGCTGCAGTATTTCCAATTCAACGTGGTTCAATTAAATATATTCCTGTTTGTATTATGGCATGTAATTTTCCAAAGACTGAAAATTTATCTTTCGATGACGTTCAAACATTTTTTCACGAATTCGGTCACGTAATGCATTCTATTGCATCAAGACCAGAACTTTCAAATCAATCAGGTACTGCTGTTTCAAGAGATGCCGTCGAATGTCCTTCACAAATGTTAGAAGAATGGTGTTATCGGAGTGAACCATTAAAATTAATGGCACCAGAAATTACTGATGAAATTATTACTAAACTAGTAAAACAAAAAAATATGCTACAAGGATTATATTATACAAGACAACTTTGTTTTGCTTTTCTAGATATGGAATTACACGGTAAATCATTTGATTGTGATTATAATCAGCTATTTAGTGACATTTATAAAGATTTACTAGGAATAAAACTACCCGAAAATCATGGTTTCGTACAAACATTCGAACACTTAATGGGATATCAAGCAGGATATTATGGTTATTTATATTCAAAATCATTTGCAGTTTGTATGTTTGAGGAAAAATTTAAAAATCATGAATTGGATCCTGTAATAGGAATGGAATATCGTAAAAAAATTATTGCACCTGGCAATACGCGTGAATTTATGGATTTGATGATTGATTTTCTAGGTCATCCGCCAACTAATGATGCATTTATAAATTCTTTAATAAATTAATTATATTTCACCATTCTTTTCTAACTCTTCTTTCTTTTCTAATTCAATTAATTCAGTTGTTATTCTACCATCAGTTTGAGTTATAGGTAAACCATTTACAATATTATTAAATGTATCAAAAAATGGTGGTAAATTTATATTTATTTGTCCGATTATCATTTTAATATAATAAGGAGTATGTGTACTAATTTGAAACGAGTACATATTAGTTAATAATCCAGTAGTACTTCTTAATTGAAAATTATATTTACCATCGGGTAAATTGACATCAATTGTTCTTTCTATAATATTGCTAGTATCACCATCTCTAAATTTAGTAAATCTGGGATATTGGTCTCTTCTCCATAAGGCATATTCGCCATATTGTGTATTTGCAGAAAATAATTCACCATTACTTGTAAATTTTATAACAAATATATTTTTGTTATATTTCATACCTGCTGTTGTACCTGTTAAATAAATATTATTATTTGAATCTAATTGTATAGAATATACTCTATCATCTTCGCGAGATGATCCTAAACCAGAAATATCAAATACTAACTTTCCATCTTTATTAGGTCCAAATGTAGTATCTAAAATACCAGCAGGTGTTAATTTAACTAAAGCACCATCAATATCTCCATTTTCTGAATTTGTTCTACCAGCTAAATATATATTATTGTATGAATCTAAATTAATTGCAAAAGCAACATCTCTTCTATTATTACTAATATCTATAATAACTTTACCATTATTATCTGTACCAAATGTTGTATCAAATTCACCATTTGGTGTTAATTTGCAAACAGCAAAATTATATTCTTCATCATCGGGTGCTAAAGTAGCTCCACAGAAATATATATTATTATTTGTATCAACTACAACATCTAAACCATTGTCATCAAATACTGCAGGATCTCCAAATCCAAATACTAATATACCAGAACCATTAAATGATGTATTTAATTGACCGTTGGGTAATAATTTAACTATGGCCATTTTATTTCCAGGTGGGGCAGCAGATGTATAACCTACACATATTATATTACCAGAATTATCAATTGTCATATTTCTTAAATCATCATATGAATCTTCACCTATATCAATAACTGTAACACCTGGAAAATCAGTTCCAAAACTTGTATCGAGTGAACCATCTTGTAAAATTTTAAATACAGTAAAATCAGCATTGTTTCCACTTATTTCAATATAAGGAAATGAATAACCAGCTACTATAATATTATTTTCACTATCTGTTTTTACTGAATATAAATAACAATCACTGGGATTTGATGGATTTGTATTTAATACAAATTTTCCATTATCTTCATTTGTAAAAGTTTCATCTCTAACACCAGTTGGACTTATTCTAATAACATTAAAGTATAAAACACCAGAAGCATCTGTTCCACCGAATATAATATTATTACTATTATCAACAGTAATATTAAAGCTTGTTAAATCATATGTTAGATCAAATTCAAACCAGGGATCAATATCAGTAATTAAATATTTACCATCTGTATTGGGTCCAAATCTAGTGTCATAATCACCATTTGGTAATAATTTTGCTATCATATATCTTAAATTATTTGATAAATCATATGTAACACCACCAATAATAATATTACCAGAATGATCTAATACAGATTTAGCAATTAATTCATTTGTATGTGAATAATCAATATAAAATATAAATTTACCATCAGTTCCATATGTTAAATCTAATATACCATCATCTTCGCCATCATTAAATACTTTAACTAAAACCATATTATTGTTATTATAATTATCATTATCAAAAGAAATACTAGTATAACCACCTACTATAATATTATTGCTATTATCAATTACTACATCGAATCCATAATCATAACTATTATTTGATATATCAATTGAAATTATACCATCTGTGCCGAATGATGAATCAGTTGAACCATTTGGTAATAATCTAATTATAGCAATATTTTGTGATACTGAATCACTTTCTGTTTGCCCGACTAATATAATTTTATTATTTTTATCTAATTTTAAAGATATTGAAAATTTATAATCAAATATACTATCTATAACTGATTTACCATTATCACCAAAACTATTATCAAGTGTACCAGTTGGTAATACTTTAACACAATTATAATAACTTCTCGATCCATCGTTTTTATAGGATCTACATGTTACAAATATATTATTACTTGAATCAAGTGTTAAACGAGGTTCATTATCATAACTATTGTTACTGATATCAAAAACTGTATAACCAGATTCATTAAAAGTTACATCATAATCACCATTAGTTAATAATTTTGCTATAAATATATTTTGATTTGTATTTCCATCAATATTAATTTGAGTTGTACCACATACTACTATTTTTCCTTCAGAATCTAAAGCAATATCATAACCTTCAGCATTTTGCCATTCTAAATCTAATAATTTAATACCCTCTACACCAAAATTTAAATTTAAATATCCAGTATTTAATACATTTACAACACATGCAAATGTACCTTCGATTTCATAAGCAGTTGTAGCATAAATATTATCATGTGAATCAACTGTTAAACCAAAATAATAATTATCGTAATTAATTGTAGATATGAATATATATCCTTTCTTCTTTTCTCCAAAATCTAAATCTAATTCACCATTTGGTAAAAATCTTGCTATGAATGATTTATCTTGTTCTGTTTCTTTATCATAAATGTATCCAAATACTAATACACGTTTTTGGTTATCTAATGCAATATCAAAACCATATGTATAATTATATAAAACATTAAAAGCTGTAAATCCGCTACCGTCCACACCAAATGTAGGATCTAATTGTCCGGATGGTAATACTTTTGCTACACCAATAGTTTCATAATCATTATTGTATACATAACCAGTAACATAAATGTTATCTGATGCATCTTTTGTCATACTGTAAAGTTGATTTTCACTGCTAAATGTTTTAGCATAATCTACAAATACTAAACCGTTTGCTTCTCTACCAAAACCACTTTTGTTATTTCTATAAGAATAATTTAATTTTTTATTAACAATAACATTGGTTAATAAATCACTTGTATTTAAAAAATCTACCATTTTTATATATTTATAACAGAATTAATATAAATTATAAGTAAAGAAATCCAAAATAAAATTGTATTCACGATAACAAAAAAATGATTTTTTTATTATTTAAATATGTAATAATAATAAATATTTAAAAATGGATTATTTAAATACTAGTTTAAATCGTACATATAATCGCACACATTATGTAAAAACAAATAATGATAATACCCGAGATGATTGTTATAGAGATGATTATGAATACAATGATACTACTGTTAGTATTTATTATATTGATAAACCTGATGGAAATTATGTAAATTATTATTCAAATGGTCAAATAGAAGAATCATATTCAGTATTAAATTTTAAATATCATGGTTTGCGTGTAAATTATTATCTTAATAGCAACATTCATATTAGTGCTGAATATATTAATGGAATAAAACATGGAAAAACAATCCATTATTATAGTAATGGTAAAACATTATATGATATGTCATTTGTAAATGGTTTATATCATGGTATATATAATGAATATTACGAAAATGGTTTTCCAAAATTTACAACAAATTATATTAATGGTAAAAAAGAAGGGGATTGTGTAAAATATTATGGTACCGGTATGATTAAATCAATTAAAATATATGAAAATGGAATATTAATTACAGAAAATACTTTTGAAAATATAAAAAAGTGTGATAGTTATATTAATGGTGATAATAGTGTTAATGGCGAAATAGATGATAATAGTAATAATCCTTCAAAAAGACGATGTTATTAATTTATTTATAAATTTTATATTATAATATATTATTATTATTATTATTATATAGATGTTAAATATAAAAACTTTACTTATAATTTTTGTATTATTAATAATAATATACTTTTTATCTAATAAAAAGTCAGAACATTTAATGGCTTCTAATGAAGCAATAAACAATATTGCAACTATGTATGCAAATACTTCAAATATTGCAGCATTTAACAAAATTAATGTTACAGATATTAGTGCTAATAGAATGAATGTTACAGATATGAGTGGAAATAATATTACTTCTACAAATATAAGGGCAAATAGAATTAACGTTACAGATATCAGTTTAAATAATCTAACATCAAATAATCAAATATGTATAAATTCTACATGTCTTACTGAAACAGATTTGAAAAAAATAATACCTCATAAAAAGATAGCTGGTTTTGTTGTTGATATATATAATCAAACTATGCCATTATATGAAGGTGCATGGAGTTTAAATAGTGGATGGAGTTCAACTGATGTAAGTAATACAAATATTTTTGATGCTGGTACAAATGAAAGATGGGATATCGCTTTTGTAAATAAAGGATGGAAAGTTACATTTTATGAAGGAGGTACTTTTAATACAACAACAACAACAGCAAGAAAAGAAGAAATTGAAAATACGAATAGTGATATTCCAAAAAGACTTAATTTAACTGATTCGACAGTATGGGCGGCAACTGCAACACAAACTATGACTGCTAGTCCATCAAATGCGTGGGTATCATCATATAAAGCAGAATGGATTGGATACTAAAAATTGAAAAATGTAATCATCTATGAGACCCTATAGTTTTTTACATATTAATTATCACATATGAATAACATTCTAATTAAGAAGTTTCTGAGGGGGTTTAGTGTAAATACGGTAGGTATCTGTATTAAGGAGAAAGGCCAGTTTTATTCGTTAACTAAAAACGAAAATATTACTACATGGGGTATTGAGAATATGTTGATTTCACAAAACAACAATTCTTTTACTTTTAATAGTAAAAAAATCCGTCAAATGATGAAGACTTTTGATTTAACCGTCAAAATATTCAAGACGAATGTGTGTGAATATTCTACACCTATTGACAATGGACTCGATAATAATAATCAATTTGGATATAAAATGATTATTATTTGCAATAAGAAAATTGTATATTCGCTCGAATTAAATGCTTGCGATTATGCTTCTGGATTAGATAGCGATATTAAGAAAAATATTTTTCAGACATTCAATACGTTTTCTGAAAAATATCTGTTTTTGATTATGTTTTATTTATCTAATATGCTTTAAGTTTAAATTATACTTTAGGTTTTTGCATTATGTAAATACTCGGTAAGGTTTCTGTAATTATAAAACCATTTTTTTCATATAATCCATTCAATGTATGCTTACACCATAATGTAAGTGTAAATTTATCATTATATTTATTTATTATAAAATCTAATAATTTTGTTGAGACACCTTGACCTCTAAATTCTGGAAATACATATACATAGCTAATCCAATTTTTTATATTTGGATGAGAATGTAAATCACAATCGACAAGAGCAATTGAACCGATACTAAAAACTTGATATTTCTTGATATATAGGTATATCATAATATTCTTTATGAACTGCTCAAATTCCATTAATTTTGCAGTCAAGTTTTCTTTGAGGACTAGATCGGTTTAGCAATAATTTAAATTAATAAATTATTACAAGAGTCCTTTTTTATACATATTTATTGCAGCATTTATATCTCTATCTATTTCTATTTTGCAGTTTTCACATGTATATACTTTTTTTGAACCTACCATAATTATTTTTTTATTATTATCATATTTATATAAAATATAATAATCTCCAGTTGGATCTAATTTATAATTCTCAAATTCTTTTATATTAAATTCTCGCATTAAAGAATCTTGCCATTCAGACCAATATTTTTCTCGCAATGTATTTATAAATTCAGGATGTAATTTGAGTGAATCTATGTAGGTTGTCATATAATATTAACTTTTATTTATTATTATTAAAAAATAACAGTTTAAAATCTAAATGATTTAATGGATTGATATACTTATTATAATAATATGGATAAAAATAATCAAGAAATAATAAATTTATTAGAACAAAATAATATTCGACAAGCTAAATTAAATTTTATACAATATATTCTACGACCAAGTCAAATGAATAATATTATATATAACACTTTTCAAAATAATAAGGATAACATAGGAAAACAAATAATAAATTTTAATTTTGTAATGAATAACCAAGGATTTAAATATAATTATGCACCTTTTGATTTCTTTTGTTATGTATGTAAGAATGAATATTTAGAAATATTATTTAGAATAATAGAAGATTCATACTTTTGGAATAAAGATAAGATTATTTTTGAACCAGAATTTCAACAAACTCCGCGACAATGGTTAATTGCTACAGCTGGATATATTATGTGTAGTTTAAATAAACTAAAGAGTTTAGAAATAATATGTGATAAATATAATATTACAAAATTTGATGCAGATAAAACAAAATTTTTTGAAATAGCTAGCAAAAATAAATTTGAGGAAATATTTACATTTTTAGTAAATAAATATGGAAACTATCAAACAGTTGAATATAGAGGTAAATCTGAAACATCATTATATGATGTACCAAGACAAGTTATAATTGATTATTATTCTCCAGTATTCAAAAATAAAGATTATATAGTGTCTAATAAATCTGAAAAAGGAATAGATAATCCAATGTATATTACACAAAACCAAAACCAAAATGAAACTAAAAATAATCCAATAGTTAATTCAATAGATAATCCACTTTATAATTTTATTAAAAAATAAATTATTAATATATATGAAAAATATACTTTTAACTGGAGGATTGGGATATATTGGTTCTCATATTGCAGTAGAAATACTTAAAAATATAGAATGCAATGTTATTATAATAGATAATTTATCTAATTCAAGTTTGGATAAATTAAATAATATACGAACTTTATCAAATCGTAAAGTTTTATTTTATCAATATGATATGATGAATATAGAATTAATTGAAAAAGTTTTTTGTGAAAATAAAATAGAAGCTGTTATACATTTAGCTGGTTTAAAATCAGTTGGAGAATCATGTATTGATCCTCACAAATATTATAATACAAACATAAACATTACTTTAAATTTATTAGAAATTATGAATAAATATCAAGTTTATAACTTTATTTTTAGTTCAAGTGCTACTGTATATGGTTCACTTGATGCACCATTTGTAGAAACTATGCAAACGGGAATAGATATAACAAATCCTTATGGTAGAACAAAATATATGATTGAAGAAATATTAAAAGATTATTATAAAAGTAATTCAAAATGGAAAATTGTATTATTAAGATATTTTAATCCAATTGGATCACATAATTCAGGTTTATTAGAAGAAAATCCAAATGGAATTCCTAATAATCTTTTTCCATATATTCTTAAAGTTCATAAAAAAGAATTAGAACAATTAAGTATATTTGGCAATGATTATAATACACCAGATGGTACATGTTTAAGAGATTATATTCATGTAGTGGATTTAGCTACAGGTCATATAAAAGCTTTAGAATATGTATTATTAAATCCAATAAATAAAGTGGAAATATTCAATTTAGGTACTGGTAAACCACATAGTGTTATTGAAATCATAGATGCATTTGAAAAGGTAAATGATACAATAATAAATAAAAAGATAGTAGATAGAAGAAAAGGTGATATAGAAACAAGTTATGCAAATTCCGATAGAGCAAATAAAATACTTAATTGGAATTGTATTTATAATATAAATGATATGGTTAAAATTTAAAAATAAATATTTTATTTCAATATATAATATTATATGAAAACAATCTATATAAGTAGTATTATTTTAATTATAATAATATTCTTTTTACATACTAAGAAAAAGGAACATTTATTAACTTCTAATGAGGCTGTAAATAATATTGCCAGTTTATATTCAAATACAACTGCTACAGTAGCCTTTAACAATATTAATTCAACTGGTTCAACTAAATTAACTACTTTAGATGTATCGGGAACAGCTAATTTGAAAGATATAAATGTTTCTGGTAATATTAATAAAAAACAAAATAAGGCTCGTTATATACGCATAGGTAATAGATTACCATCGGCTATGGATAAGGCTGATTATTGGACCATTAAAGAAATTGAAGTTTATGATCAGAGTGGTATCAATATAGCACTCTATAAACCAGTTACAGTTACTGCCGGCACCACTCCATATCCAGGTGATAGTAATTGGGGGTTAAAAGAAAATATTGTTAATGGTAGGGCTATTGCAGCTAATGATAATGATACTGATTGTTATCATGGTAATACTGGAGAGAATGAGTTAGAAATTGATTTAGGTGTAGAATATGATATTAGTCAAATTGTCCTACATAATAGATACAGTGCTGATTACAGTTGGCGTGCTAATAATACATCTATTCAATTATTAGATGCTAATAGAAATAAAAACAGAGTAATATATACTGGTAATTGGCTTAAGGTATATTCGAAAGAATATATTTTGTAAATATATTATTTGCCAAAATATCAAAAAATTGATAAATATACCTTTTAATAATTTATTAAATTAATTAATAAATTATAATAATGGCTACTAACGAATTTACATCTGAAGAAAATACAAATATAAATACAAATACAATTTGTCCTCGACCAGTTGGTCTAGGAGCTCCATTAAGTGTAGGACTATTTGGTATTCCTCCTCAAAATCAAGTAACACCTGCAAATACTGCTTCTGGTTTTGCATTTGGTTTTGCACCAACTCAACAAACAAAACCTTCTGGTTTTGGATGTGGTTTACCAAACCCTCCAACAAATAATCGTTGTTTTCCAACTTTAGTACCGAATCAACAAAATTCTATTCAACATGATGAAAAGAAGAAACAACTTGTTGAATCACTATATTCTGAACTAACTGTTATGCGAGCACAAATCGATAAACTTAATAAATCAATTGATTCAATTTATGAAGTTCTTCGCTATATTTAATTTTTTTTATATTTTATAATCTAATAATATTATAAAATGTCTATTAATTATCTAGATAAATATTTAAAATATAAAACTAAATATTTAAAAGTAAAACAACAAATAGGTGGAAATATGTTTTTAACAAATCCTGTAACAATATTACACGATTTTAATACTAATTTTAAAGATATTACAAAAAATTTAGATAAATATAAAGAAATGGGGATTACACATATTCAACCTTCTCCAATTCAATTGTGTAGAACCAAAATTGGTTCTGTTTTATTAATGAAAAAAAAGATGACATCTGAACCATCAAAACCGTTATGGTGGTTAGCATATCAACCAAATAATTATAATATTGGAAATTATTATGGTACTAAAGAAGAAGTAATGGAATTAATAAAACAAGCAAATCAAAAAGAGATAAATATAATAGTAGATGTTGTAATTAATCATATATGTGCTATAGAAGATTATGAATATGCATTATGGGATTTAATACTCAATATGTATTCAGAATATATGAATAAACTTGATGTAGATTATACTTTTTGGGATTTATATCAATTAACAAAAACTAATAAAATTAAAGTAGAAGATTATTTAGAAGATATAAAGAGTGATCCGGTTAAATTAAAGATTATTAATTCATTAATTAATCAATATTCAAATGAAATTGGTAAAAAAGATAAATTAATATTATTTGACACATATATTGATGATTTAATAAATATTAAATTAAAAATGCAAATTTGTAAATATTTAGAAATAGACGAAAAAGACTTCAAAGAAGAATATTATGATATTATAAATTTACCATTTTGGTGTAGCGATTCTACACCATACGGACATAATTGTTGGTTAGCTCAAGCTTTACCTCAATTAAATCAAAAAAATAAAATAGTAAGACATAAAATTATGCAATTCTTGAGAGAATTAAAAGAAATGGGTGTTAAAGGTTTAAGAATCGATGCAGCATCACATATTGAACCTAAAATTTTAAAATTTTATATTGATTATTTTAAATATTTACACAATAATGATAAAAAAATATACATATATTCAGAAGTAATAAATCCACAAGGAACACATAATCATCATAAATTACATGATTTTGTAAAAATATCACATATAACTGAATATAATTTACTCAATAAATTTAACTCGATATTCTGTATGAGTTGTGATTTACACCCATTAAATGTATTATCTTTACCATCTGGTGATATTGGTTCTGTTGTATTTTCAACTACACACGATTTAGAAAAAATAAAAGATGGTGATTTAGATCTCGATCCTGCACTTAATATGGGTGATTATAGTAAAATGTTAAATAGTGATACAGAAAATTATAAAAAGAATTTAATATTATGTTATTTATTACAAAGAATTTCAAACGTACCTCTTGTATTCAAGACTCAATTAGATGATAAAAATGTAGTAGATTGTATTAAATTTAGAAAATTCTTAAATGATAATAAATGTATAAAAGAACATAGTGAAATAAATAATAATATTATATTTAAATCTGATAAATTTGATACTAATAATAAAAAAATTGCTACATTTTATTTAAATGTATCTGGTGAAAATAAACTAATAGATTTCAATGATATACCTAAAAAAGGTATATTTATAAAATATTATTAATAAAAAAACGTTTGATTACGATCATTACAATCATTATAATCGTTATGGTTGTAATCATTAGATACAACATTATTGATTAGTGTAATACTATTATTATTTTCACAATATTTACAACATGAGTAACCATCATATATATTATATTCTTTGGTAATATGATTATGGTTCATATTAATTTCATGATTATTTTTACAAGATTTACACATTAACTCCCCAGTTTTAGTGTAATCTGACGAAACACATGTAAGACACGCATATAATATTTGTGACATTTTATTTGATATTATATGTAATTATATTATGTAATTATATTATTCAATTTTTTAATTAATAAACAAAAATTATTGATTCCGTGCACGTGCAGCACGAACCATTTCTAGTTGAGAGAGTAGACGTTGTTCTTCTTTACGAAGAAATTCGTTATTATCTAATATAACATTTTCCTTTGTTTTTTTAATTACCGGTGCACAAATTAGATGTTCGCCTACACATGAGTCAAATTCGTTTGTATCATATTTAATACTGTATGTTATACAATCATATCCACATTTTACATCTACAATTGTACCATTTTTAATAACAGTCATTGTGTCCCATTGTGGTCCCTCATAATGTTTTACTCCAACATACATTCCGATTTTATACTTTGCTTGAAGTAGAGTAACATTTTTTAAGATTCTTTGTTGAGTAACATCATAAATCTTGTCAGACTTCACATTTTTAATAACATAATCAAAATCATTAGCAAAATTCTTAATAGAAATTACTTCACAATATTCTGTACCCCAATCGCCGCCCATTTGATAATATTCTGTCTCAGCTTGAACAATATCTCCAATCCGATATTTTTGTTGTACTGTAATATCAATTATTTTTTCAATTTGATTGATAGATGCTTTAAATTCATTACCGAATTTATTACGAACGGTATATACACCATTATTAAAAGATATACAATAACATTCAAATCCCCATGAATCACCAAAAGGATCAAATTCAAGTTTAGATACATATAAATACTTCCCTACAAGAGGAGATTCATTTAATGAAAAATTAGTAGCCATTTTGACTTTTTATATATTATAACTTATATTATAACTTAAATATAACTTAAATATTATATTTTTTCAATTTTTTATTATTTAAACTATCTTATATAATTATTATATAATTATATAATGGCGTATTATACTAAATATTTAAAATATAAAGAAAAATATTTAAATTTAAAACAACAATCTGGAGGTGTTTTACAATGTTTAAATTATGGTTTTAGACAACATTTAGGAGAATGTTGGCATGATTCTCTGAGTATGTTATTATTACAATCAGACAAAACTAATGAAGAATATATTGAAAAGTGTAAATTTTTAAATACTAAAAATGGAGATAAATATGATAATCTAGATAGAGTTCATGAAGGGTTAAAGATATTATTTTCTCCTGAAAATTTAGAAAGAAATGCATATTTATTACCATATTCATTTTATTCATTTTATTTAAAAAACAAAACAAATCCAGAACTTAATAATATTATAAACAAATTATTAGAATTATCCTATGTATATATAAAATATCAAATAGGACGTGTTATAAATAGAATAAATTATGACGATGAATTGAAATCTTATGATCCTAATAAAATATTAATATCATTAAAACAAGGCCGTTCTTTACTTTATAAATTAAACGAAGAACAATTAGATTCATATATTGAAGAATTCAGGAAAGAAAAAGAAAAAGATAAAAAAATATATGAAGAATTGTTACAAAAGAAACAAGAACAAGAATTTGTAATAAGAAATTTACAATCCCAATACGAAGGTCTTAAAAATCCAACTGATGAAGAAAAAAAATTAATAATACTAGAAAATCAAAAGTCAATATTATTATATATTAGTAGTTCTAAATCGGCAGAAGAATTATATCATTTTATGCAAATACCATTTGTACAAAAAATGTTAGTATATAAGACATCTGAAAATGTTAACGATATGTTTCAAACAATCAAAGAAAACTTAAATAATTTAATAATAAATAATATAACAAATTATGAATTATTAAACCAAGATATTATAAAGATACAAAAAAAAATAACACATGAACCAATAGAATTATTAAAAGCTAAACATAAATTAATAAAAGATATTAAACAAAAACCAGAAGAAACAATAGTTTCAAAATCAATAAAATTAAAACGCAGATATAGTACTAGCTGTAGTATTAATACATCTAATTTAATTCATAGAATAATTAATTTAATAAATGATAAAAAAAGAGATGTTAGAAGAACTGGGGGTAATATTACTGAAAAATTATTAGCATTTGATTTACAATATTTATATACTATACGTTTAGTAGAACCTAAAACATATTTAAGTTGTAAAACATTAAATAAAAATTCTCTAAAAAATGTAGGAAATATTAATTATTTTATTAACTTATTAGATAATGAAAATTTTATAGGTATATTATTTACTACAGGTTCACATGTAATAACATTATATTCATGTAACAATCATAACTATTTATATGATAATAACTTAGAAACAGGTACAGTTCCTTTTGATTGGAAACAAAATATTAGATCTATTTTACAAAAAAATATTTTAAACAAAGATTCTGATTTTAATTTTATATATATTGACGAAGTAGACGTATTTACTAAATATGGTTTCGATAAAAATGTAATTTTGGAAAACAAAGATACAATTATTGAATATTTAAAAGAAAAATATAATAAAGATGATTTAGAACAAGGTATTGAACTAGATGAAGAATTTAATAGAGATTATGCTACAAAAAATATTAATAATAAATTTTTAGATATTAATACATATGATTTATATTTTATTATGAAAAATACATTTACAGATGTAAATCCCGAATTAGATTTAAATATAAATCATTCAAATATATTCGACCAACTAAATAATTTTGAAATATTAAATTTTACAAAAGAAAATATTCATAATAAAGAAAATCTACCTACATATATGATAAATAATTATAATAAGTTTAGTTTTATAGATATGAATTTATTATTATCTAGTTATTATTTAGAATCTAAATCAAAGATTTATAAAAATTTAATAGATATAATAGATAATGATAGGTTAATTAAAGAAAAAATGGAAAAAGAACAAAATTATTTAGATTTTAAAAATAGTATTTTACAAAAATTTATAGAAGATGGAGACTATTTATATACAAAATTAACAGATGATTTTATAGAAAAAAATATAAATAATGAAAACTTTTATCTGGAAGAAAAATTACCACAAATTATTATAGATAATTATGAATTATTTAAAATCGGTAATTTTAGTTTAAATTTATATACTATATTAAATAGACTTTTGAATGTAAAATCACAAAAAGATACAAATGAATTTTATTTAATGTTATTTTTAAAATTAGAAAAGAATCCAGATATAAAAAAAGAATTAGAACAAAATCCAGGATTTGTAAAATATTATGATATTTATTTAAAAAGATTAGATGATTAATTATATATTTATATTGTATTTATATTGTATTTATATTGTATTTATATTGTATTTATATTGTATTTATATTATATTTATATTGTATTTATATTATATTTATATTGTATTTATATTATATTTATATTATATTTATATTATATTTATATTGTATTTATATTATAAAATGAGTGCCGATTTTGATCCAGCTAAAGTTAATCCTGCCAGTATTATTTTAAAAGAAACTATACCAAATACATCAAACTCTATAGATTATATTATTATGTTTATTTCTATAATTTTGGTAATATTATTATATTTAAGAATAAATAAAAAAATATAAATAAAAAAATATAAATAAAAACAGTATTTATGATGTTTATAATATTTTATGATATTCATAAAAATCCTTAATTGTAGACTTAATCATAGTAAATATTTGTGCTTCAAATAGTGTCATAATAATTAAAATTTAATTTTTTTTATAAAAATTGAAAATAAATTATCATAATATTATATATATTAAATATATATTAATATTAATTATTATAAAATGACTTCAAATTATGATATTCTATCCAAATATGTTAATAATTTCGAAATTAGTAAAGATATATCTTTCGAAATTATTCAAGAAGATTTTCTTAAAATTAAACCAGTCAAAATTCCTATTCAAGATATTCTTACAATGAAAATTATCGGAGAATATATTTCTAAACTTTGTAATTATCTAAAATGGTCCTATTATGATTCTATTGATAATGATATTATTAATTTGTGTAAAACAACATGGTCTAATATTAATATTGATTATGTAGAAATTATTCGAATAATTTATAATGCAAAACTAGAACATAAATATATTGGAAAAGTAAAATACGAAATAATAGATTATATAGATAAAATATATCAAGAACAATTCTCAATTAAAGATTGTTTTCTAGACAATGATATTAAATCTTGCCACAACTATTTAACTTTTCGACAAGAAATAAATAAAAATATTATGGAACTATTTGAGAAATATGATTTAGAATGTAACGAAAATGACTCGAAATATGAAAATTTACTTGACGAAATTAGTAATTCTTTTGATGAATTAGAATCTGATGAAGATTTTAATGATGCTACAATGATATTTGATAATATTGAAAATATAATTAATGAAAAGGTTAATATTTTAATAAAAGATTGTGTAGACGAATTTAAATCAAATAATAAAGATGAAAAAAATCCTTTTATTCTAAATGATCTAAAAAATAAAGCTATGGAAGATTTTGTATTAAAAATGGACGTAATCTATAAAGATGTATGTACTAATAAATTAAATAATTTTGATGAATATATAATTTCGAATATAATCAAATTATTTATGGTCAATAAACAAATGTCGAAATCAATGTTCCTTTTAGACCTTGGTTTATATATGTGTAGCGAAAAGTACTTAAATTAAGGTGACTTAAATTCTTTTTTTTATTAAGTAAAAATTGAAATAAATTTACTAATTTAATTATTTTTTAGTAAAATATAAATAATATGCTTAAAATTTATGATGAATATCAAAAATACGGAGTACAAAATTACTATTTGAAACATTCAAAAGAATATTATAATCCACATGAAGATAAAATATCTGAATTATATCAAAAACATTTAACTAAAATAATATCAAACAATGATATTATTTTGGATATTGCTTGCGGAAATGGTTTAATTTCAAAACTTGCTATTAAATATAATAATAATAATAATACTATTGGCATTGATCCGTATTTTCAAAATGATTGCACACATTATAATTTGTCATTTGAAGATATTGCAAAAGGTGAATTAAACAAAATAAATAAAAAATATGATATAGCAATTTGCTCTTATGCATTTCATTTAATAAATAATGATTATAAATATGATTTTTTAACAGAATTAAGTTTACAAACATCAAAGTTTATAATTATCACACCGAGTAAAAAAATTAATATTAAACATCCACTGTGGATTATTACTAATGAAATACGTGAAGATAAAATAACGATAATATTTTTAGAATATATTTATAATTAATATATTATAATTAACTTATTTAATGAAATAAGTTTAATATATATTAATGATATTTAATTTACTTTATACTTATAATACTTATTTTAATAATCTCAATAATATTAATAATATTAATATTAAACCGAATATTGTATTATTAGGAGATGGTTTTTTTGCTCGTGGATTTTTGCATCATATAAATTTTAATAAGTTTAATATAATACAAATTTATAAAGATGAATTTATTAATCCTCAAGATTTGATGTATAATTTACAACGGAAATTAAAAAATCATAATATGTTTCATATTCGTAATTTATTTTATAATAAAAATCTACATATTAAAATACAAGATGAAGTTAAATCGATATCTTATAATAATAAATCTATCAAATTAAATGGGGTGAATAATATATTAAATTATAAGTGTGACTATTTAGTTATCGGTTTAGGTAATAAAAAATCGTTAAAAGATTGGAAAAATAATTTTGATGATCTATGTGATACAATTGATGAAAATAAAGAATTAAGTATAGTAGGAATGGGACCATTTGGTTATGAACTTGGTTCTATTCTATCAAAATTTACGAAAATAGAAATGTTCGAAACCTTACCAAAAGAGAAAGTATTAAATTATGTTAATCCCAAAAATAAAGAAATATTACTTAATTTATTAGATAAAAAAAATATTAAAACTAATTATAATATGAGTTTCAATCATATTTATCAAAATCCTATTTATTGTTTTGGTGGGGCTCCAAATATAATTGATTATAATTCTGCACAAAATTTTAAAATTGATAAATATCTACAAAGCATAAATAATAATAATACATATATTGGTGGAGATTGTACTGAAAGTAAAGAATATATAAGAACCGCTCAAGTAGCTTATCAACAAGGAATGTATGTTGCAAAACGTATAAATGGTGATATACCGGAGAATCAAGAATTTAAATATGAACCAAATGGTATTGCAATAAACATAGGTGATAAAAAAGTCATGATAGAGGGTCATAAATATATTCCAGATGGCATATATCCAGATTTCATAATGAAACTATATTCCATGTTTTTTATTTAATTATAAAATCTATAAAAATATATAAATATCTATAAAAATATTAAAATGTTATTATATATATATAGATATGTCAAATCACAGTCAAAATCATTGTAGAAAAGATTCTAATGTTTCAAGTGAGTCGAGTAGTAGTTCATCGTCTTCAGAATCTTCTAAAAATTCAAGAAATTCGTATGATAAAAAGAAAAAGTGTTGTAAAATTGGTCCACAAGGTCCACAAGGTCAACAAGGTCCAATTGGTTTAACAGGAGCACAAGGCCCTATTGGTTTAACAGGATCACAGGGAGCACATGGCCCTATTGGTTTAACAGGAGCACAGGGCCCTATTGGTTTAACAGGAGCTCAAGGTCCAATTGGTTTAATAGGTCCACAAGGAGCACAAGGTCCAATTGGTTTAACAGGTCCACAAGGAGAACAAGGTCCAATTGGTTTAACAGGTCCACAAGGAGAACAAGGTCCAATTGGTTTAACGGGTCCACAAGGAGAACAAGGAGCACAAGGAGAACAAGGTCCAATAGGTTTAACAGGTCCACAAGGAGAACCAGGAGAACAAGGTCCACAAGGTCCAATTGGTTTAACAGGTCCACAAGGAGTACAAGGTCCAATTGGTTTAATAGGAGCAGAAGGTCCAATTGGTTTAATAGGTCCACAAGGTCCAATTGGTTTAACAGGTCCACAAGGTCCACAAGGTCCAATTGGTTTAATAGGAGCAGAAGGTCCAATTGGTTTAATAGGTCCACAAGGTCCACAAGGTCCACAAGGTCCACAAGGTCCACAAGGTCCACAAGGTCCACAAGGTCCACAAGGTCCACAAGGTCCACAAGGTCCACAAGGATTAAATGGTGTAATAAGTGGAGCAGATTTTTTTGCTTTGATGCCAGGAGATAATTCTGCTACAATTGCACCAGGAACAGATATAGAGTTTCCACAAGATGGTCCAAATACTGGAAGTAATATTACCAGAACTGGTGCATCAACATTTAATTTAGCATCAATTGGTATGTATTTAGTACAATTTCAAGTTAGTATAACAGAAGCAGGACAATTATGTGTTGCATTAAATTTAGCAGAACAACCAATTACTGTAGTTGGACGTGCAACAGGAGCATCTCAAATAGTTGGTACATGTATAATACAGATATTAGTCCCAAATTCAATATTAAGTATTAGAAATCCATCAGCAGAATCATCAGCATTGACAATAACCCCAGTAGCAGGTGGAACAAATCCTGTTTCCGCTCATTTAGTTATTATACAAATATTATAGTTACAAATATTATAATTACAAATATTATCATTACACGTTTTAAGATTTCAATCATAAAAATTAATTAATTATGTAATTATTTAAATAATTACATAATTAGATATAATAATACAATTTATGGCTCTTGTAAATAAACTTAATAAAAAATCTAAAAAAGATTCAGATTCTGATTCAGATTCTGATTCAAGTTCTGATTCAAGTTCTGATTCAAGTTCTGATTCAAGTTCAGACTCGGAGTCAATTGATGTAGAGAATATTATTAAAAAAGAAGAGATAAAGAAAGAAGAGCTAATCGATAATAAACAATTATTAATTGAACTTCAAAAAACACATAAATTAAAAGATATTGCTACAAAACTTAATTTAACTATAGGTACAATAAAAAGATGGGTTGAATTAGATAATATTCCATATCATTATACATTTGATCTATTTAGATTATTATCTAAAGATATTGATTATACAAAATATAAATCAAATCAAAAAGATCAGTTTTTTACACCAGTAGATACTGCAAAACAATGTTGGGATAAATTTTGTGAAGTAACTAAAATTAAAATTAAAGATTATATATTTATCGAACCATCTGCAGGAGATGGAAGTTTTCTAAAACATTTGCCAACTAATTCAATTGGCTTAGACATAGAACCACGATTTAAAAATATTATTAAACAAGATTATTTAACATGGAAACCAAATGATAAAACTAAAAAATATATTGTAATCGGTAATCCTCCGTTTGGATTAAGAGGTCATACTGCATTAAATTTTATAAATTATTCTCATAACTTTGCGGATTATGTTGCATTTATTCTACCTCAATCATTTGAGAGTGATGGAAAAGGTTCACCTAGAAAACGTGTAAAAGATTATAATCTAATTTATAGTGAAAAAATATCTGGACTTTTTCATACACCTGATAATACAAAAATTGATATCAATGGTGTATTTCAAATATGGTCTAAACATACAACAAATAATAAATTCATAATTAATGTTAATAATCACACTAATATTAAAGTATATTCTTTATCAGATGGAGGAACTGTATCAACTACGCGTAATAAAAATATGTTAGATAAATGTGATATATATCTACTATCTACGTGTTTTGGTAAAGAATCTATGAAAGTATATTCATCTTTCAATGAATTACCAAATAGAAAAGGTTATGGTATAGTTTTTATAAAAGATAAAGTAAATATGATAAAGAAAAGTAAAGAAATTGATTGGAGTGAAATAAGTTTTCTCTCTACAAATTCAGCATATAATTTAAGAACTTCTTTAATTATCAAAGCATTAAATTAAATTAAATTAAATTAAATTAAATTAAATTAAAATAAATAAAATTAAATTATTATTTTGATTTATATTTAATAAAAAAAATTATTGTTCGTATAATGATTGGTCACACATCGATTCAATTAGTGTTCGAGTATTTTCAATAAATTGATTTTCTTTAATGATTTCTTGATTAATATATTTATTAATAATCAAAAATTCATAAATTGTATGTTTATCTTCATTAGTTAAATTATTGTAAAAGTAATGTAATTCGTTATTATTGTAATAATAACAATAAGAAGGTAATTTTGATTTAGATAATATGTTAAGAAAGCGATTTACAAAATTGTAATGTTGAATAGGTTCTTCGAATTGATAATCCATGTTAATTAATATATATAATTAATTTTAATTATTCCTGCATTTATAATTTCAATTTTTTTGATAAAGTATATAAAGTTATTAATATATTTTTTATATAATGACAACTACTAATCATTCTAATAAATTTTTTAGTGATAAATATGTAAAATATTATACAAATGAAGAAGATGAAAGTAATTTATTTAATATCAAAAATAAAGTGTTAGACTATGATTCTAAATTAGCACATCAATGGAATAATATAGCTCTTACTATATTATTTGATATTGATTGTAATAAAAATCCTATTTTATCTAAAATTAAAGACGATTGTTTTAACATTGAAAAAATCATACAAATAGACAATTTTACAGATGAAAATACAAAAAATAATATTATTTACCCATCAGAATATTATATCATAAATTATCTATTACCTAAATTAGATTCATTAAGTTTGAATGAAATAGAAATGTTAAAAAAAGCACAAATGATAAAAGATGGACCATTGTATGAAAAATTTAAATATATGAGAATTCCATATATATTCATAGATTTATTTTCATAAATAAAACACAACTAGAAGACTTGGAAATAAATAAAAAATTGAAATTAATAAATGATTATTATATTATGTTTTAATATATCAATTACTATTAAATGATTGACTGTATTTCTAATTATATCACTAATAACAATTTTGTTACGCACCCTATGGGTAATTATGCTATGTATGGGCTAAATATGCTTGGTAGTGATTCTGTTATTCTTTACAATGACGAAATTCTTAAGTTTTATGCTTTTGTATCAAACTCTAACGATGCGATTTATGTGAATAAAGATGGACACAATATTATTATTGATCCATATGATAAAACTCTTCTGATTACTCGCATGATTAACAAAAATGATATGACACAATTTGTAGAATGTTAAAATATTTTTTTTAATTGTAAGTACTTCATTTTATATTTCAAATATTTACTTTTAAAATCTTGTTTATCAGATGATTCTAACTGATATATTTTAACATGATTATCTAATAATAATTTTGTTTTATTTATTCCAATCCATAATTTTCTAAATTCTTCAGTAATATTTATTTTATTTGAAATTCTGCGAATACAAAACTGTGATAATTCTAACATTTCATCTGTATCATAATAATCTATATCATTAACTTCAATATTATTACTTATAAATATCATTTTCATACTCGGCATTAGATTTGAATATACTAAATTTGCATTAAATAGCCAAGTTGCAAAACTATGAATAAGTAATGAAACGTTTTTATATTCAGGCATTTTTCTAATAAAATATTTTATTTGAGTTGATAAAGATTTTTTAATATAAAAATGTATTTGTTTATCTGGGTGTGCCGGTACTCTTGTTATAGTCATTGATATAATTTCTTCATCATTTGGTGTTAATATTTCAACTAAATATTTTATACATTTAGAAATATCTTTTTTTTCATCGTTTTCATCTGGTGTTTTCCAATAAAAATCATAACCATCATTCCAATTTTTATTCATAACATCTATTTTAAATTTTTCATCAAATTCATAAGCAAAAGTTCCATTATTGCTATCTGATAAATACTCAACACCTGTAGAATTTTTTAATTGTAATTTTTCTCCACGAACTGAGGTTGGTTCTTGTGAATCATAATAATTTTTTATTATTATAGAACGAGAATTATGATATGGTTCAAGCATATTTTGTAAATATTTTAATTTATTAAAAAAATGTATTATAACAGAATAAAATTCATTTTGAGTTAATTCTATTCCACATAAATTTTGTAATATTATTCTGCCATTAAAACCATCATCATATAAGTTAAATATTTTATAGAATATACTTGAAATATTTAAAGGTCTTTTACATATTACTTCGAGTGGATATTCCAATAATATTTCTTTGGGTGGTATTGATTCGATAAATTTTTTAAATCCTTCCATTTCTTCTTTAAAATATTTTTCTTTATCTTTTGTAATACCTATACCAGAAAGATAAGTATCATTATAATAAAATTCACTAAATTTAGAATTACATACATTCTTCATATAATAATAATCAATATACACTCTAACTATATTGTATAAAAATAATACTAATAAGTATTCACGTTGTGTATCCATTTTAATTTGTCTATATATAGTTTCATCGCGTAATTCTGATAGATTAGTACACTTATATTTAAGATTTTGATAAGATTTAACATTTAAATCTTTTTTTTCCATATAATTAGTTGTATATAAATTTATTTTATTTATTTTATTTTATTTTATTTTATTTTATTTTATTTTATTTTATTTTATTTTATTTTATTTTATTTTATTTTATTTTATTTTATTTTATTTTATTTTATTTTATTTTATTTTATTTTATTTTATTT